CACGGTGGTGGAGGCGGTCACGGTGGAGGCGGTCACGGTGGAGGCGGTCACGGTGGAGGCGGTCACGGTGGAGGCGGTCACGGTGGAGGCGGTCACGGTGGCGGCGGTGGTCACGGCGGAGGTGGTCACCATGGTGGAGGAGGCGGTTATAGAACAATCGGTAGCGGGGGTGGCGGTTGGTGGTATCCGACGTATTGGTATTATGCGCCCATCTATCCATGCGTAAAGGATAGCGACTGCTATCCAGGCGTGTGTGGTGAAGCCGGCTTCTGTATCTAAGTCGGTATTTCCGAGAGCGGCTCTTCCTTCATGATGACCGCATTGTTGCATGTCTTGTAAATATAGTTAAAATAATGAACCATTTGTTCTTCCGATAGACCTCTGATAGTATAGTACTTCATCCTATCAAATCCGTATCGGTCAATTAAAAATAGCATGTCTTGCTTGTTCCCATGATTTTCCATGAAGAAAAAGTCGTTACGAGGATTCTCATAAAGTTTTTGGATTTCTTCCAGATTTGCATAGAAAGCATCGGTTCCGATAATGGCGTATTGTGTGTCATAGAACGGCTGATACAGCAGATTGTCGTATGCGGGCTTATAGGACGGGCGCAACCAGACACGTTCGCTGTACCAGATAAGGTGCTCTGCGTCATAGGCTCCGCGCTCCTTCATGACCTTATGAACGTTGTATTTGGCGTAGAATTGCGGCACCAGAAAGTACGGTCCGATGCGATTGATTTCGTGGTTGCGAATGAGACTGAAGTTGCTACCGCCGTCGTTCATGTACTGGATATAACAGATTTTGGGGATCTTGAGGGTCTTCGTCTCCAGGAAGGTGCGCATCAGAATCTCTTGGTCGTCGTTGATTGGAAGGAACTCCGAATAGTTGCCGATTTTGTGTAAGACATCGCTACGCCACATGCGTGGATGGTTCGGTAGCGAGACCAGGTGACTCATCGTAATGTTATTAATTTGCGGTGTGACGTAGACGTTGACCCACTTATCGTTGAACTTTTCATGGTAGTAGCCGCCGTAGCCCTTCGCAATAAAGTCGCCGTAGAAGTGCGTTGTACCGTTTTCATACAGATTGATGGTTTCGCCGTAGACAAATCCGACTTCTGGATTTTTTTCGAACGCGTCGGTCGCCCACTCAAAGAGCTCTGGTACGATTTCGTCGTCGTGGTCCAGTTCAAGTATGTAGGCGCCACGACAGAGGGAGGCGGCTTCATTCTTGACGTTGCCTATGTTGCCGCTGTTTTCAGAACGCTTAAATAGGCGAATCTTTTTGTGATTGCGAAATTTTTCGCGCAGATAGTTGAAATGTTTGTCGTCCGGTGAGTCATCTAGGACGACCCACTCCCAATCAAGAAGGGTTTGTTTTAGGAGGCTATTGAGTGGACGCTCAATCTTGTCGTACGAATTGTAGCATGTTGTGAAGGCTGAAAAGATAGGGCGGGTTTTGGGTCGTGGGTCAATTACATTGTCGATGTAACATGTATTGACGGCTTGTGAAAACTCCTTGAGGTCGGTGAGAACACGCTTGTGAATCCAGCGTTTATGCATACGCGGGGCGATTACCGAAGTCACATCCGCCGTGTATTCGTTTGGCTCAGGTCCGTATGTAACAAGAACAGGATAATTCACATCATATAGTTTGTCCAGTTCTGACTTTTTATTGACGATGATCACTTCACAGTCCATTGATTTATTCTTAAAAAAGGGATCGACAATGGGGGCATACTTGTCATATCGAAATAGAATCACCCGCGGGTACTTTGACATTTGTTCATCTTCACGCGTAATTTTTAGGTGGTTTGAAATAGAGGAGATGGTTAGTTCTACGTTGACCGCGTTTATGACAGTGCTGTCTCTACTATCCACTTCGTTCATGTATCTTGAAATTTTCAAGGTGTGGAGGCGCCAGAGCCACGACGATATCTCGTTTCTGAAGATTTTATTTGGTGTCTTCTCCACTCTCTGCTGGTCGTACTACGGAACCTTGATTAAGAGTCTTCCACTTATTGTAAGCAGTTTTTCAGCCCTTATCGGTTTTCTTTTTATGCTAACATTTAAAGTTACGATACCATCAAAATCAACGAGTGCGTGGCGTTACGTTTAGGAGATATAAAGATATATAAATACGTATATTTATTATGAGTCAAATTGATTCCGAACTCACTCTGTTACGACATCGTATTACGGTACTGGAGGAGCAGAAGCGCGCTGAGCTGTTGGCGCGCGTGCATCCGTTGACTGTGATAAGCAGAATTATTGCTGAACGAACGGCGCGGCTCGATCGGAACAGACACGATAAAGGTTTCCCGATGTCAAGACTCTACGACCAAGAGCAAATAGAAACGCTTGTTCCTATTTATACGTTACTTACTACTATTCAAGAGCGGCTGGACGCTCTCGAAAAGAAGGAATTACCTGTCGGCGGGAAGTGAACTGCGCCTGTTGGCGACACCATACTGTTTTCCCATTTTGTATTTTAATTATCCTTGATGAAATTACTTACATATTCAATCTGTTTAAACTTATCTTCCTTAGTTGAAACGCAGTTTGCGTGATGTAAAATTATATCTTTATTTAAATTTCCTTGTGACCAGTTCCATATGCTACTTGGAAATAATTTCCATTTTATATTATATTTGCGATTATATATCATATCATTAACTATTTCTTGGTCCCATCTATTTGAAGTACATAAAATTTCATACACTTCATTCCAAAACTGTAAAGTTGTTTGATTACAAACAATAGAAATAAACCCAATATTTATACCTGAGTCGTGACGCTCTTTTTGAAAACATATATCATTATTAATCATATTTTCTAAAATAATAGGTATTACAGGTTTATAAAAAATTATGTCTATATCTGAAATAATAATAATATCATCTATATTTTGTTTTATAGCGTCTATAATCATTTCTGTTTTAAATTTCCAAATATCTACTCCAGATCCAGGTTTAGTTCTATCAATATTTATATTTTTCACAAGTTTAAATCGCTTATCAAATTCTTCTTTAAATGATAATTCAAATCTTGTTTTCATGTCTAAAAAAGTATCATCTGAAAAGTAAAATATCTTCATTTATATATAAAGGAAGATATTATATAGATGGGCGTTTTACGCGGTCTATTATTTGCTACCGCTGCATTCGGGGGCATCCTTACTATGTGTAGAGGAATTATACACGCTTACGGGTGCTACGCTTTCTTGTTTGGCGCTTTCTTTTACGGGTGCCGCCCGCCTGATTTGTATTTTTAGCGCTCTTTTGCCACCATTTAGGCTTATAGCTCTTAATCAGTTTCTGTAATTCGACTTTATCGGTCATTTTATCAGCTGTTTTACCGTCATTTGTCGGCTCTTTAGCGAGTGCTGGATTTCTATCCAGCAAAAGTCCGGCTACTGCGAGGTAGCGCACCTTTGCACCTTCATTATCAGGCTGGTAATACATGGAAGACTGCGCAACCTTGTGTAGAGGGGTGTATTTTGAATTATCAAATACCATCGTTTTTACAAACGGGCGTTCTAAGAGCTGCTTTACAAATTCAGGGTTCAGGGCGGCTGCTGCGACGTGAAGTAGTGAGCCGCCTTGTCCACATATACCATTCAGCTTCTCTGAAACATTATTGGCTGCGAGCGCCTGTGATATTTTTGCGGGGTCAAACTCATTTTTTGCTATTTCACACAACTGGTCAATAAGCATATCTTGCTCTTCTTGGGTTAGCTGGGATACAAACCGCCGGCTGGGATTCGGTACATATTTGACCCAACCGGGTCCTATCGGTGAACATTCGTCATCGGAGTTTATTTGCATATTTTTGAAAATATTATAGATGACGTCTGGAGTCATATTTTGAATAATGGGACCCCTATTATAATACTTGTATTGCTCGGACCAGTCATCAGGAAATCTATCGAGGAGCGTCGCCATGATGCGCACGATTGGACAGGTTTTTTCGTCATGTTCATTTAGATATTCGTACGCCAGTATGTTATAAAATAGACTGCTCATGTCACGCGAAGGCACGTCGCACTTTTTAAAGAGCCGCACCGGGTCTGAATTAAAATGGATGCCCTTGTAGTCCAGGCAGGAGAACCCAAAGTCGATAAGTTTTATACACGGACGCCCATTTATGGTTTTTATCATAATATTGTCCGTTTTGAAGTCGCGGTGGCTGTAGCGATCCTTGCGTTCGAGAATGTCCAGAATCTTCGCAATCTGGACGATTACGTCGCGCAAAAAAGAGAGTGTTCGGTTCGGCGGCAGCTGCGTCTTTGGGTCGCCTCTGAACGCCTTCTGTAACGTCATGTCCATTCGTTCGGACACCAAATAGATATTTTGGTCATTTTTTCCGATATAATATACACGGGGCACAAAGGGTCCGCTGATGCCGTCGAACTTGTCGTCTTTCGTCTCTTCCGCGCAGATTAGCTGTATCAAAAATTCGATTACGGCATCCTTAAATTCTTCCTCTCTTGCCTCATGTTTAATAGACTTGACGACGACATCCATACCGTCTATCTGCTCGGCAACCTTGTAGGCGGCGCCGAATGACCCGTGTCCCAATTCTTCAGACATTGTGAATGACTTTTCAGTACCATCAAACAGTGTAAATGTCACTTTGTTGCCGTCTGTAAGGGTGGTGTTCGCAATGCTGGGGATAACCTTTTTGGGGACATAGTCCTCGGGCTTATTGATATCCAGAGTCCAGTTGAGTCCGTACGGACGCAAATCGATGGACATTCTATTCTATGAAGATAAATTTGATTTGCTTGCGAGCGGGCTTTTGACAGGTAAAAATGCAGAACGAATTTGATGCGAAATTCTTTGACCAGGCGCGCGCGGCATGGAATGCCAATAAGATACGACGGGGTCCGATGTACTACTACAAATGTGAGGCGACGCAGCGGGATGGTGAGCCGTGCGGGCGGCGGTCTAAACAGGTGGCGGTAGCGGGAGCCCATTTGTGTGGTATTCATTCACGTGGGAAGACTGAAGCGGGGTTAGACGCTAAAAAATTTTAATTTAAAGGTTGTTCAATTAATTTGCCTATACGATGAGTTTTACAACCTATGTTACGACGTGGGGTGCTGTTGATCCGATTACTCAGGTCAAGGACATGATTACGAAGGGGGCGCTCAAGCCTGGCTGCCGTGTTGTGTTGGCGTTTGCGAGTTTTAATTTCAATAGTGCTAGCTATATTCCTGGTCTGAGCGGGATGACGATGGATGGTGTAAAGTCATTTACCAGTCTGGTTCGCGGGGCTGGTGGGCGGGTGAGTTTGTCTATTGGCGGTGCTACGTATCCGTTGGCAGGGTCTGACCTGTATGCGCAGCCGGGTTTTTTGGCGTCCAATATTAATACCGTCTTGATGGCGTGCGGCTTTGACGGTGTGGACTTCGATATTGAGGATTCGAACGCTTCGGTGCCGGCGAATTTTGCGTCTACGGCGGCGTCGCTTATCAACACGCTGCGGTCACTTAACGCGGGGCTATACATTTCGCTAACAACGGCGGCGCAGGCATGGGCGGTGGGTATGTATCAGCAGTCGCTCCTGAACATGACCATTGGCAACTTGAATTGCTGGCAGCCGATGGAGTACGATTTGTGGATTGACAGTGCGAATACGTATGCTGCGCAGGTTCAGTGGGATATTGACTACTACATGAAGAATTGGGGTGTGGCGGCGTCCAAAATTGTGCTGGGACTGATGCCTGGGTCGGACGATATGGCGCACGTGCTGTCGCTTCAGGATGCGCTAAACCTGACGTCGTTTGCGAAAGGGCTAGGGCTACAGGGCGTAATGACATGGGACCTCAATAACGATGCGGCAGGTATTGGAGGTAATGCGCCGTATGCGTATACCATGGGCATGCAGTCGTTGCTGAAGCCGGTTCATTGTCCGGCATGTGCGCGGTTACAGAGGCGCGTCTATATGCTGAGAGCACGTAGTCCCCTACGCACGAGCAGGTAATCGCGTTTAAAATTGATTTCTATCTACGTGTTCTACAGGTGGATAAAAATGTCTGAAATTGTAGACCAACAATATATGTGCGACTCGGACGGCAATGTACGCATGCCTCTACACATGTTCAAGCGCCTTATGAGCAAGGTATCAGAAGCGATGAACTCGTCGCACGAATTGCTGCTTGAAATCAGGGAGCTGCGCAACACATATATTGCTGAATCGAAGGTGGACGGCAGCGCGCTCTTTTCGCTGGAGAAGAAGGCGATCGTGGTGAACGACATATCGTTTGATTTGCTGATGGAGGTTGATGGGATGGTTGCGAAGAGGACGCTGCCGAAGCTTAGCAACCGACTACTACTTGTTGCCAAGCCGCCTTCATGATTTACTTTTTTATACTTTTTTACGTAAAATTGATATGACTTTTTCGCTTAGCAGGGATGTAAAAATGAGCATAACTACTATTGATGAGCTACGTCTGGCTGTCGCGTTTCACCGCGAGGCACTTGCGAAAGCGGAGACGGCGCTGCGGGACCTCGAGGAGCCAATCGAGACACGACCCACAACAAAGGAAGTAATGAAGAAGTGCGTCCTAGATATGGAGAATCGCCTCGCATGGAAGGGCTGCTGGAAGAAGGCTGTTGAGAGAGGCTTGGTGGAGAACGTCCTGGGCATTCTTGACGAGTGTGCTGACTATATCTGCGACGAAGAAGAGAATGGGGCTGAGTTTACCGCCGCGGCTGCGGCACGCTTAGGAAAGAAGGGCAGTCTCCAGCGGCAGAAGTTCTGTCTGCTCCTCATTCAGTACCTCAGGAGTAAGGGTTCCTTTAACGACGGCGCGGGTGACTTTGATGATTTCGAGGATACCGCGGGTGGCTGTGACGAGGTTACACAGGACGCGGCAATGTATCTCATCGATAACCCTGAGTGGAAGGGCTCATTCTAGTCCGGTAAATTTGTTGTATTTACGCCCTCTTGTTTTTGGAATTCTTACGCGTCCTTGAATTTAATTTTTTCTTTGCCTCTTCGTATTTTTTCTGCGCTTTCGCTGTTTTCTTAGCGAGGCGAACGTGCCCTTTTATATTACCAGGATACTTATCGTTACGCGCACCCTCCGCTGCGACTGCCGCGGACCATTCTTTATCTAATTTACGAACTAACGCCTTTAGTTCTTTAACCTGCATTTAAAAAAGAGCAATATTTTAAATGCAGGTTGAAAAACACTGGTCCGATGGGCGGAGATTCAGTGTCCCAACGCACATTGTACGTGCGTCAGTCGCGCCTCTTTGCTGAGGCGCTCGTGCGTATTAGAAATGCCACCTGGAGTTGGGGGCGAAGGACAAGGCTATTGTGAGTCGAGTGCACTACTTTCGAAACCCGCTAGCCCCCCTGACTTTGACTTTGGGGGCGGATGTGACTTCAATTTTTTCACATGCGCGGCTCTTCGATGCCGAATTGCTTTTTCAAGAAGGCATTCAACGTGTGGTGAGCGATGACGAAAACAACCGCGTGGAGAGCCGTGCGCACGTAGACGTTCTTGACAGGGATGGTGAATACGATTCCGGGTACGCACAAGAAGAAGACGATTCCACAAATGAAATTAATCCACATTTTTATATAATTGGAGAAGAAATTACTGGAGCACGGCGCTAAAAAATTGAGTATTGTGTGGCGATGTTTATGTGTGTAAAAATGTCTTGTCCTGGCGATGGTGAATGTTTGGGGCAATCTGGTGATAGGGAGTTTGAGTATGAAAAGCGAACGGATATCAAATGCGAGCACGATTGTCAGCCTATCAAATGCCCTAACTACTTGATTTGTGGGGCGCTTGAGCCACAGCGTATTCTTTGGTGTCATAATAATCTTTGTGTAAATTGTGATGCTTCATGGGGTAAATGGAAGGGAGGAAAGGGAACTCTGAAGTTTACCGAAGATGTGGAATGCCCTATTTGTATGGAAACAAAGACCTGTGTAGAAGGTCTACAATGTGACCATAACGTATGTGTTGATTGCTTCAGGCGTTGTCATAATGGTCAGCATAAGCCTCAGCCGCAATTTCCTTATTCTAGCGAAGTTGAGGATGAATATGATGTTGATCAGGATGCTGAGCGGTGGCGGAACGACCCACTTATTGCGAAGTACAAGGCAGATTGGGTTCAATATGAACTTGATGAGGAGATAACATATCAAAAAGAGGCTTCACTGAGAGTGTGCCCGTTGTGTAGGAAGTAAGTTGACGATTAATCTAACATAATACATTTTTGCTCGATATTAATCTTACCACTTTGAATTTTAGCATTAATGCGTTTCTTTGTTTCTTCATTTCCTAAACATAGTTTACATATCGAATAATATTTTTTATTATTGTATACTGGACTATATGCTAGTATTCCGCAACCTACACACTCTAAATCTTGGCGCCAGCCCTGTTGTTGTCCTGCGCGATGGTCCAAGGGTGGAATTTTTCCAAGTAGTGTATAATCTTCTTCTGACATAACATAGGTATCATCTTTAACTTCTTCACCGGCATACAGTTTTCGTATATTCCGTTTATATATATCGTCTACAATACATTCAAAACAGACGCGTATGGCGCCTTTCTGAAATTTACCTGTTGACCCATCGTATTGAGGTTCATAGTCTGTCTTTTTACATAGTATACAATGATTGTCTTTTTGATTTTTATCAAAACCAGGAATCAATCTAACCCATGGTTCCCTGTAACAAAACGACCCATAACATTTTCGGTCCAAATCAGTTCTAATACAGCGTATCAAAATAAGCCCTCCTTCTACGTATACATCTTCGCCTGTTGCTCCTAATCTTTCAGTCACCTCCTCTATAAATTTTCGTGCATCTATTTCAAACCACGGCTCAGGGCGCTGAGTTGTAGTTGTATGAGTATTCTTAATTTCAAATATATATCGTGGCATTCCATCGTTGACTATCGCAACATCTGCGACCCATCTCTTTTGTGGATCTCTATATTCTAGAATTACTTCATCCCCACTTTTGTACTTGACGGACGGTTTATCTGTAAATGCGTAATCTCCACCACACTCTTTGCCGTAGTTCGACTTATAATTACAACACCATGTGAATCGCAGTGGCTTCTTTTCATTGAGGAGTTTTGCTAAGAGAAGTTTTGCATCCTTGTGAATCTGAGCCTCGGATGGGTGCTCGTAATAACTACAAGTTGTCGTTTGGGCGTAGTGAGCGAAATGGGCTACGCGAATCTCACCTTTTCGCAGGATAACTTTCTTATCGCAGTCAAGACATTTGTAGGCGTGTCCTTTTAATGCTTGAAATGGTGGTGTGTATACGTTTGTTTCGGTGTCTATTGCGCCCAGGCGGTACTTTTCGGACATTGGAAAGGATTAAAGAATTAGACTGTATAAATCAAATTTTTAGAAAATATTGCCGCGAAATAAAACCCACATAACTAGAGGAAATGGACCCTATAAACGAAATAGGGCTAGAAGAGTACATGAATTGTGTGCTAGTACAAGGAGATGTACGACCGGCTTTTTTGATACAGCCAGCCGACTATAGCGAAGCCACTAGCAACGACCCTAAAACGGCGGCGAAGGTTGCCGCGATACGGCGTTTCTTTCCCGACATGATTATTTCAAATATAGGCGGTGAGGCGCTGGTATCGAAGCGCGCTTGGACGGAGGCGGAGTTTAAGAAAAACCAGGACATGGGCGACGCGCTAGGGTATCCGTGCGCCGCCGAATACGAGTATACACTGACGCACAAAGATGAACCGGTTGTGGTTATACAGGTCGTTGTTGCCATGGAGGACGGGGCACGGTTACAGATTATGGCAAACGCCTGTAAGGATGCCGCCAAGTTTGACCGGTTTGTTGCGTTGGCTGGCGCGGCGGAGAGGGCGTTGAAAGCGGATGCGCGGCTTAAGGTTGCGTCGGTTACAGCGGAGAAGGCGGTAACCGTGCCGGTGAAATACATTTTACAAAAACTTATACGCGGGGAGGCGTTAAACGATGATGAAGAGGGTGGTCTACGCAATGAGATATGGAACATGGGGTGGGAGGATGGGGATGCCATGAGTGAGTATAAGTACGAATTTAACAATCCGGTCCATCGCGGAATCCTTATGATGCTGATGACGTACGCGAAGGAGGACCCGATGGAGCCGTTTTATCCGTTGCAGCGGCATGCGGAGCATCGCGAGGTTACTGTGCGGATGCGGCGCTGGAGCAGGGAGCTGCGGCGGGTTTTGAATGAGAGTCGGCTTGCGGTGGGTGGGCGGCGAACCCGTAAGGCGCGGCGCTAAATTTGGGTTTAATTTCATATGTGTTTTGGATAGACACATATGAAAATATGGACTGGATGTTTAGATGTGTCGTATTTTGCGTGTGCGGCGACCACCCTGCGTTGGCTTTACGCATTTGTAAGTTGGTGCCATACGTATCTTCGCGTATAAATACCCACTCTCTGAAGAATCATCGTCAGCATGGGAATGACCATCTGCTCCCGAATGACCAGAGAATACGTGAAAAAAAATCTACAGTATAAATATAAAATGTCCTCGGCTTTTCGTTCATTAGGTGTAAAAAAGGAAGCCTTGACCCGATTTATTAAAGCCGATAGTCTATGCTACGAGCCCGATGTGGATCCTATTTCATTGTTTCCCTTTACCTACAATAGCGGAGTCTTAGATATTACGTATGAGGGTAATGACTTTAAGGCTGTAATGGTGGATATATCCGGTGTAGATCCTTATAACGGGGAATCAAATCTCGCGGTTCGAATTATGGGCGGACCTTATTTGGTGACTTCTTTAGGGAGCAAGTTTAAGGCATATATTCGTTCTTGGCGCGCGGCAACCATTGACGCCGGTTCCCCTATTGAAGTCGATGTTCCAGCTCAGGTATTAAAGATACAAGGTGCTGTGCAAGACTTAGTTAATTCTACTCAAGATGATAACTGGCGCATAAGTACTCAACGTCCTGAAAGCGATAACTACATTACTGGTAATGCTTTGGACGGATTTAAAACTACCTATGTTTTCAAAACACCCCTTACATTTACGATTAAAGAATCCGGAGTAACCCAGTATATCGTATTCAGGACTATGTTTGACCAGGAGTAAATATTTACAGAGGCAATCTTGTATAGAGCGCGGACGCGGCAGATCCGCAAAAATTGATGCGGCGCGCCCTATTATCTATACATTCAATAAAAATGTCGACCATTGAATTTGATGCCGATGCTGTTGCTGCGTGGGTTGAGCTCTGTAAGCAGGAGGGGGAGATGCGTCGCAGCGGAGCATCTGAACATGAGCTTACCGCGATGCGCTGGCGTATTATTACAGGGATGGCTGCGCTGCTGCCCAACATGAATGCGGCGGAGCAGGAGAATCTGGTGTCGTTTCTGCTACGCGCACAGGCTGAGCCGCCTGTGGAGGCGACAGATCCTACGCCTGTCGTGGCAGTGGAGGAGAAGGACTAAAATCATTCAAATTTGAAAGTAAAATGTTTTTACATCTTGGTTTCAAAATGCGTCTGCTTCTAGTTCCTTGGCTTATCGTTGCCGCGGCTGGACAGAATACGACTCTTACGAACATCGTTGTTAACGCGCTTGAGAGAACGGTGACTGTGCCTGTCTATTATCTGGTTGCGGTGGGCTGCGTTGTGTTTGTGCTGCTGCTGATTATTGGGTGTTATTGCTACTGTCGGCGTGGGGCTCGAGCGCGGCAGCAAGTGTATGCACAGGCGCAAGCGGGACCGCTTGTGATAAGACGGCGACAGCCAGTGTCGTAAAATTGAAAAGATAAATACGTCTGAAGATTTTTTAAGAAACACTATAACATGTCGCTAACTATTTCAGAACTCATCGAAAAGATGGAGCCCATTGTGGGTAAGAAGCAGACCCTGGCGATTACGACTAATAAGGGTCTACCAGGTCTCTTGCTGGAGACTCTTACGGGCATTCCGCATACATCGAACTGTCTTGACTGCTCTGACGGAGAACTCAAGACATTTCCTGTTAAGAGGCTGCGCAACGGTCAGTTGGTGCCGAAGGAGACGGTCGCCGTAACCATGCTCTCTGTCGACGACCTGCGAACGTGCGACTTTGAGCAGTCCAAGTGTTTTAAGAAGATGAGTCGTATGCTCATGGTCCCCTATTACAGGGAGGGGGACCAGATTCAGTTTATGGCACCGCGGCTAATCGACTTGTCGCTCCTTGAGTTTGCCGCGCTGCGTTCTGCGCTCAAAAATGACTATGACGCGATTCGCACGGCGTTTCTTGCTGATGGAACGTTGACAAGTACGACAGGGGCGCTTCTTCAGAATAGGACGAAGGGCGCCGGTCACGGCTCCACATCGCGCGCCTACTATTTGCGCCCAGAGTTTATGAAGAAGAACGTCCCCCTCAATTTGTAATCAGAACCTCGTTTGTTTTCGCCTCAGGCGACTTAGAATTAATCGCGCGCCGTGCGCTCACAATTTTTGTGTTGTACGGCGCTGGAAACGCCGCTCTGACCAGCGGTACATCGGCGTTGCTCATTAGGAAACGGGTATTCAGTGACTTGATACGCGTGAACAGCAAATTGTGCACCTCTAGGTCGAAGCCGTCTGCTGTATAGGAGACAAACGAAGTTGCGTTTTCAGGGGCGTACGGCGGGTCTAGATAGACGAAATCGTCGGCTGTGATTTCGTGACTCAGCGCGGCGGCGAACGGCTGCGTCGTAAAGATAACGTTCTTGATTAGATTGCTCACCGTGTGGATGTGTTGCTCATCCAGAATAGTGGGATTTTTGTAGTTGCCGTACGGCACATTGAAGCCGTTCGGTCCCTCACGATAGACGCCACGGAAGCACGTCTTGTTCATAAAGAGGACTGCCGCACTGGCGCTTGGTTTGCTGCGCTCTGTCACGGGAAGAGCGTTAAATCGGGTGCGCGTCCAGAAATAATAGGACTCTGGGCTGGACAGCGCCTCTTCCAGAGTTTGCGGCTTGCGATTCACTGTCGTGCCGGTGGCTTTGGCGAACTCGGTTGAGAGACGATTGACCTCTGCGATAAGCTCAGCGGGTTTGGACTTGATGTTGTTGTATAGGTTGATGAGGTTCGCGTTGATGTCGCTTGCCCTAATAGTCCCTGTAACAGTAATACGACCGGCACGCACGTAGGATAGAAAGGCTAAGAGGACACTGCCGCCGCCGACAAAGGGCTCGTGATAGGAGCGCATCTTGCTTGGGAACAGCGCCATCACGTCATCGAGTAGTTGCGTCTTTCCGCCGACCCACTTGAGGAAGGGCTTGACGAGTTCGAGCGGCTCTGCTGCTGCTGCCGCTGTTGCCTGTGGCTGTCCGCGGATTTTCTGAATCAGCGGATGATTCTGCTCAATCATCGCATTTAGTTTGTTTTCAAACAGGGTGTCAAAGTTCGGCTTACACGGGTTCTTTCGCGCCTTGTGCTTCGCGAAGACGGCGGCATGTTTTGTTGTGTATCCACATTCGCATGTTTGGATCGGCATCGTTCTATTTTGGTATAATTTATTCAGGGCGATCCGGAAGGGTTCAAATTTCTGCGGATTTATTACAAAATTGAGTGAGGGCGGCTTACAAAATCAGTGAGAATTTATCACCTAAATCTGTGTGTTTATAGTCGGGTCAGTGTGTCCCGGAAACAGAAGAGGATATGTAGTCGAATTTAAAAGCAATGTGTTTTACATCTTGCTTTCAAATTGTGTTTCGCCGTCGCGTATATTTATAAAAATATATTTTTATCCTACTAATAAAGAAATACAAATGGAAAAATCAATATATATAAATGATAGATATGTCGCAAACTATTATCATTTTATGATGTTTATGTTAACCCAATTGCGACTGATTGATTTTATTCCAGAAACTATTTACATAGAACATAAAAACACTGGCTTTGTACTTGAAATATTAAGCTTGCTATTTCCAAATAGTCAAATTATAGATGCCAAACAATGCCCTGAAGGATGTATAACTATGGAAACAGAATTTATTAATAATTTTGATGAGAATGATAAAAATATAAAAGAATATGAATTTCTTATTAATCTATTCAATCCACACATCGATTCATTTATCCCTAAAAAAACATACAGTAAAAAGATATATATTTCTCGATGCGATACTCTACGAAGACCGCTAGAAAATGAAGCCGAAATTGTCCAATTGCTCGCCGAAAACGGTTTCGAGTGTATAGTATTATCAAAATTATCCCAGATAGAAGCGATGTATATTTTTAGAAATGCAGATATTATAGTTAGCGGACATGGTGCTAATCTAACAAACCTTATATTTTGTAAACCAGGAACAAAAGTTGTTGAAATAACCACCACTCTATGGGCTAATCTGTGGAAAAATTATATATTACAGCCTCTGGACCTTGCACATATTTTCTTTACCGATACAACTATATTGAATACTAATTGTCCAGAACAAGAATGCCCTTTTCGTATTAATAATCCAAACGAACTGTTAAATTATATTTAATGCGCTCGAACGCCGCGCTCTATGCTTACGCGTACCACCCTTTTTACACGCTTTGCCTACACAGCGGGTTTGGTTTACAGGTTTGGTGCCGATAAGCGCCTCTAGTGCCTCTATCTGTGTTTGCTTTGTTAAGGGGACTTTGAAAAAGTTGCGCGTCGCAGTCTGTACCTGCTCTTCGTCAAGTCCGATTTGCGCCATTTCGTCGTGAGTGAGGGTGCGAGCGGCTTTCGAGGTCCATGCGGCAAAATGGTTCGAGATCAGTGAAAACTTGCCGCCTAAATCAGTCTCTTTATAATCGGGTCCGTGTGGACCCGGTCTTTGGGCACCGGTTTTGTCGTATTGACAATTTCCTTCAAAAAATTCGGTGGTACAGATCTTACCGGGCGCTTTTACAGCGCACCACTCTTCGTAGTCTAACATACCAACCGTCTCTGTAATTTTAAAAAGATAGGCGGCTTTGTAAAATCGGTCTTCGCCTTTGCCGGTCAACTTGATGTGCTGGAGCGCAACGAGCGCAAGGACGTAGTCGCCGACTTTGGCGGACTTTCGAATTCCTGGCTTACAAATTGTAAGGGTTAGGAAACCGTTTGATATGTGTGGCGCGGTACCTGCGTCGGTTACAATTCTGTAGACGAAGAGTTGCGGCATCCCTACAATTTAACGAATAAATTGTGCGCCTGGTATTGGAAAGGCACGGCGCTCTGGTTTAATAAGAGTTTTGTTCGGCTGTGTACTGGCGATGTCATAGAATTGAGTGGTGAGTTCACGCACAAACAGACTACATTTGGTAACAATTTCGGCACCAGCACAATGGCACGGCTCATGGAGGTCTTCACCACAGAGAGCAATGACTTCGTCTGGACCGTAAAGACTCGTGACCAAGTCCCAGTGGGGTAGACCGCGGTGAAGCGACCCGTATACAATAAGGTCATACTGTTTGGTCTCTATTTCTTCGACCGAATACGGGTGCGGTTTCATTGCGGCGGGTAGAATCTTTGTATACGTAAACCCCATGCCATATAGGTTGTCGGTGGGTCCGAAGTCGTCATAGATGTGTGGAACAACGATGGATTCAACGCATGCGGCGCCCAGAATCTGTTTCATACCGATGAGTGTTAGGCAGCGCAGATAGTCTGGATTGGGGTCTGTGTGTAGAAACAGGACGCGCTTTGGTTTCGGACACCCTACCGTGTCAAATACGTATTGTGCGGTGGCGCGGCACGTCAAGTGCTGGCGCGTGTAGTCCAGGAGCGGCTGTAAGAATTGTTCGGGTTTTTGTGAGGTTGCGGCTTTCTTAATAAGGTCCTTGGGAAAATAGGATAGAATTGTGTCCGGGCATTCAGGCAATTCCTCAAACCAGGGGATACAGCCGTTTGCTAATATCTCATAATGACGGAGCGTATCCCACCCGCCCTTCTTAACAGTTTTACCGAAAATCGCCTGTTTATAGTCATTGTAGTAGTCTTGTTCGGTTTTAAAAATATAGGTTTTCAAGTCACCAGGGACGATGTGACCGAATCGTTTCGTCTTTGGCGGCGTTGCTGGCACAATTTTGGATTCAGGAATGGAAAACGAAATTGGGTAGACGCGCATTGGTTTTAATGGTTGGGATGGATTTAAGCGGCTGAAAAAATGGAGTCATGATAGAAAATGAGTGGCGTGACGATTGATTGTCCCGATAGTCAGTTATATGAGAGTATTATGCAGAAGGCAAAAAGACGTGGGTTTGAGGTGGAGGAGGTCGGACCTCTCAAAGTTCTGGTGCGTTCGCCAAAAGCCGGCGCCTTAGCGGCGTGGGTGAAGCGCCACGAAAGAAGAGGATATGTGACGATGGGGAAGGCGGGTCCGTTTAAGACCTATATGAAGGCGGGCGCCGCCGCTAAACTGAATGCGCACGATACAACGAGCGCGAAGGTTAATACACCGCGTTCATGGTTCACAGGGACCGAATATGCCAGCATATACGGATTTCCCGCACCCGATCCTTCGGCAAAAATTGTGGTTGGCGTCGTGTCGTTCGGTGGCGGACTTGTAGGGACTGTCGATGCGAACGGCATTCTGACCAGTGGCGACGTTCAATCCTACTGGTCGTACCTCGGCATACCTAGCGGCTCGATGCCGAAGGTTAAAATAGTGGGTGTTGCCGGTGCTACGAATTCACCGAATCCCAATGACGGGGCGACAGGTGAGAACACGCTGGACGTTCAGATGATTGGTGCCTGCTGTCCGAGCCCTGCGCTAACCATTATATTGTATATCATACCTAATACACTTGATAACTTTGCCACGCTGTTTAACTATATGCTAAATACACCAGTCACGGTTGGTGGCGAGTCAGTTACGCCCGACATTATATCTGTCTCTTGGGGCTTAGCTGAAATCTACTATAGTACGGCACAACTGAACGCCATCAATAGTTTGTTGGCTACGGCGGCTACACGGGGTATTCCGGTGACCGTGGCGACAGGCGATTACGGTTCAAATAACGGAGTGGGTGGTACCGGAGCCTATGCGGATTTTCCATCCTCTTCACCAAACGTCATTGCATGCGGTGGTACAAACTTAGTGTGCCCTAACTATGCGTATGACGGGTCGACAGTTGAACGAGCATGGAGTAGTGGTGGTGGTGCGGTGAGTGCGGCGTTTTCGAAGCCCTCGTATCAGGCGGCGTTGAGCGGTTCGTTTCGCAGAACACCCGATATCGCGTTGAACGCTGACCCGGCGACAGGAACTTTATTCATAGTGGGTGGACAATACGTTGTTTACGGCGGAACAAGTGTTGCTGCGCCCGCTATGGCGGGCTACTTGGCGGCGATTCGCGGGAAGGTGTTTGTGACCCCACGGCTATACGCTGGCGGCTCTTCTTGCTTTAATGACATCGTGTCAGGCACAAACGGTGCGTTTACAGCAGTGGCAGGATACGATAATTGTACTGGACTGGGTAGTATTCGCGGCGGCACCCTTGCGACAGCAATTAGCAGCGGTGGTGGTGCCGTCGCTGGTGTCTCTCTAAACGCATCGACGACGAGTCTGCGCCCTGGTGGGACGTTTCAAGCGGTTGCTACGCTCAATCCCCTTGCACCCACAAATCCTGCTGTAACCTGGTCTTCAAATAATACTGGAGTCGGGACTGTCAACAGCTCAGGTCTTGTCAGCGGTGTAGCGAACGGGAGCGCAACAATTACGGTGACAACTGCAGATGGCGGCTTCACGGCGACTCTTGCCGTCACAGTAACAACTGCCGTAAGTAGCGTTTCCCTCAATGCGGCGTCACCACGCGTAGCGGTTGGCGGCACGTATCAGTTGGTTGCGACGGTTTTGCCGAGTGGCGCTTCAAATAAGGCGGTGACCTGGACGAGTGCGACGCCGGCAGTGGCGACGGTATCTGCCGGCGGACTTGTCACAGGTGTCAGCGCGGGAACCGCGCGCATTACGGTGCGCACTACGGACGGTGGATTTACGGCTGTTTCAACGGTCACTGTGTTTGTGGCTGTAACGGGTGTGACTTTGAATCGCACGACGCTTGCTTTGAGGAAGGGTGCGACGAGCACATTAAGTGCAACGGTTGTACCGAGTGGCGCAGGAAATAAAAATGTGACGTGGAGCAGCAACAATACCGCCATAGCAACAGTAGGCTCAAATGGACTTGTTACAGCGAAACGCGTGACAGGTTCTTGTGTGATTACGGTTAGAACGACGGATGGCGGCTTCACGGCGACTTGCGCGGTGTCGGTTTCTTAATGAGGTAGTATGACCATAGGATGCGTTTTATCGCTTCTAACGCCAACGCTGTTGATAGATGTTTATGCGGGGGCTTGTGTGCGGGCGCCATGTAGAGCGAATTTGTCTGAAGGCGCCAGTCTTCGAGCCATGTGTTGAAATCGTTCGTGAGACGCTGTCTAAGCCGCCTGCTCATTGCGCCGCGCAGAATGATGTTGCCACCGCTTTCTGTTGTATAGAGACCGGCTCTTTTCTCATCTGTATCGTCGCGCTGTAGACGCAATTGTATGACGGACTCGTTACGTGTTACCGGTGACGACTCTAGACTGGAGTCTGTACAGCGCACTTCGATGCGCTTTGTCGGCTTTTCACTGAACATCTTTGTGAATTCGTATTCACCTGGAAGAAACTGATAGTTGTGATTGACGATGGTTAGAATGCGCTGCTCCGAGGATGGCAGAAAGTTTATGAGCCAATCCTCTTCCGCCTTGTGTTGCTGACCAATATAGAATGTGCGTAACACAAAATGCAGTACTAGAATTTGTTGCCCTACACGGAGCTGCTCAGACACATTGAAACGCAATGGTTTGAACAGAGTAAAGAATTCCTTGCGGCGGGCGCGTTCCGAGTCACGTGTGCCGACCAGAAACGAAAGGGGTACGACAATGATGCCTCCCAGGGGTGAACTCTTAATGAGTGACCTGACGAATACCTTATACAAATTGTCGAGACCGAGCTGTTGAAAGATAGGATTATCTGGTTCCTCTGAACGGGGTGTCCAGGGTGGGTCGGCTATCACATAGGATCCTGCGTAATTCGGTCTGTTTGCGATACAGTCTTTTCGAAAGACGCGCGGCTGCTTTGGGTCCTTATCGTAGCCAACTGTGATGTAGCCTTCACCAAGCCACTTCAGGAGGGCGCCGTCGCGGGCGAACGGGTCTATGACCATGGCGCCTTTGGGTGGACGCTCAATACCTTCAAAGAGGGTCTCGTAGGGCGTCATTTGTGCCTGCGGGTAGGACTGTTGTTGAGGGCTCAATTTTAGGGCTACTTAAATAGATTCGTTGCTAGAATTTTTAGCGATGCGTTTAGCGTATTATACCGCCTTTTTTGGCGACAATAACAGTTGGGTAAATATTATACCACCGCTCTTTTCAAATGTCCATGATTGTTACTTTTTCACCAACAATCAGGACATGTACGATCGCCTCAGCGGCACCAAATGGAAGCGTGTATTTCTTGACATAGAGATTAAGGCAGACTATCAGTTGAGTTCAATGGATTCTAAAGAACTTAAATTGTGTCCACATCGATTTGAAGAGTTGTGCGGGTATGAATTTACCTGCTGGCTGGACTCCACGCTGATTGCGTACGATGACCTGATTTGTGATCTTCTAGATGAACACAACGGATGTGACGTGGTCATGACGCGTCATCCTTCTGATTTTAAGTCTGTGTGGGACGAATATTATGGCGCGATTGCCTTACAGAAGCATCAAATAAATAGACACCGCTACGCTGCGTACATTGAGTCACGGCTTAGCAGAGGATATGTGGCAGAAACCGACTGTTTTCATTGTACCGGATTTATTCTGCGTAGAATGTGTGAGTCAGTTGTGGCAATGTGTGATCTCTGGTTAGAGGAGGTCAAGGAGGGTGGTATTAATTGTCAAATCATATTCCATTTTGTAAAGCAGATGTACGGAAAACCGGTACTGGGGCTGGATTTTTACAAGTATTGGGACTATAATCAGCCTGGCGTTGTATATAAATATCCTATACGCGCGGACGGGTCTGTGGATACATGGTAGCTCTTATGATAATGTGAACCCTATACCGGCGCCGATGCCGCAGAGAATAGTGCCCCAGAGCGTATCGATGAGAGCCATTTCTGTGGTCCAGCCCTTGAGAGAGGCTAAATTTGTGAGGTCATAGAGGCCGTACATGGCGGCGCCCAGGAGCGCACCACGCTTGACCGCATCACGTTGCGTGCGCGCCGGGTCTACTGCAAAAAAGAGCACAGCGGCGGGAATCAGGACATAAATGAGTGCGGCGGGAACGGGTCTCAGAGAGACAGCGGAGCCCTGGACGGATTTGATGAGGTCGGCATGATAGGCGCCACGAAAGGTTAACCAGACAAGGTCCATCGCGAGCATGACGGCAGCTAGTATGATGAATCGCTTTAGCATCTTATCATGCGTCTAGGTTTTCTGCCCACGCTGGGGTCGGTAAGGTATTTGAGACTAATTTCGCGGACTAGGTCACGGGGAAACCACAAGTCGCTGGGGGTGGAGCCGGTTAAGCCGCGTTCGTACTGACGGCGCTCGCGCAGAGTGACTCGGGTTGCGAGCTCCTTCTTCTGCTTTGGCGTGAGTGCCGAGAGCCGGTAAAACGTAAAGGATTGACCTATATTGTCCGCGGGTCCAAATATACGCCAATAGCAGCCTTTTGGGCTCTGCTCTTCTGTTCCGTAGTAATACGTATAGCCTGTCGCATCTTGGTAGTACGTATTATGAAAACACATCATGTTGTAGTCGGCTTCATTTTGGTAGTATCGGGTAAAAGTGCCGCGGAATCGCGCCTGTATGCCTCTATGTCTATTTGAAAACGCGTAGTACTGCTCGCCTGGAACGAGGTTCCAGATATCGATTTTGGCTCCGATGGGTTGCTGCATTTTGTTTAGGTTGTTTAATGGCGGGGCTTAGATTTCAATTTTATTCTTTACATGAATGCGGCGCGTGCATATCAATTTTTAGATACTTAAAAGTGGTGCGTGCGAAATACATAATGGATGTCCTACAACTGGAAGGCTTCGGCTCCGATATCAAAAATACGGTGTCGCTAGTGTTGTGCGACTCTGCAACACATCTCTGGCTTCCGTACGAATTTATGAGTTGTCAGCCGGCTACGCGTGTGTTTTTATATGGCGAGCATACGGCGGGGACACGGGGGCTGATTGCGGCGGAGGGCTGGAGCATGTCGCTGTGTATGGTTGGACCCGTGGGCGCGCGCTCGTGGTCTCTGTTGGCATCGATGATGCGACACATGGTGGGTCCTGTTTTACTGGTCGTGGCGCCGGATGTAATGATACCGGCGGCGTTTCTGCCGCATATTGGTGCTGAAACCACTACGGTGGTGTTTCGCTGGCTCTCCGAGGTCTCTACGTTAAGCGGGCTGCCCGTTACGAGTGTGTTTTTTCCGCTGGCGATTCAGGCAACACAGATAACAGCGGTTCAGCGCGCTCTATGGAAAGGAAAGGCGCTGCGGACAAGCGACACAAATCTAAACCTGGTGGTTCAGGAGACGCGGCCGCAGGGTCTTTGTTTAGTGTCGACTGTGCTGGAGGACGAAGTCGTGTCGCTCTCGTGGTATCGGCAATTGGATTCGGACCAGCTGGTTGTGGACGAGCGACGCAACCTGTTGGCGCTCTGGCTGGGCGCAATCAGTGAACGGATTATACAGCTGATGAAAAAGGAGTAGCACTGAGGCTTTTTGTATATGTACAATATGATATTGTTCGTATACTAAAAACGGGGACTAATTTACCAGAAGCGGCGGCTGGTAGCACGGCGACCACCCTTGGCGCCGTTCGCCTTCTTGGCGCGCTTGGTGTTCCAGGCGCGCTTGGCGGCGTTCGTGCGCTTGGCGTGCATGGCACGGGTCATCATGCGGTTAACGCGGGTCTTGCGGGCAGTGCCATTCTTCTTGAGCGCGGGCATTTTATACTTGGGGTGGCGAAAATAAACGCAAGGACTTGTTTGGACAAACCGGGGACTTCAGTTCTGTGACTAAAAAGCACGGAACTAAACAAAATGCTGCTGGATTTTATATTTACCAGTAGCGGCGGCGACCGCCGGCTGCCGGCTTGGGGGTGCGGCGAGTGGTCCACGCCTTGAGCGCGGCGTTGTGACGCTTCTTGTGGTTGGCGCGAGTCATCATGCGGCGACCTGTGGGGGCAGCCTTCTTGGTGGCAGCGCGGGGGCTGCCCTTCTTGAAGAGCTTGAACTCACCCTTCTTGGCAACGAAGCCAGCAGCGCGGAGGCGCTGGATAGCCTTCAAGCCAGCAGCGTGCTGCTTCTTGGAGACGATGCGACCCTTAGCCGTCTTCATCAAGTCCTCCTTCTTTAGTCCGCCCGCTGTGCGTGTCGCAGTTCCGTGGTACACCTGAGCCTTTGAACCAACCGTCATGTTTTCTACATGGGATCTAGGTATTTTTCAAGGAACGTCGGGGGCTTCGCTTGGTTGAGCTCGGCGGAGGGGACCACTTTCTGCTCGTACCACTCCATGAACATTTCGAGGTCGTGGGTTGGCTCGAGCTGCTTCGCGCGCGCCTTGCCGCGATTCGCATATTCATCATAAAACGATTTGTCCGTTGACAACCGGCGAATCAAACGAACCCATTCCTTGATGTCGTGGCGCTCCACGAACAGGGCGGCATCTTCACAGCATTCGCGTAAGCCGGGAGTGGGGGCGGCGACGACTGGGATGCCCGATGACATCGCCTCTACAGCGGTTCGCCCCCACGTTTCGTCCTTGGACGGCATAATGAGGATTTTCGTAACGGCGTAGACCTCCTTGATACGCGGAGTGTTGTTTATATACGTAATGTTTTCGACGGTATGGTCTTCTATCTGCTTCCAGTAAGAGCCGCGCACTCCCAGGAAATCTAATTCGGGTGCCGCCTTGGCGATTTGAATGAGAATTTGTCCACCCTTGTTTTCGTTAAGATTGGAGAGCGTGATGTAGCGCGGGCTTGGCTTCTGTACTTCATATTCACGCCAGTCCACGGGTGGTCTTAAAATGTGGATTCTATTTTCGCTAACGTCATTGAAGGAGTCCATCAATGAAGTACTGTTGAAGACGCCCCAGTGACGCGGGTTTTGTTTGGGAATACCCTCTTTGTTTGCATTTGAGGTGTAGGTTCCGCCGTGAAACCAGTCAACAAAGGCGGAGCCGTAGGCGCGACTCAGATTCATACAACGGCTCCTAAATGAATGTGTACCGAGCGCGTGCGTATGTTTCATTAAAGAATGGAGGAGGACGCGGTCGTTCAAGTCGAACATGTGAACCCCCTCATAGATGCGGTTTGGGTAACCGGGAACACCCACCCACACTTCGTGTCCCTTCTGTACAAGAGTTTTGTTGACAGTGTGTGCGCAGACCTCTGACCCTGCGTTCCAGAACGGAACGTATGCGTGTAACAACATGACGGAGCGGGACTTACCCTGCGGTCTGTGGGCGGCTTTTTCGGCACTGTATTTGAGCCAGAGGTCGAAATTGGTTAACGACCTTGTGTCCTTATCTATGACCACTGCGTTGGACATCTTCGCATCATACAAAAGTACGATGGTTGCCGCGGTGAAAAGAATTATCATACCCCAAAAAAGATATTTTTCATTCTTCATTCCCCCCTATCTTGGGTGGCGATCTTTCGGTACCACTGTATGAACCAGACGATATGCGTTAGGAGCATTGTTGAGGCGATTGTACTATAGGTCTGCCCCAGGGGTGCGACTTCGCTAATCATATAGGCGTTCATCAGTAGGCGAAACGTAATAAAGGTCGCGGCGAATGCCGGCTTGTAGTTATACGCGGGATACAGCTTATGAATGTCCAAGATGAACGTGGGGATTTCAAAGGGGAGACAGAGGAAAATTAGATTGGACTGTTTTTTGTGTAGAAGGAAGACGGCGAGACCCACATAGACACTGTGGTGAATGTAGCCGGTCACCAGATGTAGACCGCGGTCCAGATGTCCTAGGAAGAGGTCCGTGGCGAAATAGGAGCCCACGTAGGCGGCGAGCCACGTTTGCTCAGGCTGCGCGAGAAGATACTGGGGTGAGTACTGGATTGTAGAGAAGGTGACGATGGCGAGGAAAGAGAGAAAGGCGGCATTGGAGGCGGAGAACATGGCACGCGCCTTGCGTGCATCGTAGTCGGTTTGGTGAAGAAAGTAGTTGTATGCGAGAAGAAGTGGTGCTATCATCTTGTTGTTTCATAATGAGCGTGTGCTTAATTGCTTTTCTGTAAAAATTGAAACGACGCGTTTCAGTTTTTCCGATGTTAAGAAGGTGTAAAAAATGACAATTTCATATGTTAAAAATGACGAAGGTCACTTTGTTTGCCAGCACAAGGGGTGTGGTCAGGTGTTCGAGAAGCAGAACACTATGTACTATCACGTCAAGCGCCACGCAGCCGATGAGCAGAAGACCTTCGCCTACGAGTGTACGGATTGCGGAAAGGGTTTCATTCAGAAGTCAGCCTACCTTCATCACATGGCGGCGCTTCACCCCAACATTGAGGATGTTACGCTCGATGAGAAGACGACGATGAAGAACCCTTACATTGGGCAGGAGTATAAGTGCCCCTGCTGTGATAACGTTACACGGACGAAGGCAAATGCGCTCGTCCACTATGCTCGGCTCCACGCAAAGGACTGGATTCCGAGCTACGACAAGGAGAAGGGGTGCACGGAGTGTGACAAGAAGTTTAGCTCTATTGCCGCATACCTTTACCATTGTACGGGGTGTGTACCGGCGACGCGTAAGCACAAGAATCTTATTGCGCAGCTGATTAAGGGCTAAGCGTGTGTAAACTCGCGTACAAGCGTTAAGCTATGGTAGCCGAAGGCGGAGAAACCCAGGAGGAGCAGCATCTCAAAATACTTGCGATTGGCTGTTTTTCCATAGTAGCCGGTTACGATGAGGAGAGGGGCGACCAGGAAAACGTGAATGTAGTTAATCCACGGGCTCTGTCCCGCCTGTATCTTGGTGTAGGCTTTGTAGGCATGGTAGCCGAGGATTACGACGCCGATGGCTAAGAGGGTGCTGAAGACGGCATCGGGAACCTGCTCACGTGCCAAGCCCACGTATAAGATGAAGGGGGCGATAAGGAGTGAGTGTAAGAGGGCTAACTGTGTGTGAACGTTCATTCTATCATAGGCGGTGGAAAAAGAAGTCCCGGATGCGGTTTTTGAGCGGGCTCATTGTCTTTGCTAAACAAAAGACAGTATGGGTAACGCTGAATCTGTTGCGAGTGGTGGCGGAGACCGTCCTGGTCCGTTAGTTGAGGAGGGGCGACGGCTTGTGGGCATGGGGTTTCACGAGGGGGCGGTTGCGAAGTTTCGGCGGGCGTACGAATTGTATAAGGAGAGTGGCTCTACGTGCGCGGCGGGGGCGGCTTTAGCGGCGGCGGCGGAGGCGGGACTGATGATGCCTGCGCCGAACTATGAATTGGCGGCGGCGGGATTTGAGGAGGCGGGGCGGCTTTTGGCGGCGAACGAAATTACAGCTTTCGTGGCGCCCGCCTGTTTCGCGAACAGTCTTTTTTGTCTGTTGGCGGCGGGGCGGGGTAAGACGGCTTACGCTAAGCTAGAGGAGTTTGAGCAGATTGACATTTCATTTGTCACTATCCTTGAAGGTGTTGCGGCGCGCAAAATTGTGACTTGTTTTACGGGTGGCGGAAAAGCGGAGACGCGCGATTGTGTTGAGGGATTTAAGTATGCGAATTCAGGCATGCCGGCGTGGCGCACGGCTCTATTGGATGCGATTGCCGCACGGCTCTAAAAATTGAAGCCTCTGTAGAGGCGGTTGGTCCGATAACAACAACAAAATGTACTCTTGGTCGAGCGCTCTCAGTAATATTCATAGTTCCATGCGGCGAATGGCTCGCGAGTTCCCGATGCCGTCGTCGTGTAGCGATGAGGAGTTGCGGGAGTTTTGGAATGAGTGTATTGAGCGCCACGAGCGTTACGACCGGCACATGTGGAGCGGCGAATTTGACCACGAGGAGTTCTTGGTTCTGGAAAAGCGCTTGGCTGGGCTAGAAGAGCTGCTTGATGATATTAATTATGAATGGTCACGCCGCCCGTGGCTCCAGTGAATTTCCCGGTCCAGATTAGTTATAACTCATACTTTTTGACGCGTGTCGTTTCAAAAAGCGTGATTTTTATATTGTTTATAAGTATAGACATGGCTGACACTCTGGATGAGGAGCTGAAGACGAAGATATTAGAGATGCTCGGTAAAGATGCCGATACCTCTACCTCAGAAGAGGACGGCGGTCTTTTAGCTACAGAAGAGAAGGATAGACCTGATGTACCAAGTAGAGTTAAGGCATTCTACGATTATGCTGAGAAGTTAGATAGCAAAGAAAAAAAAACTCTAAAGGATATCACGGCGTGGAAAGCGCTACTTGACGCAATTAAAATAGTAGTAGCCCAAAAAAAACTTATTAAGAAGGATATGATTGAAACTGTGACTACTGCTGCGAGGGACCTATGGGATGTACTAGGTGGGGGGCCTTTAGAGGGTGATGATGAGGGTGCGGCTTCCGCACCCGATGCATCTGCAGCGGCACCTGTAGCAGCGGCACCTGTAGCAGCGGCACCTGTAGCAGCGGCGGCGGCACCAAAACCTGTAGCGGTGGCGCCTCCTGCCGTACCAGTGGCTCCTGTTGATGAAAAGCCTGAAGTCACAGCTATTTTAAAGGAATTGGTGGAAAAAGACGGTGCAGCGAAGGAGGAGGAAGAACGTCTCGGTAGGATAGATCCGACAGGAAGAAGGGCAAGACGTGCTCTTCTAAAAAAAGAATTAACAGAATACCATTATGTTAAGGAACCGAATAAACCAACTGGTGAAATCATCAAGCTGGCAAATGCCGAGTTGAAACTCGTTGAGGCTGAATTGACGAGCGTTGACTCTAATTTAACATTAACACCAGATGATGAGGTTTTAAAGACAAAGAAGAAGACACTCGAGGCAAAGAAGAAGACACTCAAGGATATAACTACATATGGATACTATATTAATAAAAGAGCTGCATCTACTGCCACTGCTGGTCCTAGTAAGGAAGAGATGGAAAAAGCGGCGCTCCTAAAGGATCTAGCAGAGAAAATGACCGCCGCTGAGAAAGCAGCAGCTGCTGCAGACAAGGACAGGGTAAAAAAGAGTCTTGCGATAAAGGCAGCTGATGCTAAATCTGCTAAAATTCAGGAGGCGTTAAAACAAGGACAGACAGGTGCCCTAACTCAAGGTCTTATATTCGACCTAGTAACACAGGGCAAAAAAGACCTGAGCGCTGCGAATCCTCAGCCAGCGGATGCGGCAGCTAAACTTGCCCTTTTTGATAAGATACTCGCAACTGGATTTGCGCCTATTCTGGCGCAGGGTGTTGCTGCCGCGCCTGTCGTACCGACCCTTGCTCAGCAAATAGAGGTGCTCGATAAAATATTAGCTCTACCTGTCCAGAGCAACGCTGATAAGGAGAGACACGATTCGGCAGAGGCGGAGAAAAAGAGAATTATGGACGAGTTTGTTGAGCAGAATCCTTGGGCGATTGCACTTTCTAAGAAGGACAGTAAGGCTGAGGCTGCGCCTGTACTCAAGGATGTAAACGCGAAGTTAGATCTACTAGATACATCAGAGGACGATGCTGCGTTTTACGAAGTGCCTTTTACGGAGGAAGAAATGAAGGAAATTTTTAAAGGGGAGGAAAATGCCGAGCGGTGGAGTAATCTCATAAATAAGGGTGCTACAGGAGCGACAGCAGCTGTGGGTACAGCGGCGGCAGTGGGATTAGCGAGCGCGGGGGTGTCGGCGTCGGTAGCGGCGGCGGGCGCGACGGCTGGAGTGGGGACGACGTTAGTGGCTGGACTCGCCGGAGCCGTTGGAACCGTTGCTGCACCGGTCGTCATCGTGGCGGCTCTGAGTATTCTGGCGTACGGCGTTTATCGTGGTGGTCATGCGGCGGCAGAGAGCGCTGGATTTCTTTTAAGCTCTGCGGAGCAGAGTAAACACCGCGATTTTATTACATCCAATACATTAATGCAGGGCTATCAAGAGAAACTTGATCTTGTTTTATACAATACCTACGCTGATGTTGCTTATTGTGAGGCTTTGGCTAAAATTATACGAGCGAATCCGAATAGAAATTTTTGGAAAAAATGGTCAGCTCACAAAAAAAGTCTCACTGTTATTCATGACGCGAATGTAGACATTGCTAAGTATTTAAATTCAATCAATCGTGAGGCAAAGCGCAATAATAAAGCCGTTTGGAGAATCGATGACGTTTCACAAAAGCGCGATGCTAAGATAGTACTACAGCAGATTGAAGCCGATTCGAAAAAGACCGCCGATGAGTCTAGTCGCAATAAGAATGAATACGATCAGCTGATTTCAAGACTAAAGTTTTTAGAGATGGAATTAAAGATTGATTCAAAACTTATAAAGAATGCTATCCAGCACGAGCCACCAAATATTAAAAATCTCCGTGAGCAACAAAAGACGGCTATCCAAGATTTTTCGCAAAAATTTGGTACTTTTATAGAGGCGGCTGCTGTACCGCTTGACTATAGAATTGTAGATGCAGAAAAAACATCTATAACCGCTGAGGGGGCTACGGCGGCTGTAGCCACTGCCTTGGAGGCGGCTACAGCCGCGGCGAGAACTCTGGATGAGGCGGGAGGCGAGAGACTTCGTGTAGCGTGGGCAGAAGCAGAGGAGGTGAACAAAGCTGCCAAGCGTTGGGCAGCAACGTGGGAAAGCGGCTCGCAACCTACCGAGGACATGAAAGCCATGTATCTCGGGCATAATACGTGGAAAAAAGCATCTATTTTTCAGCAATTAACAGCAATTATAACATATAATTCTACGCGCTTAGATTCGCTAAAAGATTATGTAAATGGTGAGCAAGGAGAAGGAGCTCTGCAACACGAGGCTGAAGTTGAGGATCGTAAAGGTGAAATTGCTGAGCTTACCAACACTGTTGCTAAATATAAAAACATGCTTAAATTTTATATACAACTAAGCCTCACTAATTCAGTAAATGTTAATGACAAGAGTTTATGGCAGGAGTTCAATAAATTTAAAAAGCTAAAAAATAATTCTTGGCAGGGATTAGGCGAGACAGCAACATGGATGGAACCGGAACATCAAATGATTATATATGCTTGGAATGAGTATATAGCTCAGGTGGTAGAATCAGGTGGTGTGAAGGATAGGGTTGAGGCGCACACGCGGATTAACAGAAGCGCTATGCCGTCGTCCTCTGTAAATGAGACACTTAATCTAGTTCAAGAAATGCTGGAAATACGTGAACCAATTGCTGAAAATAAAGAAGCAGATGACAAAAATTTATTAACTGATCTCGCGGCAATGAGCAAAGATGCACCTACAGGCGCACCAGCCGCTGCCCCTGAGGATGAGGAGGCTGCGGCAGCACAGGCTTTTGCCCCTGGTGCTACTATCACATGGGAAATAGTCAAAGATTCATGGAATCAATACGATAGCACAACCAAGAGTTTTAATAAAGTATTTGCTGTATTCGAAAAAACAAGCCTTGATTATAAAACTATATACCGTCTGAGAACAGAGCGTGACAATGTTAAGAATAAAATCATTATGATTGAAAATCAACGACCATCTGGTGAAAGGCTGAGGGCGATGCTTGCCAATGGTTTGGCAGAGGCGGCGGCTGCGGACAAGGCGGCTGCGGACAAGGCGGCTGCGGACAAGGCGCTTGCGGACAAGGGTAAGGCGGCGGAGGCGGAGGGTACTGCTGAATCTAAAGCAGCTGCAAATCTTGAATCTAGATCAAGGAATATTAGAGCTACATTTACTAGTTTTTCAAAATTCGAGTTTGACCTTGTTTTAGAAAAACTGAAACAGCAATGGGCAAGAGCCTCAATTCTTTCGGGTCGCATCAAACAGTTTAAAGGCATGTTACGCGCCCACAAGGTTCTTGATGATATGTTGAATAAAGTCAACTATATATCAAGTAACTACGACTCTACTAAACAAAATGATTGGTCGGCTGAAGCGAACTCTGGTACCGACCAAATCGGCAAGGGAACCACATATAGCAAAGATCTCAAAGCATATAGGTCTGGAAAAGCTGAGTACTTGCGGACTACGTTGCAGGATGCTATGAAACTAGATGATCCTACAGAGAGGACTACACAGATAAAAATAATATATGATAACTATGAAAAATCATATTCTGCTAACATTAAGGAGAAGGCTGAATATATTTCTAAGATCCAACAGGCTATGCGAGAATGTGTTGAATACGCTAGTCATATTGATTGTGATGTAGGAGAAACAAAGTCTTGTCGTGTGCAGGATAAAGATAAAAGGGTTGTGTATCAGAAGACTATGGACACGTTAAACGCTCGTGTTACGTCGTTGCTTGTTAATAGTGCCGAGTTTGCTGAAGTGCCAGTAGCGGCACCAGCGGCAGCGGCACCAGCGGCAGCGACACCAGCGGCAGCGGCAGCGGCACCAGCGGCAGCGGCAGCAGGTGATGCGAAAGCGGCGGTGGTCGCAAACTTTAATCAAACTGCAGAGGCGTTGCTTAAGGATATTAATATTTTAAAAATACGATTTATTTCCTTGAAGGGTGCGTTTGCATTTGAGAAAATATCCAGTGCAATGACGGCGCTAAAGACTGCAATCGAAACGGCAGAGGCGAGCGAAGTGGAGGCGGCAAAAACGGCGATGGAAATTGTGACGAAGGCGGAGACGAATGAGAAAAAACGGAAAACTGATAGGGACGCTGCTGTTACTGATGCGAAGAAAAGAGCTACCCAGGATGTTGCCGCTATCGCTGGGCAACCAAATCCAGTGCGTGGGGCTTTGCCTCCGAGCGAGGGACAAGCTGGAGGTGCTACAGTGGCAGAAGTAGGTGGTGCCAAAAAATACAGTGATGTATTAATAGAAATACGCAACGTGTATAACTCTAAACAAAAAGATATTGATGAGAAATTCAAGGGTTGGTCTGACTCATGTACACGTATCTTAACTGATAAGACAGATGATGATATCAATAAGGACGAAAGTCTTAAAAGCACTCTGCTTACCATTGAAAAGACACTTAATACTCCAAATTTTATGAGACAATATACATATGATGGTGTAATGGAGGAGGCAAAAACGAATGTGCTTTTCGGATCTTACAAATCGAGATTACCTCCTCTAATTACAAACAGTATTGCTAAAATGGTTTATGCCGCAACGGATACGTTGAAATGGTTAATAAGTGGCGGATCATACGTAATTGGTAAGTTGACAATTTTATATAGAGCGATTGAAAGTGCTGCTGCGCCAGCACTCGCATACGCTCAACAATTCAGCGAAGAGGCGTATGCGAAACTCAGAGATTTGGGCATTGCGTGGAAAAATCGTCTCACAAAACAAATCAGTAGTGCAGTTAAAAAGGCTAAAGACGCCGCGGCGAAAAACTATGATAATATTAAGGCAACTATCGCGGCTGGGTACAAGAATGCCCAAGAATATGCCGAAAGTGTAGGCAAGGCACTTGAGCAAGCCTATAATAAATTAACTAAGGCAATGAGTGACGCCAGTGCACAATGTAGTAGCTGGTTGGCTAGCGCCAAGGATGCGTCGGCTGCTCTTCTGATGAATAACAAGACGTATGCGCTTGCTGTCACAGCTGTTGGATTAGGGTTCGCTAATGATGAATATATGAGCTGGACACTAGGGGAGGCGGTTAAGACTACTCAAGAAATCAAAACAGCTGTGACCAACGTAGAAGTTGAAAGTGCTGGCGCCACACAGCGCGGAAAAACCCTCGATGCAGTTACTCTAGCAGAGAGCGCAGCCAGTGAGCTCGATAAACTATTGAAGATGGTCTCTGAAGGTAGTGCTGGTGCTACACAGCGCGGAAAAGACAAAGTCGAAGCAGCTGCTAAGTTGAAAAATGCGATGAATATATTGGGAGATTCTGTCACCGCTCTCGAAAAATATACAAAGGGTGTCGCGCTGAAACAGACCGACGGAAATAAAATAACTATACGAACTGCTGCAACTTGGGCTAGAGAAGTCGCTATTGATATAGGCTATTGTACTGTGGGCGCTGCATCGCTCGCATTAAAAGCGGGAAAGAAATATGCCTATACTACTGCCATCGACACGTATAAGACCGCAAGTACAAAGATGAAAGAGGTCAAGGCATGGGCTGTAGCGACGGCTAACGCCGCCTATAAATATGCGCAATACTGGGTTGAGGTTGCTTCACGGTTCTTACCTATAACAAGAATTAGCGCTGCGATAACAGCTAGTCAAAAATACTTACAGGCTGCGGCTACGCTTGTCTGGAAGACAACCGCTGATAATGCACAGATAGTGGCTGAGATATGTAGTAACAAATTATCGGCTATGAAAAAGTGGCGTGATGAGCAAGTTAAGGCAATCGGTGACGTACACAAACTCTTACGAGAGGAAGGCGAAGAGGTTCTTGGTGTATCCATCACGAAGGATGCTGCGAAAGCATTAAAAGCAGAGCAACAGAAAGATGAAAAGTTACAAGCAGAACAAGCGACTGCCACTAAAGAAATCGAAAAAATAGACAACACATTAAAGGCTGATGAGGCGGCAATCAAGGCTGAAGCGATCAATGACGCAGTTGAGACTGCTGGAGCCAGTGATGTCGCTAAGTTGGCTGAGGCACAGGTTTCTCTTGCTGATGAACCTAAGAATGATGATGAGGGTGAAATAGCAACTCCACCCAGTACAACAGATATAACTACGGTTATTGAAGACCTAAAGAAAGATGGAACTATCGAGGACACAAGTACACAGGATTTACCTAATGTAACTGGTAGCAGTGCCGAGGGCACTGCTGTGGCTCCTGTGAAGGCTGCTGCTAACGCGGCTGCTGCGGCTAATGGATCGACTGGGGCGTCGACAGGCGGGCGGCGCACAAGAAAACGCAACAACTTCTTGAAAATGTCGAATACACGCCGCCGCAACAAGCAGCGCGGGCGCACTGCGGCACGGAAAACGTACCTGAATCGTGGTAAGAGTCGACGTGTATAAGGGTGTTTAGTATTTTTATAGTAGAACTTCTATTAGAGTTTCTACTATGTCACATCTGTGAATTGCCCCATCTGTGGATTGAACACAGGACCTACAGTTTACAAAACTGGTGCTCTACCACTGAGCTAAAAGGGCACACAACCACTACGAGTAGCTGTGTGCTCTCGCGTCCATCGGGAATCGGACCCGAGTTAATACCTTGGAAGGGTATTATTCTACCACTGAACTATAGACGCTCAACTATGTATTTTTGAGCTTTGTTTAAGTTCTTTTACGACGCTCCGCCTGGGGGTGAGGTGGCGTTCTTTCGTATTGTCAAGTAGTACAGACCGTGTTGGTCTGCTACTACAGAACGCACATAGAAGCGATACTGGATGAGCTCTGGGAAGGCGGAGCGATAGTAGACGGCGATGAGGGTTCCTCCCGGACCCGCGTCAATGTTGTAAACGGCGATTTCGGCGGCGGTGAGAGCGCGTTCTTGGTCCAAGATAGCGTCAGGGATTTGTGGCATTTGGTTTTACGTTCTCTTTGACTCTTATTTTTCTACTTGCGGCGTTTCAATTTTCTTCATCTATAGTATAAAAGATGTTCGGTGGTAATACTGCTAATGTAATGGAGAGACGGATGGCTGAGCGCGCGAAGTGCTACAATGTGAATGTTCGTGGCGTCAAGCCTTCGAATGCGAACGCCAAGGCGTGCGTTGCGCGCATGAAGGCGGCTTACGAGGGAGGTCGCCGCACGCGCCGCCGTGGTGGCAGCCGCAAGAGCCGCCGCTCGACGACCCGTCGTCGTTCGTGGTTCTAAATAGTGGGACGAGTGTATTATTTATTGTATGATTTACATGTATAAATAATACAATAAATTAGGATGGGACGGATTACACGCCGGCAGCGGGGAGGCTTTAATGCGGCGAATACAACACGTATACGCGCTCACGTAAGTACTGGTAATACGAAACAGATACAGCACTGTGTATCTCAGCTGCGGCGGTTCTGTACTTGCTTTATGAAAGGTGATATGGGGCGGCTTTTGCAGTTCGGCTACAATTTGGGTCGTCTGCAGGAGCTGTGTGGTGAGACTGAGAAACATACGGTGTGGTGGAAGCCTGTTGATAAGATGGTTGCTGCCGGTTCGTGGCAAGAATTGAGCGACTATATTGACCTAATGCAAACAACAATTGGTATCGAATATGATGCGGGGGTAGTTGGTAGTGCGTGTTAGACAGCTGTGACTAATACTAATTAGTAGTAGAGTTGATGGAACAATTGTTGAACGAGGGCTGGGCTGGACCCTTTCTACTATTAGGGGCGCAAGACGATTGTGATGCAATTGTTGCTGAGGCGCAGCGTGTTGGGAAATCAACTAGAGTAGCAAAAGGACTACACGGTGGCTCGTCGGTCTTACGTAGATTAGCGGGGCGCTCCGAAATTCGTAAATTAATTGAACCAATTTTGGGAACCAATTTTCAATTATGGGGCTGCCAGCTTATAACAAGCCCGCCCGGACATGTACATAGAACTCATATAGATATTGAGTTTGCTGCTATTAAGGGCGTGACAGTTTGGATTGGCTTGAAAAATTTGAGCGAAAAAACGACGTTGAAAGTAATTTCTTACACCAACGACTTGCCGCTTGCGCCTCAACAAATAGACACATCGAAATTGCCACAAGCCACACATGATTATATAATTCTTGAGGCAGCACAAGAGCTTGATTCGCGCTGCACGCTGAATCGTATCAACGCACGGAGCGGCGAATTTGTTATATGGCGGGGGCGCACCTGGCATGGAACAGAGAACCTTTCTTTAGAGACGCGTAATTCGCTTATATTACAGTACTGTTCTGCTGACGAAATACCACATATACCAGAGTCGTATGATTTTCCGGTAAAGGTGAGCAGGAATAAATTTATTGGAATTCCTGTTGCTGGACTGCGTTGATACAACGGGGTCTACAAAAAGCAAAAGGCTGCGTGGAATGGGATTTGAACCCATGCGTTGCGAAACAACGGATCTTGAGACCGTCTCCTTAACCACTCGGACATCCACGCTATCGTCTTTCATTGAAAGATGTTAGCATGATCACCATATTCTTTGCCAAAAGAATAAAACTCCTCCACCAGGTGCTTTTGACAGAAGAACCAAACTGCGTGCGGCGCACTTATCAGCAAGCATGGATTGTTGATAGGCGGCTGCGGGAAGTGGGGTTCGAACCCACGCGTTGTAAAACAAGGGATCTTAAGACCCTCTCCTTAACCACTCGGACATCCCCGCTCTTTGTTATTATGAATAGCAAAGAGCGGCTTTCTACCTGTAGGACTGTAGCCTTTTTGGGGCTCAATTTTTGACAGCTTTCGCTCCAATATTACAATCTTAACTTTTCTTTAGATACTATTAGAGATGTTTGGATTAGCGAAAGGTGCGCCCGGTGCTCGGCTCGATACGACGTTGCGTCCAATTTGTTTTGGCATTGATAAATCTGTTACGGCGGCTGTCGCGAAGAGCGTTGGACCAGCGAAGTTCAAGCGTTACGAACATGTACTGTATGTAATGGCTCAGTTGTCGCGTATTGTCTATTGCGACTCCGGTATCGCGTGGAATGTTATCACAAAGTCGCTCGGCATGTCCAATGACGTGGTGAACAAGGTAATCAGCGCATACGATTACAAGTTTGGTGCGGAGAAACGTAAGTCAATTACGTCACAGCCCGGTGAGGGTAGCAAGAATAGTCTCGGTCGGCAGCGCCCTATGGAATCGTATGCGCTGACTCCGGCGGCTACGGGTCCCTGCTTTGGCACGTATGTGTCGACCAAAGACGATGTTACGTGCCTGTTTCTGAAGGTATCTGCGGCGGCGACACCACGGTTGCTCGGCGGGAACAGCATCTTTGCTGAGGGTGACTGTATTGTATCCTTCAAGGGCTCTAGCACAGTTGATAATTTCAAGCACGATTTGCTGTCACAGTTCACTGCGGCTGACATTCAGGGTCTGATTGGATCTACGGGTGTCAAGGTTGAGGGTACAGGCAACATTGTGACTGGTGCGTTTATTAAGCCGCTTGTGGCGGCGTGGAAGAGTCTTATGGCGGCTCTAGAGAAGCACGCTGGTGGGCGACTCTTTTTGACGGGACATTCACTTGGTGGCGCCTATACGACGCTCTTTGCCTTCTTGCTGGCGGAGGGTAAGGCGAGTGGAACTCTGCCAGTCATGGCAAACGTTACATCCATTCACATTGTATCGTTCGGCGCGCCGACTATACTCGGTGAGGTGGCGCGCAATACTTTCAATCGGCACTTGGACAGTGGGCTCATCACGCTGGATCGCGTTGTTTCACAGAAGGTGGCGGCGCGCTCAGCGGCGACGCAGCTCTTGGTCGGCGGCATTTCGGGACCGAATGACGTGATTCCTACGATTCCGGCGGGTTTTTCGCATCCTGGATTTAGACCGCTCGCAACAAACGTGGGTCCTGAGGCTGGTGGGCGTCCGTATTCGATTGATAACGTTCGCAAGTTCTACGGTGTTAGTTCCAGTACACGCTATCGTGATCCGGCGACGTGGCCGTTTACCGAGAACATGAATTTGGGCGATATGTCGCAGCGGGCGGCTCTAGGCAAGATTGTTGCGGATATAACACAGGTTGCGGCGGTGCCCGAAGATGCGACAAAGCTGCCGTCTGAGCTTGAGGGTGTTACCGTAAAGGAAGATGCGCAGGCGGGCGGTAGCGCGGCAAAGGACGTGTATTCGAAGGCGACGGCGACACACATTCCTAACTTCTTGTCTGTTCAGGGCAGCACCTATGCGTACGGATTTGCGCACGCCGAGTATTTGGGTATGTTTTTCTTGGGCGGCTTCCGTCTTGCGGGTATGTTGAATCCGGCGTCCGTGTCCGACGCGTTCTTTGACCTCTGCGCTGACGGTGTAAAAATACAGTACAAGGGGGTTAGCGGTGGGGCTCGGCGCAGCCGTCGCATGCGCAGCAGTGGCAAGCGCTCAACACGTAGACGCTAGATCGGGTCACCGATTTCCTCTTCTCGCAGCTGACGCGGCTGCACGGGTGGCGGCACCATAACACGGACCACGTTGCCTTCATAGAGCATCTGATGTACATTTGCGGTCTCAGGCAGCTCTTCACATGCGCCTTGTAGCCGCAAGCGCTCAAATTCGGCGTACTCTTCACTGTAGACGCCGTCGATTAGGCAGTGCAACACTTCGTCAATCAATGATAGAGGAAGTGTATTCTTTACGGATTCATAGACTGTGGGCAGCTTGAAATTTGCGATGGGTGTGTGCTTGACTAGATTCTTTGTCGAATCATCGTCTGGACTTTGCCAAGTGACTGGGAGAACCCATTCACCGTCGTGATATGAGATATATGTATATTCCCATGGATTATACTCGCGTAGGGTCCACCCATCTTGTAGCTCACCGCTAGAACGTAGGACAGGAAAGGACGTCTGTAGCGTGCCCAGGAATTTTCCCAATATAGGATGAGTTTGTGCGTCACGCATACTTACAAACTTTTCCTTGTGTAGATGGGCGCGACAGTCACGGCGGGCAACCTGTTTGTGGATGTCACAGTATTTGATGCCGAAGAGACGCTCAATCGTATAGAAGCTCGTGGAGGGGGCGTCACAATAGAAGCATGTATTTGTTGTCATTACGAGGCTCCGTGGAACAAGACAGCTGCGAATAGGATTCTCCATTTGTTTTGTAGAGATTTGGTTATAGGGATTACTACTTCAATTTTATTCATTGAACTTCTGATGGATGCCCCAGGTGAAACGAAACAGACCTTCCGCCGATGCGTATCGCTGCCACCACTGCTTGCCTGCCTCGGACATCGCTGACCAGACCTGCTCAGTGGTGTTTTCGACAATGGAGATGACCTCTTCAGGCGTATTCGCAACAAAGTAGTGAACGTCCTTCTGCGGTGCCATAAAATAGTTCTTCATATCGACGCCTGGAGTTACAATGGGAACGACACCCATCGCAAAATATTCAATTTCGCGGTTACACTTGGGTCCATACCCAGGCAGGCATAAGCCGAATCGTGACCAGGTCAGCATGTTCAGATACTCCTCTTGGCTATACGTGTAGGGACCACCTGTAGAGTCTTTGGGACAATGGAACGTGTGGACGGCGGTGGACCAGTCGTACTTGGTGCGGCGCTCCTGCTGAACTCCGTTTTCGATGCGACCCAGGAAAATAGACGGGGTGTGGCGCTCGCCATAGGTCTTATTATTGGCTTTTGCCTCGACGAGACGTTCAACAGCGCGCGGGCTACGTGGCCAGAACGACCAGGACCTATCGCGCTTTGTGGGCTTCTCAGGAGAGCTATTACCGAAGAGGGCTAGTTTGTAGGATGGGCTATTGAACCAGCGCATCGTTGGACGGTCGTAGAGGAGCGTGTCACCAATCGCATTCCACCAGCAGTACGGCGTTTCCTCTGATTTGATGAGACGAATGTAGCCGCGCTCCGACCAGATGTCTACCATTTCACGGAACGTGTCACCCGCATGTTCGTGGATGCCCGTTAGAGCCTTACCTGTTGGTACAATGACCACAGGAATAGCCTCCTCAGGAACTGCGGCTTTTAGTACGTCCTTAAACATGTGCTGTTTGAGCACCTTTTCTACGTCTTCCAGAATGTGCTGGCGCTGGTAAGGAAGTGGCTCGCGCTTTACACCCATTAGAACGTAGTTGATAGAGGCGGCGCCCGCCAAATGGATGTGCTCGCCGCGGGGCGCCGTATCTAGCATGACATCGACTACCGTTGCGTTGGGCTTCATCAACCACATCCAGTCCAGAGCATCCCATTCTGAGTCGTTATGAGCAATTACGAGGTCGGCGCGCATGAGCAGGGAGAGACGCACTTCCGTCTGCGTATCGGCATCAACGATTTGCGTAATCCACTTACCGTTGTCTGGGCGCTCAAAAATGTTCTTCTTTAGCTCTTCGGCGAACAGTCGTGAGAGCTGCTTATCTCCGTTGCGTTCGGCGACGATGACTACGATGGGGTGCGGCGACTTGGGCGGCTTCGGAACCATGGTGCGCAGAAAGTCAATATGCTCAGCGGGAGGGTCGTGAAAGGAGTTCGGCGTGAGCGCGTAGACCGTTTGAGAGACGTACTGGCAGTCCTGTAGATAGGGTATTATGGTTACTGTGCCCTCCTCAGGCCACTTGAGGATTTGCAGAGCGCGCTGCGTATCAGGGTGAACCGGTACAATGAATTCGGGCGTAGGCTTAGGGGCGAGAGCGCGAATCTTGAGGACGTTGGGCAGATAGTGTAGAAACCACTTTGCCGTCGACATATTGTAGTGAACGGGGAAATGAACTGCTGCCATTGCGGGAACGGCCACTGTGTTGGTTAGAACGGTAATCGGTACATTGGACCATTCTTCACGCCATATACGGTGCTTGCCTAGAATGAGATTCTTGTAATCACAGACGAGACCTGAGGGCATCGTAAAGTATGTACCCTCGAATTTGTACAGTTTATTGTCCTCCTCTTCATATCCCTGATTAAACACGTTTGTTGACTTGGTTGAATACTTATAATGCGACTCGCGCTTCATCATATTACAAATGGTTTCAGCGGTTCGCTCATCGACGCACTTGATAGGGCAGGCAAACGAACGCGGAGGGGCTCTTTGCCAAGTCTTAACTTGATTCTTATCGATGTCTGTAACGGTGCCGTACTCCTGAATACCGGTGGGCTCCACGTAGAGGAACATGGGTTTATCAATGACGTCGGCGGGATTATAGTTACGAATATTGCTGGAATGTAGGTGATAGGTGCGAATAGAGAGCGCGGGATTGACAACGGTGAATTTTTTGCGCAACATTGTTACAGTGATTGTATTGTCGCAACCTGGTACACCGAAGTGAAAATCGAAATCCTCTGCTGTTAAGGCAAAATCCACTGAGGTGGACCAGACAACCCACGTGTCCTGGGAATCAGGGCGAGGACCGAAGAGTTTCGGCTCTTCGCCTTTGTCTGATACATCGTAGCGTAGGAGCGCCAGAAACTTCCTGTCCAGGTCGACGCTGTAGAGCTGTCGTAGGGTTTCATCCACATAGATGTCGGAATTCGAAAAGACCACAATTGTGTCCGCAGGTACGTGTGTTTTGATATGCATGAACACGTCCATATAGGTTAGACGGTGCCCGATTACAATTTGCTGGACCTTGTCTGAGGTCGGCAGCTCGCACTTGGTCTCGTTCAGCAATATAATCTTATCAACCAGAGGACATTCTATATTTTTCTGAAGCGCCATCTTGATTTCACGGTGCCGCTGAGCACGGGCAGGAACATAGTACTGCTGGATAAGGTAGACTGCTGGTACCACCTTATTTGCGTTGGCTGCTGGGTCAATCTTTTGTATTGTGCCTGTAAAAATGGCTTGCTGGTTTGGTAGTAACGCGGGTGTGACAATCTTGTGGAACCGCATCAGCTGTGCCAAAGACAGAATCCAGTCTTCCTTGGCATCTGCGGTGGTGAGGGGAGGTAGATAGGGATAGCGCTGCGCCAGTTCAGTGGTCACAAGGAGTGACGGATTTTCAGCAGCGTTCAGTTTTAACGCGACCATCCATTCTGGTGTGAGCAGGGAGAGACTCTGCTGCGTGGGTGCGCTGAACCAGGTGGACCAGGCGGCGATTTCAGGGGCAGTCGGTTTGTCATAGAGAAAGACCAGGTCTGGTTGAATGGTTTTGAGTGATTCAGATTCGGTCACAAGAACGGACCAACGCCGCCAACGATATGCGTCACCTGTAAGAGTGGGCTTATACCAGAGAAGTGTTCTATTATTCTTTGTAAGATGCGCGGCTGAGCGCATGATGCTGATGGGCTTTCCGGTCTTGGGATGTGTTGCCCTCATTCTACATAAGTAAGGCGGCGGCTGCTTAAACCGGTTTAACTGGTAGAAGGTAATGCAGACCGAATTTGTTGACGGTGTCTTTTATATCAATTTGGATAAACGCACTGACCGACGAGCCGCCGTTGAGGCGGAATTTGAAAAGATAGGTATTGAGGCGGAGCGCTTTGTTGGAATAGAGCGGAAGCCAGGTATCGTAGGCTGCGGGCAGTCACATCTTAGCGTTCTTAGGTTAGCGAAGGAGCGCGACTACAAAAACGTACTTATCTTTGAAGATGACTTCGAATTCCTGGTGGGACGGGATGAATTTTGGTCGCGACTCGAACAATTCTTTGCTGACGAAATTCCGTACGATGTTCTAATGCTGAGCTATCTTATGCATGAATCAGAGCCGTATAATGACTATCTGTTGAAAGTGAACTATGCGTCGACGGCAAGTGCCTATATCGTACACAATTCTTTTTACGACAGCATTATCGAATTGTATGAAACAAATTTGCCGCTCCTTGAATCAACAGGGAAGCACTGGATCTATGCAAATGATCAGGTCTGGAAAAGTCTACAACCCATTAGCCGCTGGTATGCGTTTACTCCTAGGTTAGGGAGGCAGCGCGCTTCATATAGCGACAATTCGCTGACGTTTCAGAACTACGGTGTTTGAATACGGCGTTTAAAGTCGGTGGGCTGTTAACTAGATAAATGGAGGCTGCCGATTCAGTTGTGGCGGCTGTCGTTAAGAAGTTTTTGGAGCGCTCTGAAGTGGGCAAGAAGAAGTACGGTGTTACGCTTGACCGCACCGACTTGGGCATCCTAGACTGGATTACGCATGCGCAGGAGGAGCTGATGGACGGCATCCTGTATTTAGAGAAGCTTAAACAGGTGGTGCCTGAAACAAAACAGAAGCCTGAATAGAATGAGCAGCTGCCGTATCAAGCGTAACCTGGCTCCGCGCGGTGAGACGAAACCCGAAGATAAGGCTGCGCAGGCGGCGATGGCGCAGAAGCTGGCTGAGATGATTGCTGAGCGCGAGAAGCAGGACAAGGCGTTTTTTAACGTAGTTCTTACGGAGGAAGAGGCTTCACAAGTGGAAGCAGCACCTGGAAAAAATAAATAGAAAACTCTGTGGCTTTTTATTTATTTATTTGCGAGGAGTTTACGCGAACATGAATGTCTGTTGCGTTGTACTTGTTATCGTCATTGTGCTGAAAAATGAGTTCAAAATACCTGGTGGTAGATTGAATGTCTCATATTTCACTTGCATTCCTGATAGCGAAGTGACGCCCGAGCCGAAGACTGCTACTGACGAGATAAAGACCGACGACGTGTAGGTTGAAGCGAACGTAGACATAGTACAGAATACACGTGCATTAAAATCGTAATTTGTGGTACCATCGATACCACCTTGGAAATACGTCGATAGATTTCCATCAAACGCGCGGTCTGGACCGTATGCGGCGTAGTTAGTTTCGTACGGCACTGAACCACTCTTTGTCATTGAGGCATACGTATTGAATTTGTCAGTAACAATGTTTTCTCTCTGTGCGTTGTAGATCCAAATTTCGGCGACTTGTAAGAACCTACTAATCGTACCTGGATTTTGTACTGTCACTCTGCTGTTAAGCGTTGGACTTACGACTCCTAATGTTTTACCGAAGGTGGAGGCGGCAAACACCTGTCCTGGCGCTACAATGTTTCCGTCGCTGGTATTGTTGTTGGTTGCCGAATTAGGATAGATTCCCAAGTAGACTGTGTTGTATCGTACAAAAGGAGAGGCGGCTGGAGGAACCTTCACGTTGGCTGAGCGTGTAGCCGATGAATAGGGTCCTGACCAACTGATTACTGTTCTACCGCTGATAAAGTCGGTTCCTACGAACTTGAATCCTAGCGGTATGTTCAAATCGTTGGTAGTCCATGTGATGGGCATTTCCGAACCACTAAACATTAGGAAATTGTTGGTCTGCGTAGGTCCATCAGTAGACTGTACATTTGCCGGTATGGTTATGGTTGAAATGGCGACATTTGAATAGATGTACGGGTATGCGTCTACCGATTTAAGATACATTGTGTTTTGCGCTAAGCGGAAATTTACGATATAGGCACCTACGAATGTAGAAATAAAGATTTGCTGTGTCGTATCAGGTGTTGGTACTATGAACGATGCGTCATTTGTTAACAATTTGAACGACTTGGGATTATAAATTTGTTGTGTGCTGAGCCAATCGGAGAAGTGTGATGTATCAAACACAAAGTACTGGTTTGAATAGGTTGACCGAATATCGATTTGTAGAGTGATATCGCGATTTGAAAATGTGGACAAGGCTGTGGTTGAATACGTCATTCCGTAGTAGACGTCACTTCGTATATCTGATAAATTGATGTAGTAGTTGTCGTATGCGCTGAGATCCAAATTAACAATTGAGGCAATTACGCTGGGTAGAGCCAGCACCGTACTCACGTTATTTAGTGTAGATGTCGGTGAGCCGCTCCACATTGTGACACTGGATAAGACGAATTGTCCATAGAAGTCAGTACTAATAAGCGATATATCTGTCTTTGTTAACGACGATATTGTGGATATAGCACTGGACAGGAAACTCGATAGATTGATGATGGTGGATGCGGCATTGGATGAAATTAAGAAGAGATATGAACTGATGGTCGAAATTGTACTGACTTTGACTTGGTTTACACTGATAACGAATGTACTCAGTGTTACTCCCATTGATGTGCTAAACGATGACGATTGGACCGAAATCGTCGAGTTAAATGTGGAGACGGAGGAGGCGACCACTGCATTGGTGGTCGAAATCGTATAGGGAACCACTGTACTGACGGATGACGTATATGCGGCACCAACCAAGAAATTGTATGTTGATGTATTAATATAGGATAGGGTTGAATCATAGATAAACGTAAAACTAGATACTGTTGAGTTAAGAAAGCCGCTGTTCGACGAAATGGCATCTGTCACCTCTTTTGCCGACGAGCTCTGTAGTTCGATGAATGTCGCATAAATATTGGCGATAAGACTCGTTGATAAAAGAATGTTTATGTTACTGGACAGCGTAGAGACCGCGCCGATCGTCGCAGTGCTGATAAATTGGAACGTTGAGATTGCTCTACCATCTACTGTTGATATGCTAGACTGTAACGACTGTACCGACGAGTCCAACTTATACTGAAATGTTGAATTTAGACTGGATAGTCCGCTGTTAAAAGAGGAGACTGTACTCGCATTCAAACTTGATGTGAATCCAATAGCGGCACTTAGCGTCGATAGGTCACCTTGGCGTATAGCGGTACTCAGAGTGGAGGCAACTCCGCTAATTGTACTTGGATACGCGTCGGTAATCGCTTTGTTATTCACTACAGCTAATGCCACATCTGTGGTATCTGCACGAAGAGAGGAGGCTGTTGTAGCGTTTAAGACCTTGGTTGAGACCCATAAATCAGATTGATATAAAAATATAGTCGAGATAGTTGACCCTACATTTGTAGATAGAGAGTTGATATTTACGTAAAGGGTCGATACGTTTAAATAAAGGTTTAGATTAGTCGTCTGAATATAGGACGAAAGTGTACTGAAATTATCTACACTTGTTTGTGATGTACTCAAAATACTTGAATTGATTTGCGTCGACAAGGCATTAGTTGAATCAAGTGTTGTATATGCGAACTGTGTGCTTATGAGCTCACCGCTCAGTGTAAATGTCAGCTGGTCCAATCCTTCCACTGTGGAAAGCAAATCAGCGTTTATTGCGACCGTTGAAAATCCAAACAGAGTCGATGTGATATATGTTGACAGTGTCGACAATCCGCCTTGAAATGTGCTAAAGGCTTGAATTACAAGGGTTGAAATTCTTGTTGTATTTGAGCTAACCTGCGACGAGAGATTGATAAACTGCTGTGCATCAACACCTGTTGACCAATAGGTTTTACCGTCTCCGCGTGAGTACAATTGAAAACTACTGGGAATCGTTGTATTGTCTGGGTTCCGCACCAGTAGGTTGCGAAGCCGCAACGTGTCAATCTCTAAATTTTGTATCAATGACATACAGTCCTCTATTTGAGACAGATGTTTATTAAGACGGGCGGACGCGCTCAACGGCTTAAGAAAGGTTCCAAATACACTATAGGGAATGCTCGGTGGTGGTTTACTACAACTTGTTGCAACCGGGCGTCAAGATATATATCTCAGCGGCAATCCACAAACCACATTTTTTAAACAAGTATATCGTCGTCATACCAATTTTGCACTTGAAAGCTGTCGTATTGATTTTGATGGTGCTTCTGATTTCGGGAAAGTAATCGTTGCTACAATACCCCGAAAGGGTGATCTAGTCAATTCGCTCATACTGGAGATTTCGCTTCCGGTGCTGCCCCAGACCTCAGAAGTGGGCACTGATACCTCTTGGACTAACGGTATCGGGCTTGCGATGATTGACTACATTAGCCTGGAAATCGGAGGCAAGGAGATAGACCGGCAGTACGGCGAATATTTACATCTTATGTCGCAGTTTCAAGTGGATGCGTCGAAGAAGACAGGTTACTACAATATGATTGGCTTACAGGAGGCGTACACACAGGGCTCGCAACCGGGTCCTCTGAAATTGTATGTGCCGCTGCGGTTCTGGTTTTGTAACAACGTTGGGCTATCGCTGCCTCTTATCGCATTACAGGCACATCCTGTGCGCGTCTATGTGAAATTTCGCCCAGTCAACCAGCTCTTCTACCGTGATACGCTCGCCATCGTACCCACCCAAACGTTGAACCCGGTGCCGCACATTGATTCACTTGTAATGTGGGGTGACTACATTCATTTGGACACAGAGGAGAGACGGCGTTTTACGAGCTCTAAACACGAATACCTTATCGAACAGGTTCAACAACAGAAAAAGACCTCCATTCCGGCAGGGGCATCGCTGTCCAACGTGACTCTGGATTTCAATAATCCAATCAAAGAGCTCATCTGGGTTGTACAGCAGGACCGTATGTTGCTGACGAACGAACTGTTTAACTACACGAATCGGCAGCTGACTGAGCAGCACGTGAACCTTGCCGACCAAATTAGCACGGCTATTCTGCGTCTCGATGGATACGACCGTTTTGAAGTGCGTGATGCCTCTTATTTCCGTCTTGTTCAGCCGTACCAGCATCATACAAGTATTCCGGATGACTATATCTATCTGTATTCGTTTTCGCTGGCGCCTGAGGCGGCTCAGCCTATGGGCTCGATGAACGCGAGCCGCATTGATACAATTATACTGTCCGTGACAATGAATAATAACATTACTCGTTACGATTCGGGTATTACTGTGTACGCCACAAACTACAACGTGTTGCGTATTGCTGCTGGTCTTGGTGGTGTCCTCTTTACCGCGTAGTTATCCTACACTAAATTTAGTGAGTTCCGATAGAGAGTCCTATGTCTCCCGAATCAGACAAAGGTGTGGATAAAAAAACTGGTGCGGGCGAAACGCATCATATGAGTGATATAGATTATTGGAAACATCCCGATAGAAGTTATTATGTATTCATCTGTCTTTCGTTCCTTCTAGGTTTTTTCGGGCTCGACCATTTCTACCTGCGCTCATTTGGAACTGGTATGCAGAAATTCGGCTTCAACATGATATCATTTGGATTATGGTACTTTTGGGATGTTCTACAAATTATTTATGAGGGTGAAAGCGTCAAAACAAAGGGACTGAGTTCACCGTTTGATTGGACTCGCGGAATCGGTCGCGGTGTGTTTGCGAAGCCGTTAGCGAAAGGTGAGAAGCCTGGTGTGACATACGGAGCCAAGAAAGACATCATTGTCTACGCGCTTTTATCACTGATGACGGGTTTAGTAGGTCTGAACAAGTTTTATATGGGCAATGTATGGCAGGGTGTTGCGCAGATTGCCACAACGTTTAATATCATAACTTTCTTCTTCGGACTCGCGTGGGCTCTATACGACGCTGTTTATATCATATTCTTTACCGAATCGGTTCTAAAAGACGGTATCACTGTACCGCCGCCCTACTCATTCTTATTTGACACAACACCTGTAAAGGATTTGTTCATTCCCACTGAGATTAAACCAGAGGGTGAGAAGGGTAAGAATGGAGAGGATAAGGATAAGAAAGAAGACGATGGAGGGCTACTAGGCGGGCTATTGCCTGCTCTTCCTGTGCCTGATATGAAGACGTTTCGGTTCCTGTACAGGGAACTAGCAGTGCCTTTGTTGAAACCCAGTGTCGGTGTGACCATGGATAAGGTCCAGGAGGGTGTGGCGTTAACAGAGAAGGCGGTAGACGTTGGACAGGAGGTTGTCAGCACAGTGCCCAAGGTTGCGTCGGCGGTCACACAGCAGATAGCGACGGTGACCAATCCTGATAAAATGATAGAGCAGATACAGGCTGCCGCTGCTGCGAAAGCACAGGAGCGACTCGGGGCGGCGGGTGATGCGCTTGGGGCGAAGACAGCGGCGGTAACAGGCGCACTACCACCGGTTCCGGCAGGTGTGGCAGCCGTTGGTAAGGCGCTACAGACGGGTGGCGGTAGCAGCGAAGTGGGTTCCGGTCCTATTATCGCCGGTACGCTGACCGCGATTACGCTTGCCGGTGCGGTCAAAGTAATCGCTGAACTTCTCTCCCAGCATCAGAAATGAGGACCTTTGATACACAACTTGATTTTGAACAGTACTGGTTTGGGCGCGCGGAGGTGGGGAAGCCGGCGGGGCTGCGGGCTTCCGATAAGGCTTTTTTCGTCTATTTTACGGCGACGTGGTGTGGGGCTTGTAAGCGCCTGGACCTGGATAAGGTGGAGGCGGCTGCAAAGGCGGCGGGTATCCCTCTGTGGAAGGTTGAGCAGACTGAAAATGATTATACAGCGGGCTTCTGCGATGTGCGTTCGCTGCCGACGTTTCTCTTGATAAAGCCGAAGACGATTGCGGGTAAGTTGTCTTCTTCGAGAACGGAGGAGGTGGTGGAGTGGATGAAGGGGTTTGCTGGGAAGTAGCGAAATCAATAACGTCTAAATAGTTTAGAACATATTGATTATACTGTTAAGTGGCACTGGTCGAAGAGACGCCATGCTGTGCCCTGGGCGTCGGACGCCAGGACGAAACTCGACCTATTTGCGGGTTGGAACGGGACGACGCCGAACGTGTATTGGGGTCCGTTTTGCTCAGGAGCAGTACTGGGGCTGTCAAATACTACATTCCATAATGAGGGATTGCCTGAGATGTCAAAGTTATTTGCCTCCTTTGTTCTGAGCTCTATCCACTGCCGCTTGTAGGCTGTAGCCTCTTTCACAACGCGTAGTTCAAAACTACCGGTTTCCGCTTCGCCTTCTTCAGGTGGTTCAGAATAATTATGGTAGTTTACTATTAGTTTAAAAATATAGAAATTGCCTTGACGCACTGTATCGACGACATAGACTGAATCAATGACACGGTCTGCTGTACCTAGATAAATACCTGGCGTGGAACCACTTGGATCTTCTTCTCTACCTCCTCCGAAGCCTAAATAATTGTCTGCTGACCAACAGATTCCGATACCAGTGTCATTTGACCCGTAATCTACACCTGCGAAATTGAATTCAAATCTGATTGGAAGCTCCGCATTCCCAGTGTCTAGTCCATATCCGCCTAATACGAACGTATTACTGATGTCGCGCGCACCTGTGAGAGACATCGTGGCTCCAACGTTGCCTGGGGCGATGATCTGAAGCTTCTGTCTGTTCCCTAGAAGACCCTTCTTGTACGCCAAGTAGTCCTGCGATGACTTGAATTGAAACTGTACATCGTTGCTGCTGTAGAAGCCGAATACGGCGTTGTCTTTTTGCTTTTGTACCTGTTGGTCACCTGACATTCTGTATTTGTGTGAGGTTTTCTTTTATTGCGGCGACCAGAGTGTCAGCATGTTCCAGCGCACCCTCAATCCACTGCTGCTTCGTGGAGTAGGATTCGCCGATGAGATGGAGATTCGGATGGTCTGGAAGAGGGTCAAGTGCTTTGTGACTCAACTCTTTATAACTCTCTTCATTGGGTAACCAGTATGAGCAGCCATCGCGCCACAAATGGGCTTTGGTATACAGTGCGGGCGGTATAGTGAGTTCGGGAAACAATGCTTGGGTCTCATTCTGAATTTTCATCTTGAGCCGCTCATTGTTCTCCTTTTTATGGAGGTCGGACCAGAGCTCTATATCACGACTGTCCAGATATGAACTCATAATGAGCCCTTGGGCTGGGTTTATAGGAATTATGTAGCGAAGGGGTGTGTTTGTTACCACCTTCGCTGGGGGAAACCAGTCACCGCTTGGATACACGGAATAGATACGCATCAGCGGCTCCATACGGACGGCTTTTACGAACATGTTATCGGGTGAAAACGGATGAATCGACTGAAGGGCTTTTTGCGGTACGGCAAAAATGACTCGCTTTGTTTCGTAGGTACCTTTGTCTGAGCGGATTGTATGGGTTTGGCTCTTAGAGTCATAGGTTGTGCGCATCACATCCGTGTTGAATTTAAATGTGACGCCGTTGCTCTTTGCATCTTTGTACATGGCTTCGGCAAGTGCACTGAAACCCTCTTTCACAACTACGAAATAACCACCGTGTAATGATTTGAATAGGTCGATAGAAGAGGCTGCTGACGCTGTCTCTAGTTCGGCACGGTAGGGATACTGATCGAGCAGTCGAAGGGTGCTCTCGGGACCCATAGTTTTCATAGCAAGTTCACGCAGGGTCGTAGTGCGTTGTACATGTTCGGGCATCTGCTCAAACACTTCACAGAGAGAGAACCAGAGATCGTCGAAGTTGTTTACGGTTGTGGCGGACTTATAAGGGCGCCAGAGCGTATCTTCGCTTAGTTTTATAGTGTGAAGACCATAGTGTTTGATGAGCGCTAGGAGTTTGCTGTGAGACGAGTGGATGCGACCGGCACCGGACTCATATTGTATGGACTTTGTACCGACTTTGGCTTTGATTGTCTCCATACGCCCGCCTGGAACCGCATACTTTTCTAGGACCAGGATACTGAGCTTTTGGTTTATTTTTTTACATTCCAGCGCTGCTCTTAATCCTGCGACGCCGGCGCCGACGATGATAATATCGTACATCCCTACAAAACAAAAAGTTTTTTATTTTTGTTTTATTTTGTTTTGGCTGCTTACTTCTTCTTCGGCTGCTTCTGCTGCTGGGCGCGGTGCACTTCGACATTAGGTGCCATTGCGCGCATCTTCTGGACAAAGTAATCGTACCAGAGGCAGGCGTTGCTGTGCTCCATCTCCGCGGTCACGCGCGCCTTGTTGAGAGGCTGGCGCTTGAAGTTATCGAAATCGGCTTGGCACTGGGTGCAGAACGGGATGTGCCCTGAAGAGGGACTCGTCCAGGCGTCAAACTGGTCATCAGGGGTGGTGCTGGTGCCGTCGGCGCGGTGCGTGCCCGCCTTGACACACTTTGTGGTCAGATACGTGAGAACCTCGTTGCTCTGAGACATCTTTGGCTACTTTGGTCAATGATGTGGGGTCTGATAGTCGGTTTGGTGGGCGGGATGATTTCAATTTTTCTTACTTTGTGATAAAAATTGAGCGGTTGACGGGGGTCGGTAGTCTGTAATGAGCAATCCATTTATTAGGATACAGAATCTGAAGCACTATAAATTAAATGAATGCCACTTGCTACGGTTTGATGGCGGGGCAGTGCCGAATCCTGGTGCGTGTGGCTCAGGTGCTGTTCTGTATGCGCCTGACGGAACGGGACTGTGTGAACGCGGTGAATTCATTCGGTACGGGACCAATAATATCGCTGAATATACTGGACTCAAGATTGGTTTAGAGATGGCGCGAAAGCGCGGGGTTAGGGCTATCAAGATTGAAGGCGACTCCAAGCTTGTCATACAACAGATATGTGGGCTCTGGGCTATCAAAGCTCCTGGACTACTGGCTTTGCATGCCGGAGTGATGGAGGAGGTGCGCAAGTTCGACTATGTTGTCTGTCGCCACATATTTCGTGAGCAGAATGAACATGCGGATGCGCTAACAAATGAATTACAAGAGACTCGTACTTCATTTGAACGGGATTTATCATAAAAATATTTATAGACTGAACTTGCGCTTGTACGCAGCCAAGTTCTTATCGAAGGAGGTTGAGTCACCCCAGAGAACATAGTACGAGATGTAACCGGCTTTTGTCGGGTCACCCGTTTTTAGATCCTTCTTGTGCCGAAAAAGATAATGCTTGCGACGGGTTTTATCGTGGTGTTGTGTATAGTCTTGATAACCGGTGGCGCCGGCGGATGTTGTAAAGGTGCTTCCTGTTTTTTTGTTTTTAAATGTAAAGTTCCATTTTTTCTCGGGACGGTGTGAACGCTTCACCGAAACCAGCTTCACGTCGCGCTTCATGCTACTGCGGGCGGAGAATTAATTAGCTCGTTGAGGCTGACCTTAGCGGGCTTGCCGGACTTGGTCGTACCCGTAACAATGTAGATTGAATCCCAGCCGTTGTCCGCCTGAATCGCAGGATTGATTTGCTTCTTCACGTGGGTGCTGAAGTGACTAGGGGTGTTGTAGTTCTCTTCGTTAGCGACGAAGACGTAGCCGTGGGCTGAGTCTTCCTTAGGAGTGAAGATAGCTGACCAGGTCTGCTTCTTGTACGTAATATGTACCTCTGAATTAGCGGGCAGAGCGGCTAGGAGACGGGCGTGCTTGTCATCTCCTACGGTTGAGAGCGGTGGAGAGATATCGTTCTCTTCGTTGTTTGACTCATCTTCGATGGAGTCATCAAGGAGCTGCTCTGCTACGATTTCCTGCTCGTCATCGGCGTCAACTACCTCGTCTTCGAGCACCTCGGCATCAAAGTCCTCCTCCTCTTCTAGTTCCTCTTCCTCTAGTTCCTCCTCTTCCTCTTCCTCTTCCTCTAGTTCCTCCTCTGGCTCAAAGTGTCTAGTGACAAAGTCGCTTAGGGCAGCAATCTCAAGTCGCAGCTCGGCAATTGTATTTTCAGTTTTCGTAGCGTAATTAATAGCAAGTATACTTACGCCAAGTATAGAAACGATACCAAAGAGTACTAGGGCGTTTGCAGTGTCCGTGTTTATTGGGTCCATTGCTTATTATACCTGTCCTTTTTAAAAACCACAACTCCTCAATTTTTGAGGGATTTTAGGTGTTGAAATTCCCTGGTTAGGATTTTCACCAGAGCGGCTGCAGGCGGATGTTTCCCTAGGCGGCACAGATATAAGTATACATATTTGTTGAATCTGACTGTAGCGGCGTCTTTTTGTTCTCCGAAATGGGTGTGAATAGATAATAGCGGTTCACCGGAGACACAGATTCCGCTGCTGTTTTCTCTGCGGAAAATCGACCAATGAGTCTGAAGTTCCTGTGATGTATACGTTCCCTGGAACATTCGCCACCAGCCGTAGTTTGTTTGAACAGGAAATTCATATACGATTTGTCCCGCGGCGGCTGCTACAATATCCTCTAGTGCCGCCTGGTCGTAGTAGCGCGATGTCTTGGCAGCTATGCGCCATTTTTCTGGAAATGTTTTGTCTGTTGTATAGACAAAGCCGGCGTTGAATTTTCCAAATCGCTGTTCGTCTACAGCTCGAATCATATGCGGACAGACACCGATTTCGCATTGCGGTTGCGGTAGCGGTCCCATAAAACAGATGTCGGAGTCGCAGAAAAATACACCGCTGGTTTGGGGGTCGGTGAATGCCAAATCCATGACTGTGGCTTTTTCCATCATGAAATCCTCCCACATAGTTCCGTGGGCGATGCCACGCATCATTGACATCTGGACACGGTTATACTCTTTATATTTATCCAGGGCGGGTGTTGTTTTAAGAGTCCCTTTGTAGGGTGGCGGATTCTCATGAATGGCTGAATCGCAGAGAAGATAGACTGTGGGTGCGGGAGAATTGAAGAGTTCGAGCGTTGAAAGAAAGACTCGTAAGTCGGCGGCGGCTGGGGTTGTCGCAATTGTACAGACGACGTTTACCATTACACCAAATTGGTGCGTGTGGTTTAGGTTTGTTTCGCGCGATAGTATAGAGGGATGGTCTATAGTCAGATTTGCGGCTGGGTGGATGACTACTTACAGGCTGAGCCACCCGAAGAATTGTTGGACAATTGGGACTTCCAGCAGTGGATTTCCGAGACCGGTGTAACAACTCTTTTTGAAGAATATATTCAGCCCTCTTACACTACGAAACGGGCGCGAAATGATGCCACACAAATTTTGATGACGCTGCTCTGGGAATACTATTTATATCGTCGGCTTGCCGTGCCGTTTAAACCTGCTGGGACTGCGTTACAAGGGGTAGCATTTGATGCGATGGAAGTTGTTACAGTGGACGAATTTCCGCAACTCTTTGATGACCGGCGAAACCGGTTGCTACGGCGAAAAGTGAGTCGTGGTTTGGATTTAGACGATGAAAAAGTCTTTGTAGGACTTGGCGACATGTCGGCGGCGAATTTGAAGCACCGCAACGCGCCTGTATTGCGTGCGCTCTACACACGTTTAACGGGTCTCGAGCTACGGATGGTTGAGCCATGTAGACACGAGACGCTTGATAGACTTGCTGCTGGTGGAGCTTGGATTGCTGCAGACGGGCGACTTGTGCTTTTTTCTGCGCCTGTTCAGCGACGCATAGAAAACGATATCGTGCCGGATGAATTCTATCAACGAATACAGGTTTTGATGGAGGTCTACAATGTGGAGTGTGCGGATTTCTATGAATGTCGGTTGAGCGAAGGTGATGTGGGAGGTGGTAGCCGACCTCACGGCGTAGTTGCCGTAGTGGGTGATGTTGATAATCCAGAGACGTGGTCTTACTCGTATTCCCACGTATTTGATGAACCTGGTGTGGCTGACGCATGGCAACCGGAGGGAAATGTGATAGAAAAGAAGGTGTGGTTTGTTGAAACATCGCAGCATGTACGCTTTCATCGTAATCGGCGCTGGTGGAATACGGTTGGACTGCCTGAGTACAGACAGTTTGTCAGAGATATTGTATCAGCGCGCGCAGACCCAATGTTTTTTATGCCGTCAGATCCGGAATGTATGATTGATGATATGCTTTAGGATTAGCGGGGGCTATTCTGTATGTATCGATACTATGTATTGACACATATGGATTTATGTATGGGTCTACTGACCAAAACGGCACTCAGAGGACGCCGGCATCTTTGCGCCGACTGGGACAGGGGCGCCAATCGAGCCTTCGCGTGGTGCGTAAAAGGACCCCACGAGTTCCTTGAAGGGGGTTGAGCAAGAATCGGGATAGGTGTGTTTGTAGTTGTTGGTGCGCTGGATATAGCTGCCTAGAACCTCTGGTAACCGGTGTCCATCCTGCTCAAAGCACTTCTGCTGAGTTAGTGTACCAATTACGTTGTAGGGGCGTGTCATCTCAATTTCAGACTTCAATAGATGTGCTGGGTCTGTTTCAACAACATCGGGACTCAGAGATGAACGCTCATAGTCGTTTTCAAACCCCTCTATGCCTCGAAAGCGGGGGTCACCGAGATAGTTTAGTGCAGTAAGCCCAATTACAATAAAAGCAACTATTGCTAGTACGTCGCGCGTGCGCATCCTACTTTAGTACATAAAACTTTCCTGGAATGACCGGTCCTCGATTTTACAGTACAGGGCACAGGAGCAGGGGCGGTTTTTAGCGGATGCCGTGTAGAGATGGAAAAAGTAATAGCCGCGCTCGAACGCAAGGGTTGTCTTTTTCCCCCGTGTAGGATACGAGTTATGGATACAATTGGTGTACACGTGGTCAGCCGTCTTTAAAATGAGTTTATTCATACAGAATTTATCGGACCGTTTCGTGATTTTGCGAAGCGAATTGTACAATTCTGTCTGTTTGAATGAATTGCATCCCGCCCAGTAGCCTTTTACTATGATTGTGCTGATTCTTGGACTGAAGCTGTTAACCAATTTGAGGAGCGACAAATTGTCCCGCCGACGAACCATAAATTCGTCCGTATCGAAGAGAATTGTCCACGTGCCTTGTCTATATCGCTTGAGGCAGTGACTGTACGCAGAATTCTGCGCGACAATGATTGTTTCTGGACCTGTGTAGGTGGGGCTCAAATTTTCTTTGGCTTGAATTGTGTGCTTGTAAGGAAAGTTCCAGTGTTCATAGACTACATCTGGGGCTGAGATGATGTCTGTGGGCGGCGGGTCTGCTGACTGGTTGTCGTACAAGATGAACCGTTGGACGCCGTGTACGCGCCGATAGTAATCCAGGACGGTTGGAATTTGAAGCCACTCATCTTTGAATACTAGGCAGAGTTGAAGGTCGACTGGTGGTAGTGCGGATTGGGGCTTCACTTGGTATTGTATGCCATCCAGACGAATTGTACTGGGAATTTCGTGAAATTCCAATTCTAGAAAAATGGCAACATTAAATTCTTTCGTCTGGTGAAGGAGGAGCTTCTTTGGCTCTGGCTCAATTGTAAAATTGGGTTTGTTCGGAATTTCAATGAATTTGGCTGGATTTAGGTCTATATAGACTTTTTCGGCGGATACATATATATCTAGTATAGAATCCATTACAGTAAGACAATTTGATGGCTTTAGACCCGCACATTTGGCGTTTAAAAATAAAAACAAGAACCGTACTTTATCAGCATATATCGCTGCTTGGAGTCTGTAGTCATTATAACATCAAGTGTCATATTCATTACATGAAACCATTTATTATTATGTAACTCATAAAATCTTCGTATTCGTGCCTCCATTATAGTTCTTTGGGTGCGTTGCTTTAGATGCCGAAGTATGAATAGTGACACTGGGTGATATCTATATGGTAGCGGGCACACAGTGATTTGCTTTTTTCGCAGAGAGGAGAACTTATGATAAGCCACTTTGTTGGCGAATGATCGATGAGTGCATGCGCTTTCATTTCAAAATTTGGGTCAGATGAATTCAATTCGTAAATTATAAATTGCTTGTACCAAATTTCTTTGTTGACAGAATTGCGCGGCAGAACTTCGAAATTGGACGGTTCTGCTATGATGAGCAAATTGAGCATCGGATAGCGCTCCTTCAGCACGGTGCACGGATTCAGCTGGGTGAGGATTTCGATAGGCTCATATCGAACCATTTTGATACTAGAGGTGAATATAAAAATTGTGTCAAATTTTCGCGAGTTTCACGAATTGCTAATCAAATTGTAAATTTTCTTCTGCTCGTCGCGCGGCGCCGACTTGACAACCTTCATGATGTAGTTGATGACCCACTTTGCGTCGGCGCTAGTATGTGAGTCGAACTTGGTTGCGATGTCCTCCATCTCGGCGGACCAAATCACATTACTCATAATGACGGCATCGATACGCAGGAGGAGAATATCCTTAATCTTGCTCTTCTCGGACATATGTACCATCGTGGATAGGAGCCCGGCGATGTCGTAGGTCACCCCGTTTTCGTTGTACGTGGTCGGCATTTTGTCATGTCGGTGTATGGGGCGTATTGATTCAATTTTTTGAAAGGATATCATCCTAAAAATTGAGCCCGGTTCGTGCGCTACTTGGGATAACTAAAATGAATATGAATATCACAGAGATGGAGGGAGAGATGTATGTTTTGAAGCGCAATGGACGACGCGAGGTCGTTGCGTTTGAGAAGGTGTCTGAGCGACTGCGTAAGGTGGCTGAGGGGCTTCATGTAAATGTGACTGTTATTGCACAGAAGGTGCTTTCGCAAATCGTCAATGATATCAAGACCTCTGAACTGGATGTGCTGGCGGCGAACCTGGCGATCTCTAACGTGACCGTTCACCCTGACTACGGTGTTCTGGCGTCACGTATTATTATTAGCAACCACCAGCGAAACACGCCCTACACGTTTAGTCAGGCTGTTGAGGTGCTTGCTGGGGTGTGTGATAATACGGGTGCTGCGGCACCGGTTGTATCGGCGGAGCTGGCTGCCGTGGCAGCGGCGCACAGCGCCGAGATTGAGGCACGTATCGTCTACGACCGCGACTTTCTACTCGATTTCTTCGGCTTCAAGACTCTCGAGAAGGCGTATCTGGCGCGTGACGGGCTGCGCCGCCTTGTTGAGCGCCCGCAGCATATGTGGATGCGCGTCTCACTGGGTCTCTGGCTTGGACACCCTGACTGTCTGGAGCGGGCGTTTGAGACGTACGACATGATGAGTCAGAAGCTGTTTACGCACGCCACACCGACGCTGTTCAACTGCGGCTCACCGCGACCGCAGCTCTCATCGTGCTTTCTGCTTGCGATGAACGATGATTCGATTGCCGGCATCTACAAGACGCTGACGGATTGCGCTCTCATCAGTAAGTATGCTGGCGGTATCGGTCTACACATTCACAATATTAGGGCAAAGGGGGCGGCGATTCGCGGAACAAACGGTACCAGCAACGGCATCGTGCCGATGTTGCGTAACTTCAATGCGACGGCGCGCTACGTTGACCAGGGTGGCGGCAAACGCAACGGGTCCTTCGCTATCTATCTGGAGCCGTGGCATGCCGACATTCAGGACTTTCTGCGCCTGAAGCTGAACAACGGCTCCGAGGAGGAGCGCGCCCGCGACCTGTTCTATTCGCTCTGGATTCCTGACCTGTTTATGGAGCGGGTGCGCGATGGCGGGAATTGGACGCTGTTCTGCCCGTCGGAGGCACCTGGACTCGCGGACGTGGTGGGTGACGAGTTCAAGGCGCTGTACGAGCGCTATGAGGCAGAAGGGCGTGGTCGCACGACTGTGCTAGCACAGAAGTTGTGGTTTGAGGTGCTCGATTCGCAGATTGAGACCGGCACGCCGTACCTCGTCTACAAGGATGCGGCGAACAAGAAGTCGAACCAGCAGAATGTGGGCGTCATCAAGAGTTCGAACTTGTGTAGCGAAATCATCGAGTTCTCATCGAAGGATGAGACGGCGGTCTGTAACTTGGCGTCAATGGCGCTACCTTCGTTCGTATCGGACGGGGCGTTCTACTTTGCGCGCTTCCGGTCAGTAGTTGCCGTCGTGGTGCGCAATCTAAACCGCGTCATCGATATTAATTACTATCCGACGGAGGAGACTCGGCGCTCCAATATGCGGCACCGCCCGATTGGACTCGGCATTCAGGGGCTTGCCGACGTCTTTGCGCTCATGCGCGTGCCGTGGGAAGTTGTGGAGGGCGGGCGCGTTGTGGCGAACCCCGATGCCGTGTTGCTAAATAAGCGCATCTTCGCGCACATGTACTACGCAGCAGTGTCAACGTCGTGCGACCTCGCCTCTGTGGAAGGTCCGTATGAGACGTTTGCGGGGTCGCCGGCATCGCGAGGATTGCTACAGTTTGATTTGTGGAAGGTCGACCCGGTAGTGGACGAAGGGCTGGACTGGATTGGACTCAAGGAGCGCGTTCAGCGTGTGGGTCTGCGGAACTCGCTGCTCGTGGCGCCGATGCCGACCGCGTCGACGTCGCAGATTCTAGGCTTCAATGAGTGCTTTGAGCCGTTCACCACGAATATCTACACGCGCCGTACACTGGCAGGCGAGTTCATCCAGGTCAACAAGTATCTGGTGGCAGACCTGCTGGCACAGGGGCGCTGGTCGGCGGAGCTCAAGGACAAGATTATCGCACGCGCAGGCTCCGTTCAGGGGCTCAGTGAAGTGCCGGCGGACCTACAGCTGCTCTACAAGACGGTGTGGGAGCTGAAGCAGAAGACGCTCATCGATTTGGCTGCGGACCGCGGTGCGTACATCTGCCAGTCGCAATCGTTGAATCTGTTCGTTGCGGACCCGGACTACTCGAAGTTGACCTCTATGCACTTCTACGCCTGGCAGCGCGGGCTAAAGACGGGCATCTACTATTTGAGGACAAAGGCACCGGTGGCGGCGCAGCAGTTTACGATTGACCCGACAATGAAGGCTGCTTCGCAAAAGCCCGTAGAGGAGAAGGAGTGTTTGATGTGCTCTGCGTAAAAATCTATTTCTAAAGTATAGAATGTCGTCTGTTCGCCGCGTTGTTTCACAGCGCCCTTCCAATCTCTACTACTCAGATGACGGTCCTTATTTTTACTCGTATGCCGACATAGTGCAGCGTGCCACTCAATACAATGCTGTACAGAATGGCAACCAGTTTACGTTCCCCGACGAAATCGCTTGTGCTGACGCGGTATATGATTTAGATGATTATGCGTCGGATGAGGACCTATTTACAAACGGACACCAGACCTTCACAGACATGGGTAAAGAAATTAAGTTTGGCGTAAAAGGGGGACCGAACGACCATTTTACCTTCCGACTCGTCCAGCTTCGCGGATTAGACATCCGTGTAAACACCGTTGACTCAACGTATAACACATTCTGGGTACTCGTAGACTCGAAGACCACTACAGGGATGAGATATGAACTCGATGGTTATGGCGAGATCTATATTTCTCGTGCTTAAATCTCCTGTATAAGTATAGAATGTCTTCTGCGTTGCGCGACGTTGCTCAACGCCAATCTGAAATAATGTACTCCGATGACGGTGTCTATTTTTACTCGTATACCAAAATCGTTCAAGTTGCGAACAGTTATAACGCACAACAGCAGGGCAACATATTTCTGTTCGCCAATGAATTAGATTGCGCTGACGCAATCTATGATTTGAGCGCCTATGCTGATAATAATAACGGAAAGACCAGTGGTAACCAAACATTTACGGACATGGGTAAAATAATTAAGTTTGGTGTCAAGGGTGGTCAAAACGACCATTACACGTTGCGCCTCGTTCAACTCAGATCGCTTGACTACTATGTCGTAAACACAGTTGGTTCCGGCTACAACACTTTCTGGGTTATAACGGATGCGAAGATAACGACGGCAATGAAGGATGTATTTCCCCCGCCTGAGGACGATGGATGGGATTACGGAGTTGTCTATCTCCAGCGCTAGACGGCTTAATTTTTAGTTACAAAAAGTTACTAACTTTTCTTAACTAGGGTGACGGGGCGGGAATACGGTTTGCCAACGTCTGTTTAACTCTGTTCTGCATCTCTTTTCTTGTGTCAAGCTCAGCCATTGCCTTATCCAGCTGCTCCTTGGCTATCTTTTCATTTTGTCTTGCCTGATCGGCGTCTGACTGCGCCTCATCCACTTCGGCTTGTGCTGTATTGAGCAAATTAGTCTTGGCTTTCTGGTCGGCGTCGAGTTGCGCATTCAGCATGTCGAGCAGATTCTGTGTTTGCGCCGATAAAAAATGCTCCACCTGCTGCTGTTTATAGAAGGTGACTCCTATCAGAGAGACAATGGTTAGACCTACTAAATAAAAACCTATCTTCGCGTCCATCTACCGTATTCAGTTAAAAAAACGAGCCCAGCGGTTTCGGTCCGGGGCTGCGGTCAGGCTCCGTCATATCGTAGATGTCTTGAGCCACACGGCGCTTCTCGTACTCCATGTTTGCGCGAACCTCCTGCTCGGAGGCGACATGGCTTGATGCGAGTTGAACTAACACACCGCCTTGGCTGGCGGCAAACTTTTCGACCTGCCGTAGACCCGCTGCCGCCAATAGGACTACGAGGAGCAAAAGGGCTGTTAACGTGTAGCGATATTCCATTCTACGCTGTTTTGTGAAAAAAAATGAGTGACGGAGTTTGTGGATTTGTAGGGCAAAAAGAATGGCTGAACTCTTCCTTTCAGTAACTGATGAGATGCGTGACACGTATGAGAAGGCGGCGGCAAAGTACAACGGCACTCCCTATGAGGAGCGCGATTCGGGGTTCGATGTGTACTGCGATTCGGACTACTATCTGACCTACGGAGCGGATACGGTGTTTCTGCGATTCGGCATCGTGGCGGCGTGTGCTATCAAGAATGGTGCCGGACGCGCCTATTGGCTCATGCCGCGCTCATCGATTAGCAAGACGCCGTTTGTGTGCGCGAATTCCATGGGTCTCATCGACGCCGGCTATCGCGGGCAGCTCATGGGCGCGGTTCGTATGGTTCAGGATGCGGGTCTGTATACAGTGTCTGCAGGCTCGCGTGTCTTTCAGCTGGTGGCGGGTTCGGCAAAGCCGTGGGCTCGCATTGTAATTGTAGGGTTACCGGCGGACATGCCGCGTGCTGTTACAGCGCGTGGCACGGGCGGATTTGGCTCTACAGGCTCTTAACGGTGACGGCGAGTGCGACGCACGGACTTGCGACTGCGACGTGTCTTGCGACCGCCTGAAGTTGGGCACTTGGTATAGACCCAGCGTCTATTGAGGACGTGCTCCATATCATTTTCAAATTGGAGGACTCCTTTGCCCTTGCCAATATAGACACCGAGTTTCACTGTCGGGGAACCAAACAAGTTCTGCTTTCTGACCTGGTAACAGACGCCGGCAAAAAAATTATCCATTTATAGTATATGTTCTTTTTTTTTACGCAGTTGATTAAATGATAGCACTGATATTGTTAGGGAGCGCGACAATCTGTGTCGAATAATAGCTCTCGATGTTCTTGAGCTCACGTAGCTCGGCTGGAGTAACCAGGTTGATGGCGACGCCCTTGCGACCAAACCGACCACTGCGACCAATACGGTGAATGTAGTTCTCACGCTGTGGCGGTAGCTCGAAGTTGATAACCAGACTGATTTGCTGGATGTCAATGCCGCGCGCCAGAAGGTCGCTCGAGACGAGAACGCGAACTGTGCCGGCGCGGAACGCGTTGATACAGGCGCGGCGCTCCTTGGGGTCCATATCGCCATGGATATAGGAGACCTCAAAGTTGTTCTCCTGAAGGCGCTTCGCAAGCCACTCCACCTTGGCGCGCTGGTTACAATAGATGATAGCCGTGTTTATGTTGATGTGCTGGTAGAGATCGCAGAGGCAGTCAAACTTCCACGCCTCCTGCTCCATCTCCACGTAGTACTGGCGAATACCCTCCAGTGTCACCTTCTCAGGCGGCAGCAGGACGCGTACAGGGTCCTTGAGCATGCGATTCGCGAGTTCAACCACCTCATCAGGCATTGTTGCTGAGAAGAGCGCAACGCGTGTACAGGAGGGAAATCCCATATTGAGAATACACTCCATCTGCTCGCGGAAGCGCCCCTCCAACATCTGGTCTGCCTCATCCATGATGAGAACCTTGATATGGTCGCGACGAAGCCCACCGCGCTCCATCAGGTCGTAGATACGACCAGGGGTGCCAATGACAATCTGCGCACCGCGCTGGAGCGCCGACATATCATCGCGTACAGGCGCACCGCCCGTCGCCATCATAATAGTTATCTTCGTATGCGCGCCGATATTCTTGATAACCAGTTCAATCTGCTGCGCCAGTTCACGGGTGGGCGCCATGATTAGAATCTGCGTATTAGGATTAGCGACGTCCATACGACACAGTGCACCGATTGAGAATGCACCGGTCTTACCAGTACCACTCTGCGCCTGCGCGATCACATCATTACCATCCTTAATGGGCACGATTGCGCGCTTCTGAATTTCAGACGGCTTCTCAAAGCCGAATGCGAACACTCCACGGAGGATATCCTCAGGGATACCCATTTCTTCGAAACCTTCATAGACTTTAACGTTAGGGTCCATTTTTTCTTAGATGAACTCTATGGGGTTACCAAGGCTTCATTTTTTTAGGTCATGTTGACAAGTTCGAAGCCAAAATCGCGCAATTTGTTTTTCAGTAGTCCTGGACGCTGTTTTACTTCACTTGATACTACAATAGCGTCTTCTTTCTCATTGACACGTTTCCAAACACAGATAAAGTCACCCCAATGATTCCACTCGTTGTTGGTCATGCGATTAATATGGAAGGTCTCTTCAATCGTAACCGGACTCGGTTCTATATTTCCATAGGTTAGACCTGACCAATAGACAAGTGCCTGTGCTGCGTCTCCATAAAATCTCCAATTATCGCCAGGAAAGGTGTGATAGTCGCCTCTACAAGGCGCGTTTACATAGATAAATCCTCCAAGTTTGGTTATACGGCACATCTCTTTAAAGGTTACCCAAAAACATGGGTCGTGTTCAAAACAAGACGTCGATATACACATATCGATAGAACCTGTCTCTAACGGAATTTGTTCATTCGGTTTCATAACAATATCAACTGATGGATCCGCTTCGATATCAACACAGACATATTTCATTTTAAGGCTTTTAAAAAGGTCTTTCATTGAACCATTCACATTGCGTCCGCCTATTTCAACTACAACCATACCCTCTTTTCCGTATAATTCTGCGAATTTGGTACATGCCTGAAGACTGGAATAATGCATTTATTAGTAGAATATAATAATGGGAGTGCCGGGCTGACGCATTTTTCAAATCCAACATGGAACTGAAAAACTGACTCTGGTGGGGATTGAACCCACGATCTTCCGCTTACGCAAGTCATTAGAAGGCGGACGCGTTATCCACTGCGCTACAGAGTCTCAATAAAATACTGTGTTGCTATGTTTAAGTTCAATTTTAGATACTTAAACGAGTTTTAGATATTATGTATAATGAATTGTCATTTGTGTACACAGCCGTTGACAACAGAGGAGAAGAAGTCTGAATGGCCGTGTGGTTGCTCCGTTCACACCATGTGCGGTTGGCGGCGTTATATGGACCATTATTGGGGTGGCTTCGGCGTGGATGGAGGAAATGTAGTGTGTGGAAATTGTAACACGATTGTTTTTAGACCGACGCAAAATCCATGGGTTGTTGAACAGGCTGCTACTGTGGAGGCGGCGATTCCACGAATCCAGACTATAAAAACACAGGCTGATTTCAAAAAAGACTACAGACTGGTTCGCGCCAATAATCGTGCTGCGGGGGCAGCACATCGTCTGTTCTCGCGCGTCTTAAGAGTGAGAGGGCGTCAATTCAGAGCCGATGTACATGAGCATCTTACGGCGATTCGCGTCGCAAAACGTGAAGCGTTGATAGAAACTAAGTTAAGTCCTGAGTTTATTGCGAACCGGCGAGCCAGCACTAAGTTTGCCGGTTCGCTCACACGCTTCAAAAATAAATACGGCTTGAATCCTACTGAACTAAAGATTCTTAAGCTGAACAAAAGTCGCGGCACGATTTGGAATTGTCGACCTATTTGGCTGATACAGCGGAATTTTCGCATAAGATTATGATAAATTTGACTCCGCTTAAAACTTATCTTAGTGAGATAGAGATATAATGCGCTTTTGCCCCGTTTGTGATTACTACCTATACCTTGCGACCTCGTCCGACGCGCAGTCCCTGACTCTGCAGTGTCGTCAGTGTGGATACAATGAAGCGCTCAAGCCAAAGTCCGCTGAGGAGGCGCTCGTCCTGGAGACTACGTTTCAGTCCTCTGGAACGTCGTCCGGACTTGGTGCGAGCGGAGTGAGTGTAAACGCCTACACCCTGTCTGACCCAACGCTGCCGCACACGCAGAGTCTGAAGTGCCCGAATGCGACGTGCCGGTCTGCCGGTGACAAGGCGTTGCGTGATGTTATTTATATTAAGACGGATTCAGCGGGGCTCAAATTCCAGTATATTTGTACGGTCTGCGAGACGCAATGGCGAACTTAAGGTCTGCTAAAAAAGAAGAACAAATAGAGGATGCCGCCACCGGTTGGTGAAATAAAACGACTTGTGACTCTAATTGACCGTGGTGATGCGGACGGATTTTTCTATCCACAGGATGCCGAGAACACTGTTTTTCAGCCAAATTTTAAACCGTATCATAATTTTACACAGGAGACGATTGAGTTGCCGTATACTGGCGCAGCCACGTGGGGACAACGTATTACATTTACGCTACCATTTCCTTGGCTCGGCGATTGTCTAAACTGGGTTGCCATACGATTTAATCCAGCAAGTTGGCTTCCCGGTGACGTGATACAGGGTCTACAGCAGCCCGTACCATCGCGTTGGACCTACACAGACGTGAGTGGTGCGTGGACTTGGACAGCCGCATTGGGTAGTAGTGCCATTCAGTTGGTCGAGATGGAGGTCAATGGACTTGTTGTTGAACAGTGGTCCGGTGACTGGATTAACGTCTGGTCTAAACTGTTTCTGGATTCGTCGCGTGGCACAGCTTGGCGTGACTCGGTTGTGGGTGCACTTGATACTACGACAACCGTGGCACCAGCGTTGGCTTCTGGACAGCCGGTCTATATTGACAGTCACACCGAACCAGTTGAGTTTAATTCGACGGCTACGATTCTTCCGACCGAAGACGGTGAGGTCTATGCGTATTTTCCCTTCTGGTTTGCGCGAAATCGCAACGCGGCGTTTCCGCTCGCCTCTATTCAGGGTGAAAATGTCCGTTTTCACATTACATTCCGTCCATTCAAAGAAGTTGTGCGGCGCATTGGCGTGCCAATTGGATGCGATGAAACCATGTTAGGCACTCAGATTGCGTTTACCAATAATGACAACGCAATTCCAGACCCCTACGTTGCGACAATAGGACTAGTACAGCCTAATTTTAATAGTGCTGTTTTGATGTGCGGGTTCACGCACCTTGAGGGCGAGTTGCGCAAAGCCTACATACATAACGTACATGAATATCTAATTGAACCCGTTATTACGTTGCCGTTTACGGAGCCGCTGAAATACTTAACCTCGGCGGCGGATGCAGATATGATTACGGTTTCACTGCCTTTGGAGGCGTCAAACGGACCCGTACGCTCTATTGTATGGTTCTTGCGACGCAAGGCGGCGGCGCAGTTTAACAGCTGGACGTACTATGGTGCTTACCTGGAAAATGAAATCGACTCTGTGTACAGACCTCAACGGTCGCTGTTGACACGGGCTGTTCTTCGTGTAGGTGCCGTTGTCTGGGCAGACCAGGATGAAAACTGGTGGCGGGCGCGCGGCGCCATCGCGTTCCCTGGTGGAATTCAGACGTACAATTCGTACATCTATGCGTATAACTTTGCTCAGGACCCCGCCGGATTCGGACCCAGTGGCTCAATCAATACGAGTCGTGCGGAAATGCGTCTAGATCTAACTGTATCACAGCCGACAGGTGTAGACGACAAGGAGTGGGAGGTTCAGGTATTTATTCTATCGCACAACTGGATGCGCTTTCAGAACGGGTTGGCTGAACGTGTGTTTACTGATTAAGCTGGCGCGCGGCATTACGGTGTGCGGTCTCCTCTTCGACCTTACGCAAAGACTCAAGGACTGACTTGTCATGATCGACGTGTAGATGCTTAGGTAACATGTCGTAGCCGAAGCGTGTACAGAAATTATCAATTAGAATAAGCCGGAGGCGCGCCCATACCAGGAGCCTGTACCGCTTTTCGGGCTCTTCGTTAATAGAGGCGTAGCGTTCGACTTCATGTATAGGATAATAGTCTTTATCCATTGCTCGTGCGACACCGATTAGTGTGTCCCATGGTGTAGTACGAGGCGTAATCGCCTCTAAGTAGCCGATTGTTCTAGTTCGATGCGCCTCCTGCTCCATATTTGTATTTACTATAACTGCGTTTCTTTATATAGAATCTAAAGACATGCGTTGATAAAAGAGGATAATGGATACTGTTGATGAATTTGCCGCTTCGCTTTTTTCTAAGGACCCTGGTGCGCCTGGTTCAGTGGACCTTGCGGTAGAGACCGAGGACACCTCTGGACTGTTTGAGGTGCTGCTCCTCATCGTCACGTACGGAATGAAGCGCTGGTACGGACAGCGCATTGATATCACACAGATTAGCACCGACCATCTCAAGAAGCTGCAGGAGTATTTTCTCTCCTTTGATATACACTTTACGATTGATAAAATCCCCGAACCCGACACATATATGATTGATAACAAAGCCTATGTGGGAAAGACCAAGCTGGAGGACATGACGTTCACGGTGGCGGCAAATCGTTATCTGTGGATTCTACATTTTGCTTATGCACGCTGAAGAAACTGGACCTGTTTTACAATTCTGAGTTTATTCGTTTTGATGAAATTGTGCGTGTCGAAGAGTGCGCGGGGCGGCGCCTGTAGGCGTAGAGGTTGTGACTGCTCGCACAGATAGAAGATATAACGATGTAGTCCTGACGGGGGTTTAGGAGGGCTGTACGGGACGAGCTCTTCTTTAGAAGAACCATCATTGTTGATAACTAGCCAGTGGAGCCAGTCCGCTGCGGGCGCATCTGGGTCGGACATGATAAGTGTATAGAATTTACCGGTTTTGCCGTGGAATTGTACATTCGGTTGCCGTGCTGTGATATTTTTTGTTAACTCCTGACCGGCTGCATTTATTTTGTTGTAACTGACTTTGAACATCTATTATGTATGGATAATTAGATGGAGTGTCGCTTCTGTCTAGAACGCGGATCTCCCGCATCAAAAACAAATCCACTGCTGAGTCCCTGTATTTGTCGCGGAAGCGTTAAATATGTCCACAAAGAGTGTCTCAGAAAATGGCGGGTCACTACGTTGCGCCCTGACCAAGACCTTATCTGTCCTCTCTGTAAAACTGTCTATAGTCTATCTGTGCTACGCATGTTTGTTAAAGAGCTGATTCCTGTCTATAATCGTTATGTTACATTTATGACTCATCCTATCCAAATGTTCGTCTTGTGGAACCAGATATTTTTACTATATGTGTTTGCTGGTGCTGTTACTGTTGAAAATGGTACTATCTACTATACATTTGATGCGCCTCATATTCGGCTCTTATGTTTAGCGTGGCAGATGTTATTGGCAACAATCTATATTACAATTTACAGTTACTACGTTTCACTGGTCCAGGACCACCGGCTCTACATCAGTAAAAACAAACAACTGCTGCTTATGCCCATTATGAATGGGCTTGTGTTGTATGTTGTGTACGAATATCCTGTAGCTGGTGCTATTCTACACCATTGTTTATTGCCGCTTTATCTTAGAAAACATATCGACACTCTACAAATTATTAATGGGGAGTTTTGAGCGCAGATAGGTGTCTAGATAGTCGCCCGACCAGTCTTTGATATCCATTTCGAGCCAGAGCCCTGAAAGCGGTTGAAACAAGACAACTGTATCAATTGTGTAGCCCTGTGAACGAATCAGATGCGCTGTGGCAAACAATTCGACGAGCAGCTCTAAGCGTCGTAACTCATGGAGAGTCGAACCCGCTTGAATTTGGACGAGTGCCTTATCCATAATAAGGTCGGCGGTGGTTGTCAATTGCTCATCTTCGTAGAGGACGCGTGCCAGAATTGTTTGTGCGTTTACAATCCAATTGTTGAGAATTTCGTCTTCTAATTGACACAAAAATTCGCGGACGGATGCCCAGTCCGGTTTTGTCGGTTGGCGATAGAACATGAGGTTGCGTCCCTGCCGCACTGTGTGTGCGCCGCCCATAAGATAAATTTCAGGCAGCAAATTCACGGAGGGAATTGTTGATTGAGTCACCAAATTCCAGGCGCGAATGAGGTCACAGCGATATTCCTGTGGGGGTGAATACGGTATCGCGGCGAATCGGAGAAGGTCCATTCTGTAATTCACGTACCGCAAATTGTAGAGTGTGGTTCGAATTTTGTGGATGATTTGAACAATATGAATTAGAGAGGGGTGGTCCCATGTGTTGTTTGGATAGAGGCGGTCCAGAGAATCCAAGATATCCTGATAGGTTATGTTGGGTGGAGTGTGGAGCGGGTCGCCTGCGAGCGGAAACAAGTAGCGAACCACGCGTTCAATTACGCTCTGATTTTCGTCGAAGAAAAGAGCATCTTCGGCGGCGATTTTTATCGTCCAGACAACATCGGAGGCGATTGGGTCTGTTTTACCACCGCTTTCGGCGCGATACATACCGATAACACGCAGAATATAGGCGCGCATAAAGTGCGACCACTCCGTCTGGAGGTCTTTTTGGAGGACCCAGCCTGGGATGCGCCAGGGGCTGTCGATTGAAAAGAGGGAGCGCGGTTTCAGTGTTTTATTGATACAGTTTGGAAGCGCTCCCGCCTGCTCTTTGAGTCGGCGAAAGTCCTCGCCCTGGAGTGCATCGATGGCGGTGCGTAGAGAGCGCGACCTTCCTTCAAATTCGCAGCTACTGAGTCTGTATTGTGTGGCGCTGAACCAGGTTAGGAGCGGTCGATGAATTTCGCGCACAAATCGCGATAGGTTCTGCTCACCTTTTGAATACGAGAGGGTCAGTGTTTTACGAGCGCGTGTGACACCGACGTAGAAGAGGCGGCGCTCTTGTAGAATAGACTCTTCATCTTTCTTTTGCGGAAACACATCGTCGTTGAGCCGCACCAGGAACACGTGGTCCCATTCCAAGCCTTTTGCTGAATGGAGAGTACAGAGGGTTACATGATTATCATCCTCTTGCTCTTGTTGCGATGACATCATTTTCACCGGAACCTGCTCACGAATTAGCGTTTCTTCGTAGGCGTAGAGGACTGAATTAAATTTGGAGAGAATCGCAATTGTCGCGGTCGGGTCTTCGGCTCTCAATTCCATTATCTTATGATGAATATAATGGCGCTCATCGGCTGACCTGTAGAAGTATCGAACTTCTGGCTTTTCACCACCGTTTGTTGTTGCGGTCATGCGCTCCTTGTGCGGCAGCGTAGGAATGTGACGCATAATGGAATTTGCCACAGCAACGATGGCTTCGGTCGACCTGTAATTGATAGAGAGTTGGAAGTCTTTGACATTGCGTACTTTACGGTGAAAATCCAGAATGTAGTCGACACAGGAGCCACGCCAGGTGTATATATTTTGCGCATCATCGCCGACAATCGTTAGAAACGCACCAGGATGATGAAGGCGGCGAATAATATCGTATTGAATTTCGTTGATGTCCTGAAATTCGTCTATGATAAGAAAGCGCAACTTGCCGACCCACTGTCTGCCTTTTTCTGAAGTCAAGAATTCTAGAAACTTGTGAGGCAGTTCGTCAACGTGATAGAGGTCTTTGAGCTTATCAGGGTCCTTATCGCGCAGAATCTTGCTGGCTAATGCATGGAAGGTGCCGGCGTAGACGTGGTCTGCGACTTCTGTGCCAATTAGAGAGGCGATGCGCTCTTTCATTGTATCACTGGCGTTACGGCTAAAGGTGGTCAAAAAAATAGACTCTTCGCGAACGTTGTGATTCTGAATAAGGTAGGCGATGCGTGCCGTAATGGTTGTGGTTTTTCCTGAGCCGGCAGACGCAAGGATTCTGATATTCGTATACGGGTCGTATTCTACAATTTCTGCCTGTTGGCTGTTTAAAGTGAGGTCCTTGAACGGGAACTCTAGGACTACAGATTCCATATGTGTTGTAGGGGCGCTCATCTTAAATGAGCAAATTTTTTTGGTAAAATTTGAATATAGTTTGGGTTTTTTTTATTATAGCAATAATGACCTACATTTATAAACTTGAGGTTAGCACGTTCTCGAAGGACACCGAGGAGTATTACGCAAGCCTAGAGGGTGTTTCGGAGGCGGCATACGAAATCTATACATACTATTTGTTTACCAATGACATTATCTATGATAGAGAGGCTATTCTAGAGTTGGTCTCGCCGGCGGCGATTAAGAAGAGTCTTGAAGAGGAAGAGACAATCTATAATAAGCGTCACGTTAGGGCTCAACTAATTGCATCTGGTAGTTTCGAGCTACATGTTGTTTGGCTTAAAGTCAATGATTAAGGATGATACAATGACCGTCGTGATTGTGGGTGCCGGTCTATCGGGCTGTGTTCTAGCGGAGCAGTGTGCTAACGCGGGCAAACGCGTTATTATAGTGGAGAAGCGTGACCACATTGCCGGTAACTGCTACGACTATGTAAATGAAAAGGGTATCCTTATGAGTAAGTACGGTCCGCATTTTTTCCACACCTCATCTGAACGGGTCTGGTCATATGTGCAGCGCTTTGCCGAATGGGTTCCGTATAAGACTCGCGTGATCGGAACGTATAAAGGGATTACATTTCCTGTACCCGTAAATATAACGACGGTGAATCGGCTTCTAGGGAAGGACATTAAGACCGAGGAGGAGATGCGCGAGTTTATGAAGACGCAACAGCGTCTAGGGGAGCCGACAAATTCTGAAGAGGTTGCGCTTTCACGGGTTGGTACCGATTTGTACGAGATGATTTTTCGCGGATATACGAAAAAGCAGTGGTCGTGTGAGCCGGCTCTACTGGACCCGTCTGTCTTGGCACGCATCCCTGTACGCTACACATTTGAGGACGGGTACTTTAACGACGTCTATCAGGCGCTCCCTAAACTGGGGTATACCGAATTCTGTCGGTCAATTATTGCGAATCCGCTGATTGAAGTGCGGCTTTCGACCGAGTATCGGGCTGCGGATTTTCCTGACGCAGAGCGTATCTTTTATACCGGACCGATTGATTTGTATTTTAAGGACCGCGGTTACCCTGCTCTCGAATACCGGTCGCTGCGCTTTGAGATCGAAGAGCGTGACGAAGAATTATATCAAGAAAATGCTGTTGTTAACTACACCGAAGAGACAGTGCCGTGGACACGCATTTGTGAATACAAGCACATTTTAAATCAGAAGGCGCGCGGCACGACGATTGTTAAAGAATTTCCCAGCGCTGTGGGTGAGCCGTATTATCCGATACCGAATCAGCGTAATACAGACCTATATGAAACATATAAGGCGATGGCTCTTGAAGAGGAACGAAAGGGTGTCTATTTTGTAGGTCGTTTAGCAAACTATAAATATTTTAATATGGACCAGGCGATTGAGAACGCTCTTGATGTTTTCGAAATATGTCGCTCTAAATAGGGGATGCGTATCAGCCAAGAATGGTATGAGATACTGCTGTTTATTTTCACAGGAGTACTGTGGGTACTCTATATTTTTATATACCTCGGTACGCTAAAAGAGTATGGTGATAAGTACATTCCACTTCTTGTGACTGCACGCACACTTGTTTTAGCAGGCTTCCTTATTTATTTTTACAACCCGCTGCGCTCCACGTATTCATACGGACATGCTCTACCCACATTTGCGTTTGGCGCAGGTATTAGTCTACTGCTGTTCTTGGATAAGTTTCAAATAGAAAACCTTGTACACTTTTTGCTGTATCGCAAAGTTCTACCCGAACCTGTAAAAAAATGTGTCAAGTAAACAAATATGGTTAGGAAGACATATAAGTTTCCTCGCCGTTTCAGTCGTACATATTGTATGAAGAAACCGTGTACGGGGATGGGGTTTACTGAGAAGGCATCGTGTCGCCCGTACAAGAACTGCTATAAGGGCGGCGCTGTTGCTTCAAAGAAGCAGAAGCAGAAGAAGAGCAGCTCAACACGCGCACACACGCACAAAGTGAATCACCCGAAGTTCTTCTACACATCGGAGCACACGAGCATGACCTCCCACCCGATGGCGGGCGAGCCGTACGGAAAACGCACAGTTGTCACTGTTACGAATGGCAAGGGCTCCGCGCGCCACGAGGAGTTGGATCGCGTGGGTCGCGCCTCTATCGTAAATGAGAAGCCGTTGAAGAAGAGTGAAATAAAGGAAATCACAAAGGGTAATTTTGTTCCCGGTTTGCTTAATAGCGTTTGAGTTTCTATAGAGTTATATGTGATTCTAACAGCAGGTCTACATGTTGTTAGAATCTATCTTTGTTATTCTACTTATTTTAGTATTTGTGGTTATCTTTTATCGAGCCGCCATACATGAATACACTATTTTACAGAAGGACTGGACAACAGCGGCAGACGAAGAGGTGAAGTGGTCTGAATTGTTAGGAGAGCGGGCTCCGCTAGTTGTGCGAAACGTGCCGAAGCAGTGGACGCGGCTCTGGACACGGGTGCGAACGGCGAAATTCGGTTGGCCGGTTGTATTGGAGGAGCGCGGGAAGCGTGTTCGCACCTCATGGAGCACCTGGTTACAGTCGAAACCTGTGGCAGCAGACAAGCAGCGCATCATGAATGAGGCGGATTTGGCGTCGGCGGCGGGACTTTATGACCAGGCAGTTGACGCAGGGCTTCAGTTTCGCCGCCCGCTGTGGCTTCCTGGTTCGATTGCGATGAGTCGACTGACGGCACACGTTATCCCACCCGCAGAAGGCAACTTTGTTGGGCTGCGGAAAACTACGGCTGAGGCAACTTGTTGGGTCGCGACAGATGGAACACCTCTGCTATTCTGGATAGCACACGAAGGCGCGACGAAGGGCGGCGACTACCTTCCGAAGAATCCGTACGGACGGGACCCCTGGACATTAAAACCCGAAGAATCTCCCTGGATCTCCGAACTCAAGTTCATGGAAATTCGACTCCGTCCTGGACATATGTTTATTTTGCCACCACACTGGTGGGTGGCGCTGCGTTGCGACACCAATTCTGCTGAACCGGCGTTGAACGGCTCATGGTTCTGGACCTGCGAATTCCACAGCGCCATATCCTGGGTGGCTACACGTTTTCACTCGTCATGATAGAATGAGCATGGATCTCGTGTATGCTTGTCTCAAAAGTCAGATATCGATGTTGGAAACAACCCTTGGTGAAACCGAGTGTCTTGCACAGGGACTTGACAGACTATCTGTGCCGGTTGAAAAGTTGGGTCAACCCAGTTTTGATGAATTGCGCAGCTACAGAGATTCCGCCTTTCGCAAGGTCCAATTTCAATTTCAGAAAAATCCCGTGGTTTCACACCCCTTTTTAGAAAGCCAAAAAGGCAAAACAATTACATATGAAAATCTATGCACGCTTGTGCGTGAATACATTTACAAAAACGGACTGATGCGCGAAGGCGGTGTGATACAGTGCGATACATTTTTAAAGCAGATATGTGCTACCGATACAACAACCTTTATCGGTTTGTTACAGAATTTTAACCGAATCATACAATAAAATTGATACACGAATTGTTTTCTATGATTTAGCAAAGACTATGGAGGTTTTACACGATCCCAGCCATGAAGCTGTGATTGATTTAATTAAAACCCGTCGCCATCTGTTCATTACAGGACCAGGTGGCGTCGGAAAATCGACTCTCGTTAAGAGAATCGCCGAAGAGATTGAGGGTGTAGCGATTACCGCAATGACAGGGTGTGCCGCTCTGCTTCTGGACTGCGGGGCGCGCACTCTACACAGTTGGGCTGGAGTCGGTCTCGGGCAGGACACGCTCGAAAAGACGATTGCAACCATTCGCAAGAAGCCGCGGGCGAAAGGTGCCTGGCTCAAGGTGCGGACCCTGGTTATTGACGAGGTCTCCATGATGGACCCTGACTTCTTCGAATTCCTGGATGCGGTTGGGCGCGGTGTGCGCAGAGTCGGTAAGCCGTTTGGCGGCGTTCAGCTGATTCTGGTTGGCGATTTCTGTCAATTGCCGCCCGTCGTGCGCGATTCAGAGGAGACGCACTTTGTATTCGAATCGGAGCTCTGGACCAAAATAATTAAGACGGCGGTCATTCTGAATAAGATTTGGCGACAGACCGACCCTGTGTATCAGCGGATTTTGGGGGAGGCGCGCATGGGTGCGCTGAGTACGGAGAGCGAAGCGGTGCTACGCGGGCGGATGGGTCTGAAGTGGCAGGAGGAGGCAATTAAGCCTACACTACTATTTAGTCTAAACCGCGATGTGGATAAAATCAATACTGCGAATCTGAATGCGCTTCAAACAGAGGAGTATCGCTTTGATGTCAAGACAGAGTTCGATTCTGAGCGCTGGACTGCCGAATATCCTGGATTGCCGCGCCCTGCGCGTGATTCGGATACGGTTCGGTTTGCCGTTGAGCGCCTGGACAGGGATGCACCGTATGTTCCTACACTCTTTCTGCGAATCGGAGCACAGGTCATGCTGACCAAGAACATGCCAGAGGAGGGGTTGATGAACGGCTCACGCGGAATCATTGTAGCTGTTAATGAAATCACGGGCTGTCCGATTGTTCGATTTAAGATGAAGACAATGGCGATTGCTCCTGCCGTCTGGTGGTCGCCGGACTGCCCACATATCGGTCGGTCGCAAATTCCGCTCAAGATTGCGTTCGCGTTGACCATTCATAAGGCGCAAGGGGCGTCCATTGATTCAGCGCTGGTTGACATCGGCAAGAGCACATTTGAATACGGGCAGGCGTATGTAGCGTTGTCCAGGGTGCGCTCACTGGAGGGACTCTATCTTCACGCAATCGATATTAGCCGCATTAAGACGCATCCGCGTGTGCGGAAGTTCTACAGGGAGCTTCTGGCTGCGCCAGCTGTCACCGTTGTCGCGCCAGAGCCTGAACCTGTTGTGGCGCCTGCTGTCACTGTTGTGGCGCCTGCTGTCACTGTTGTGGCGCCTGCTGTGGCTGCCCCTACTAACGTAAGCCCGTGGTCTCTCACCGGTGTTCACGGCTCGTGGCTTCCCGTCCTGAACGCCGCCCTGGAGCGAGTGCCACACTTGGAGACGTTCGTGGGCTCAGCGCGCTCTAACGGAAAGGTCTATCCTGCTGCCGAAGATGTATTTGCTGCGCTGCGGCTGGGCATCGACGATGTAAAGGTGGTGATTCTGGGACAGGATCCGTATCACGGACCCGGTCAGGCGATGGGACTTTCGTTTTCAGTACCGGACGGCGTGGCGTCGCCACCGAGCCTCAAAAACATTCTAAAGGAGCTGCGCGCAGATTTGAATGTGGAGGAATATAAGAAGGGCAACCTGACCAACTGGTTTAGCCAGGGTGTTCTGCTGCTAAATACGATTCTAACCGTGGAAGAGGGAAAACCGGCGTCGCATGAGAAGAAGGGGTGGGAGCAGGTGACGGATGCGCTTCTTGCCGAACTCTGCGCGCGGCGCAAGAGAATCGTCTTCATGCTGTGGGGCAAATATGCGCAGAAGAAGGGTTTAATGATTGGCTCGGACCATCATGTGCTGTTGGCGGCGCATCCCAGTCCGCTATCCGCGTACGGCGGCTTCTTTGGGTGTAAGCACTTCAGCAAGGCGAACGAGCTGCTTGGATTGGAGAGAGCAATACAGTGGGTAGAGCAGTAGAAGGGCAGCTAATGCGAGTAAAATGAACGGTATATACATGTAGAACCAATATGTTTGAATTAAGGGCAGCCGGAACGGTCTGTGTATGGCGATAAGATTTAGTTTTTCCAGGTCGGCGAACTGTTGATGGATTGGTGTATAGAAGAGGCGGCATTGGTCTACTATTATTTTTGCTGTAGGTTTGTCCAAGAGGTAGGCGCCATCGCTATAGACTGTGAGCCCTGGCTTGCCTTCAATACGGGGTAGGTCTTCTGTTCGCAGGTCCACGTCATTTTCTATGACGAACAGCCAGTCATGTTTGGTTTGCTGTTCAAAGAGCTCTATTATCGCCATGTGGGTAATCCAGCGAGGAAATTCCGGTGATGTGCGCTGAGAGGCTATGGCACGTTGGTCAAATTCGAACGGCTGTGAGACCTGTACATAGGTTGTGCGTTTCGGGAGGTCTAAGACGCCCGTGGGCTCTTCTACACTGATATGTGGACGCTTGATTACTACGACTGATTCGCGTTGTAGATTCATCCCTATGGAATGGGTTGATGCATGTTTTTTATAAAACACGCACCAGCGAAGCGGAACAGCGAAGCGAAGCGTTTAGAACTTTACGAAGCGGCTGAAAAATGCCGTCTGTGCCGAGGGAGCAACAGGGATATCGTTCTCCATCACGTGTATCTCGACCGTGGAACCCTCTTTCAGACCATTATCTGTTACCGACTTTACTGGGTCCAACGTCTTCTTATTGTGCTGTAAGCGCAAGACCATTAGATTGTTTTTTGCGGTGGCGGGCACCATAGCGGTAAGCCGATTGAATAGGGTGATGCCATCAAGCGGTTGCGCGGGGTCTACGTCCACTACAGTATTGACGTGCTGTAGTTGCGGCTGTCTCTGCTTTGTTGAACCGGGTGCCTGGTAATTGACTTGGCGGACAGTAATCTTCATTCTATAGTTGAGGACGATAATTAATCTGTAGAATATACATAATTTACCGTATTGATAAAGCTCGTAGCGACAGACCCTTCGATGCCCTGACTTATCGTATCCGTATAAGTATGTGTCGTCAAATCGAAGATAACGTAGAAAAAGAGTTCTGTTGTATCATTAAAAAGAAAAAAACATATCTTTGTTGATGTGTTAAGTATATAGCTTAAATAAACACTTACATTATCTATTGGTGTACTAGGCGTATATATATAATCAGTTCCTGTGCTATCCCATATACGGATAACTAGAATTGGTCCTCCTAGAATTATAAAATGATCCTGGACTTGTAGTCTATAATAACTCAAGTAAGAAATTTCAAATGTCGAGCCTGATATATCTGAATTTGTTATTGTAACTATATTTGAGGTACCATCTTCGTTATCTGTATATCCAAATATAACGCCAGAGGCGTTATCATACTCGTTGGTAAATAAATTATTAACATTAATATCACTATACTTTGTAACTACTGAATTACGTACGACAAGTAAGTATGATACTTGTATATCACCATAGATAGAGAGGAGTGATAAACCAGGTGTCACGTAGTTGTTCCCTGATTGTACAGCATCTGTAAATCCACTGAGAATAATCACTGGACTATACAGTTCATGATAAAGCTGTACGTTATTATTATCCATTACAAAATACGATGATCCTACTGGAAACCAGTTTGGGTCACCTAAAAATATGTTCTCGATATTATAGTAAATAAAATTCTGCTGTGTTGCTTGTATATACAGATTCTGGATAGGGATGGGGACGATGGTGAGAATACTGTAAGGGTTAGTAGGCATATTTCCAGAAAGATCTACTACAGTACCACTCAGGTCTGATGCTGTAAATAAATGCGACCTTTGTTTATCTGCAGCACGATCACCCTCAATTATCATGACAGCAGTTTCGTTCATTGCGATATGTTTTGATAGTAAATTTGGCTCTGTGTATTCGTATATTTGAAAACTTTCACCACTAATACTAACGTAGGCTGTACCCTCTGAAAATTGGGGTGGCGGCATTGGTTCGCCTTGGTCGTACGTATAGACGTACGAATTTGTTATATATGATAAATATTGTGCTCCACTCAGGTCGTGCCACGTTTTATACATCTCGCCACTAATTGTTGTGAAATCGTCTGGGTTTGTAAATAGATGGGGGATAGCATCTGCTACATAGGCTTGTAAGTAATTTACAATTTGCGTATTAGTTATATCATTGTTAATAGTGGCAGCAAGCATAACCTTGCCTAACACAAAATTGCTTCCAGATACATCTATAGAGGACTCGTAGAGATTATCACCTTCAACCTGCCTGTAATCAATGAAGTCATCTAGATCTGTCGACCAGCTCAATACATTCTCTATCGTGAACCAGACCTCGCAATTGGTTGGTCCATCACCAGTACATTTGCGAACGAGGCTCCACCATGTACCAACAAAACCACTACCAGCATTGTATGTTTGTTGAAGTCTATCTGTGTTGCCTGAAATACCGTAGGCATACGCCCCTGAAACACCAATTTGTGCGATACCATTATCCGTATAGACAAGTGATGTGTGTGGATTTCCAGCTGTATTACTACCCACAACGTAACCGGCGATGTGACCCGACTCGTCTGTATATTTCTTATATGTCCCATAAATTGCAGAATCCATAATGAAATCGGGTTTTACACGTTCATCTGGATCAAATACTACTTTACCTGCCGACAACTTCATATAATTACCGCCACTTATGTCATTTTCGAATGGACCGCCGGAATAAGCAGTACCAAAAAGATCGCCTCCTGTTAAAATGTACGATACATTCGTATTCGGCGCGAAGTTCGTGATAACTAAGTGATTTGATTGGAATGAAGGGCTAGGGTCATTGTTTGAAAAATAGTATTCGATGTATTGGGTGGGATTTGTTAGGGTTATGATGTTAGGTGTAATTGTTCCAAGAACATTTGGAAAGCTGTGGTAGGTTACATTACCGTTGTCAGCGACAAGTTTTAGAAGAGTAAATTTATTATTTATACCATAAAAATCTATATTCACATCATTATAAGTATCTTCAAGTAGATCGTAACTTGTAAATGTACCGTTTGAAAAGATAAGATATACTGTATCCACATACGTTACGCCACTATACGTTATCAGTACCGTAATATCATTGTTAATAGCCCTCTCAGAGGAATACCCACGACCTGTGATGTGGTTAACTATAAAAACCGGTTCTGCCGTTGAGCCGAGTGGCCACATATAGTATGACCTATTTCCCTCAACTGTCGGTCCTACTAATAAGACACCGTTTTCTAGAGTTTCATAACTTGATATAGGTATGAGTGTCTGCTGAAGAATTTGTGTTACAGGGTTGTAGATTTGTACGGTTGTATCATCATTTATAATAAGGAAGTTTCTTGTTAATTCATAGTCAACTGAAATATCGGGCATTGAAATCGTGTTTACTATTAGTCCATTGGAGTCGATGAAAATAAAATCTAAAGCTGACGTACCTGTGCGGTTAAGAACTAAACAAAAATAGTTCTTTGTATTAGCATTATCATATTCTGTCCATGTTGCGTGCGGATACCCCGTATCGATGAGACCGGTCCACGTGTTTGTTGTCGCGTTGTAGACGCGATAGACCCAATTGGGTAATGTGTCAAATTTAACAAACACGGCGAACGTCTCAGTAAAGGTGAGGGGAGGCGTGGGCGCAGGCGGCTCGGCGAAGATTACATCCAATTCGGCGCGGCTAATCGTTGTGGGACCGATTGTTATGTAGTTTTTCCACTCATTATAGTCTACACCGTTTCTGTCGCCAATCTGATTGCCGGAGGTCGCTGGCTTATTGGTTATAACACCAGAGGCTATAGCATTTTGACGATAGACATTGTTGGTGTACAGCGTGCGCGCACGGCGGCGGCGCGTTAGTTCAGATGCGTCCATTCTACTTAGTACGTATTACTTTTAGAAGTGGGTGTGACGTCATGTATGAGGGGAGGGGCTCATGAATCTGGTTTGAAAAGAGGAGAAGAAGAGAGGCGGCGCGTCTTGTTAAAACATAATCGGTGTCTGTGGTGTAAAGCAATATATCCCAATCTTTGGGTGGATCGGCATTTTCTATTGCGGCTGTCGGCATTTGTGTCTCGAGAAAGAGAGCATGGGCTGCTTTTGTATCAAGAAACTGACGCCACGCCTGTTGATGGGTTAGCATTTGGAGCCCCTGTTCTTGGCTCAGAGCGAGACGAGCGCCTGGCGTGAATCGTGTATCATAGTTATAATTGATTATTGACGGTGTATTTATAGTTGTAATTGACGCATACAAGAGTGCCGGGACTTGGTCTGAACAAAGATAAACGGGGGTTTTTGTAAGTTCTATTGGTGTATAGGCACAGAACTTACACTCCATCATTACGTATAGCTGTGGTTGTGTTTGTTTTCGCTGGACGCGGGTTTTCCCCTAAACGGAGAAAAAACTTGAGGCGTTACGCATTTGCTATAGCCGCTAATAAGAAACTCTCCGGAATAATTACTGAAATGAGTGCCGTGTTACCCGAACTTGTATCGATTCAACCCGTTGTCGAGCCGAAGAAAGCTATTATGCGACGACGACGTGCAAACTCGACTTCCTCAGCGCAGACCCCGCGCCCGAGTCTGCTGGATGTTGAGGCGGAGCCGTCCAAGGTGGCGGGAAAGCTGCGCAAGAAGCATACGGAAGCGATTTTGGTCGAAAACCCTGACCGGTTTGTCCTGTTCCCAATTGAGCATCAGGACGTGTTTAAGATGTATAAGGACCTCGTGGCGGTGCGCTGGATTCCTGAGGAGGTCGATATGAGCAAGGATCTCAAGGACTGGAAACTATTGACTCCAAATGAGCAGCACTTTATCAAGCGCATCTTGGGGTTCTTCGCCGGCTCGGACGGCATCGTTAATGAGAATCTGGCTGCGAACTTCGCGAACGAGGTTCAGTACCCTGAAGCCAAGGCGTTCTACACAGAGCAGATGAGTAATGAGACGGTCCACTCTGAGACCTATTCGCGTCTCGTTGATACGTATATTGAGGATAAGACTGAGAAACTCGAAATCCTGCGCTCCATTCGCACCATGCCGTTCGTTCAGAAGAAGGCGGCATGGGCGCTCCACTGGATGCAGGGTGAGTCGGCGGATTTCGCTACGCGTCTGATGGCATTTGCCGCGGTAGAGGGCATCTTCTTTAGCGGTGCCTTCTGCTCCATCTTCTGGTTCAAGCAGCGCGGACTGTTACCTGGACTGACGGCGTCAAACGAGTTTATCAGCCGCGACGAAGGGCTTCACACGGACTTTGCCTGTATGCTATATTCAAAAATAGAGAATCGGTTGTCCAAGACACGCGCTCATAAGTTGATTCGTGAGGCGGTCAAGATTGAGAAGGAGTTCATTACTGAGGCAATTCCCTGCTCGATGATTGGCATGAACGCAAAGATGATGTCGCAGTACATTGAGTTCGTGGCAGACCGACTCCTGGTACAGCTCGGCTATCCCAAAACGTTTGAGACAGCGAATCCGTTCGCGTTTATGGAGCGCATTTCACTGGAGGGCAAGGACAACTTCTTTGAGAAGCGCGTGACTTCATATGCGCTTTCTGGTGTGGGCAAGACGGCTGAGCAGATGTCGTTCAGCATGGATGCGGACTTTTAAACGTCATGAGTAGGGGATGCGAGCCTTCGTCATCAATTTAAAATCCCGTCCGGACCGGTGGGCTCGGATGAAACGTATTTTTGATGGCTCTTCAATTCAAATTAGTCGCATCAATGCTTTTCAGGCACCCGAATCACCGCACTACGGCGTAATGAAATCTTTTTTGCGTGCGTTGCGTAAAGCGCGTGCTCTTAAATTGGAGAACGTCTTGTTACTAGAGGATGACTGTATGCCTACCGCAGGCTGGAAAACACGGTGGGACAAAGTTCGTGGTTGGCTTGATGCGAACCCTGATAAATGGGATTTGTATAGTGGAGGAAATTGGGCAATCTGGTTTCCGCATGAAATCGGTCGCGTCGACGACATACGATTTTACGACCCTACGTACAGTTTAGCGGCACATTGGCTCTACGTGCCACGGCGGTCCTACGAATTCCTTATAGACTACTATTCGCGAGTCGTCGCATTACCCTTACCACTCTTGGGTATAGACCATCATAATAATTTATTCAAAATGGTGATTTCGCATCCGTTTATCGCATATCAAAAATCGGATTATAGTAACACAAAACATACATATAGAAATACAGAACGTATGTTTTCGGACGCGGAACAGAGCGTGCGGCGGACACGCAAAAAGAGGGTATGATAAATCTATATGGACAATATAGATGGTGTACTGGACTGTGTTACCTGGTTGGCTTGGTGTCGCTTCGTTGTGGTATCAAGGGGCGTGGTCGGCGAAGAAAAATCCTGGTCAACTGATTACGCTGCCTGAACCACCAGGCGTCAGGCGTGGTGGAACCCGGCGCTCGCGTTCGCGTTCACGTAAGACCCGAAAGGCGACTCGCGGCGGCGGCGTAAAGGAGGACGCGCTCCAGGTTCTCAAAAATAATAAGCTTAATGCGGAGACCTTTCACATGGACTTATTGAACGGGCGCCGTGCGAATCCGACTACGCTCGATGGGTTCACATTTCGCGCCGTCGGACATGTCAACCTCTATCTCCAGGCGAAGAAGGAGAAAGAAAACAATAGCGGATATGTGGAGGTACACTTTATGAGTGACCACTGATTTTATGAAAAATTGAATTCATATCGTTGTTGTCTGGTTCTATCAGACCCAAGCCAACAACTCTTTGCCAAAGAAGCAAAAATGAGTTTCGAACAAGGACGTATTGCGTTGCGACGTGCGCTCGCGCAGCATTGGTTCCGTAATGAGGATGATACCGAAATCGGCTACAAAGCCGCCCGTGAGTGGTATCTCGGCGAACTCGGTGAGCCGCCTGGGCTGGCTGACGCGTACGCGCTCGGAAAGAAACTGTTGACTTGGAAGCCGCCCGACAGCAATGATAGTCCGCCTACTACTTCGGAAGACGAACGGTGCGCTCGCTGTGATGTGCGCAAGTTTGATTGGATTCGCATCGGTGGGCGCAACGAGCGCGGCTGGTATTGCGTGCCCTGTTGGCACGAGCGTGGCTTCACATAAAACTATAATAAAACAAAAACTGCGTGTTTTTTGTTTTATAGAAAAAATTGAAATCACCTACGGCTTGCTTGGTTGGACTAGCCCCAGCCACACACTCTTTGCCAAGAAGCAAAGATGTTCGCCGACCACGTCGCCGTCCTCCACCAGTGCGTTGCCGAGCGCGAGATCGCCCTGTACCAGCGTCGCCTTAACGAGCGCCGCGCCACCGTGCGACGCGACCTCCTCGCCGCTGCGAACGGCAACTTCCTCGAGACTCTCAAGAGTGAAATTGCGCGGGCACACACCTCGCACGGCTACAGAGCCGTGCTCAAGACCTACACGGTCGAGGAGGTCGAGACGCGCGAGGGCTGGCACAACACCAGCCTGGGCGAGGTGCTCACGGGCACCGACGTCCTCGAACGCGTCGGCAACTGCCTCGCTCCAGGACACTTCAAGTGTAGCTTTCGGCGCGAGCGGCGCCGAGGCGCGCCGGACCGGTTCCATGTGGACGTCACCTTCGTCGCCGCGGGCTTTGAACCACGCAAGCTGCCGTGCTCGTGCATCATCCACGACCTTGCTGAGGGCTGGTGCTCCTGCGGCGGGTACGGGCGGCGGGCGCCCGTCATGAATCCTGAGGAGGAGTAGAGTTGGCACATTTCACTTATTTACAGGCGGATTATTTTTGTAAATTTGAAACTTACTTATAGTAAGGGACAAAACATCAATGACCGAATGCTTATTTTGCCTCGAAGGGGAAACACCAGAGGCAGGTAGTCTCATAACCTTCGATTTTAATAATTATGAATTTGCATGTCAGTGTAAAATACACACACATTCAAACTGTTGGATTACCTTTACTATACATAAAGGTCGCAGTGAATGCCCTATCTGTCATAAAGTCTTTAGAACAACTGTAAACCAATCACATCAGATTATCCATATTCAACAGACACCAACAATTGTTGTTATTACACATGATATTACACAGGATAGAAGATGTACGACTTCAAAAATAAACTGTTGTGTTGTTATCTTATTGCTTGCGTCAATAATAGGCTTTATTGCGATTAGGCAATACGCCTAATATTTTCAATTTTTCATAAAATTGAAGTCTTGGTGGGCTTCTAAGAGGTTGGTAGACCCATTCTACGCCAAAGAAGCAAAGAATGTTCAGCAATAAGGTGTTCGAGTTCGCTAGTGCCGCGTCTGCGCGCCAGCTGGAGCTCAAGAAGGCACTGCTCGACGCACGGCGGCTCGAGTGGCTCGGCAACGTCAAGGCACGCATGGAGCCGGACTTTGAGCAGAAGATTGCTACCGCCTGCGCAAACCACAACGAGCTGCGCGAGATCGAGGCGCCGCTCTACCGCTTCCATCACGCAGACGGCGTCATGGATGGCGTCGGACCCTGGCTCCGCTGGACGGACATGTGTACGCACACGGACTTTCTCGACCGCCTCGGCAACATCCTCTGCCCTGGGCGCTTCAAGTGCCGCATGACACGCTACGACGGCGCCCGTGCCGAGGACCGCGTGATTGTGGCGTCGTTCTGGCTCAAGGGCTTTGAGCCCGTGAAGCTGCCGTGTCTGTGCGCTGTCGCGGGGAGCGGCTTCTGTCATAGCTGCGGCGGCTACAGTGAGGAGATTCGTTGCGATGGGTGCGAGCTGCCGATTCACGGCGCGGTTCATCTCTTTCAGGGCGAGCGACTCTGCGCTGACTGTGACATCTGCGCACGCCGAGACGACGCCGAGCTCCATCGGCTCAATGTGGAGCGCGGCTACTCGTGCCCCTGCGGACACTTCGTCTTGGGGAACCGCAATAGCGTCTGTCCTACGCACGGACCTGTACGCCGTCAGGTGCTGAATCCTGAGGACGATGATTAAATCAAGTACTGTTCATTTATTTATTTTTTAACCATTACACCTGTGCCCAGATAGCTGTTGCCGGTTGCGGAGGTGACTTCAGGGTACTGGTCGGTGAATTCCATAAACGTATAGTTCGCTGATTCTTGGCTCTTGATAGTGGACCAAAGAGCGGATACGTCAGGGCATGCTGCGCTGACAATATCATGTAGTACAACAATTTTAGCGTTTGCTTTTGCTAATTCATAGTCACTTGTTAGCGCGGGGTTGGTATGACAACCATCAACAAAAATACAATCAAAGGTATTTGTGCTCATATAGTTCTTAAATGTGTCGCTCGTTGAATCCACCTTCATAAATGTACAATCAGTTGTTGTGGAACAATAGGCATCCGCTGATGTGTCGCTAATATCAACAGCAAGCCCCTTCACAAATGTACCCGTCTTTCTTAAATACTCGACCGTTGTTACGAATGTACCACCCCTATGTGTGCCGATTTCACAGTACGACTGAGGATTTAATGTCTGTAGATAGACCAGATACTTTGCAAACTGATTAGGGTATTGCCAGATTTTTAGACCACCAGTATTATCCTTCACAATTTGCGGCTGCTCGTGTAGAATTTCGTCGTTAAAGCCGAGACTCGGGATAAGTGCCTCAAGCTTTGTTGCGTCTTTCAAATCGGCTACGTTTGCGCTCGTTATAATTGAAATACGGGTCAGGTCCATTGTGTATATTATGACGTTAGATTAATTACACGGGATAGAGCAACAATATAACGCTCACATTTTTCAGTTGTCCTATCTATATATTCAATGATATAGACGTCTTGCATTTTGATTTTTATTTAACTACATAGGGTGTGTTTAAATAAGACATAAAGAGGTGGGCTATGGAACAGCATAATGGACTATGTATATGTAATGGCTGTGGACGGTGCTGAATGGGAGGACATTGTGATATTTTTATCTAAGGAAGAGGCTATCGAAAAGTCGAAGCGCCTGCCGAACACTAGAATCGAGCTCTTCAGTAAATCTGAGAAAGGTGGGTATCGTCCCACCTACAGGTACTATCTGAACGGTGAACTAAATCCACTCAACTAGAAAGCCCTTCTTTAGCTCGCGTACACCGATGCGCGTGTCCACCCACATCTCCTGGTACGTGACCGTACAGTCCGGAAACTTGGAGATGAGCGCCTCTACGATGTCGTCTTTCGTCAGAAGAACTCTGTACGAGGTTGAATAGACGCTGGTGTCTTCGGGACGGAAAAAAGAGGTTTTCCCAGCACGGGCGGCTCTGAGGACACTGTCGGTAAATTCACTTTCAACATAGAGTTTCAGTGCATCCTGCTTCTGTTTGCCGGTCATCGTCAAGAGGTGACTGCGACTGTAGGTCTGAGCAAAGTACATTCTATTCTTCGTTCAGACTAAAATTGATTGCATAATTGATTTTTTTTGTCCTACTAAATAAAGAATGCTTTGCCTTGCTCTTCTAGCTGGGCTTCTACCCTGTGTAATGGCTCTACCTCTTGCTTCTAATTCGCTTATTCTGTCGCGCATGCCTGCCGTGGCGGGCGCGCCGGCACAGCCTGTGTATAGGGCGGCTGTTCTCGAGGAATGGACGTCCGGCTCCACTGGGTATACACTTGCGCAAACCTGGAACACAACCTGTACGAATCTGCCAGCCGATGGTAAGATTCAGTCCAGTGTGCCGTATTTGACTGATATTTATATGTTGTGCCGTGCGCTACCTGCGGGTTCTGGTACTGCGGTGCTGCCTGCGACGACCGTTCTGGGTCGGCTGTCAGAAGCCGGTACGTGGTCTATGGTGACGGAGTTCGGCTCCGTTTTCGCCAATGGTTCGTCACTTCACTCACTCATGGTTGTTGAACCTGAAAATATAATGTATATGATTGGCGGCGGTATCGGACCGCAGCCGAACTTTCTAGTGGCGGGTAATATTTCAAATGGACGAACGTTGGGAACCTGGCCGAGCTCAAACAATCTGTTCGAGCTCGTTCTCTACAACAATAGTATAAATGTACTGGGTACGCCTCCAGCGAACGGAGGGAGCGGCACAGTGGCTCCGCCTAGTATTACGAATACGATTAGTCTGGCTAACGGCGGTCCGTATATTACGCCGACCGGCTGGAGCATCACGAGTGCGCTTTCCATTCCTGAAACACAGGCTGTTGTGTGGTTCATGGTAAATGTACCAAAGCCGTCTATAGTTCGGTTTAACATTTCGTCGCCGCTTTCGAACGAGACATTTGGACCGCCACCCAAGGCTGGGGCGGGGGCTGTTCAATTCACGCTGCTGACTGGTCGCTTTGAACAGACTGGCTTTACTATCTATTTGGGCAACGGTTCGCACATTGTATCGAATACGCTTACGGGTTTGCGAACCAAGGCTGGGTATAAGATTGTTGCGCATGCGCCACCTGGCTGGAACTATAATAGTGCTGTGGCGCGCTTCCCTCTGACGCCCGCTGTAAGTCCAACACCGACTGCGACTGCGACTGCGACTGCGACTGTAAGTACAGGCGCTACAATCAGTCCAGGTGCGTCAGTCAGTCCGTCGCCTACTACATCATATTCAAATAGTCCTACTGTTACGCAATCGGCTGTGTCTCCCACTAGTTCAGTTGTCGCAAGTGCTTCGGAAACGCCGACCGTCAGTGCTACACCAACTGTATCTCAATCACCCACACCCTCTGTAACAGAGACACCTACTGTTACTAAGAGTTCAGATGTGACACCTTCGATGTCTATAACACCCACTCCATCTATTACATCCACTCCATCAGCTACTCCCTCACCATCTGTAACGCCGACTCCGTCTATTACGTCCACACCATCTGCAACACCCTCACCATCTGTGACGCCAACTTCGTCTGTTACGTCCACAGCATCCGTGACGCCGACTTCGTCTATGACAGCGACTCCTTCTAACACGGGTACACCGACTACTTCATCTACATCATCTGTTATTGCTCTAGCGAATGCTATACCTGGAGGCTCTGCCGCTACACCTTCTGGCGCACCATCCAACATTGGAATCGCTGTGGGGTCATGCGTTGGCGGCATGGTGTTTGCTGCTGTTGTTATATCAATGCGCTCTTATTATAATCGGCGCAAGGCACTTACAAATAAACGTACCCCTCTTGGAAGGCTACATGTAAATCGCATGTCACCTGGTCCTATGATGGAGATTTCGCATAATCCGGCAGTTCAGTCCTGGAGACAAAGTCATAATCCCTCACTAACTGCGTCTATGAGTATGCGGCGTATTGAGACGACACATACTAGAAAGACGTTCGATCCGGTGATTATTCAGCGCGATTAAGCTCACGATTTGAATTACGATACAATATTACTATAATTTTAAGACGACTATAAACATGTTCCCGAGTGCTAATGGTTTTTTAAATGTGTAAAATAGATGGTTATCAGAGGTATTCAGAAAAGGGTACTTATTGTATGTATACTGACTATTTTAGCAATTATAACTGTCTTTCTAGTCTTACGGGTTTTTGCTACTGATATTACGAATAGTTTAGAGCCGCGATACATACTCTGTATTCCGCAGGGTGGAATCATTGACATGTGTAATGCTATTCTGCGTTGCCACAAGTACGCTGTTTCAACGAACCGCATTCTTTTAATCGATACGACAACCGGCTGGTTTAACGATGATATTAATGAATATATACAGATTCATTCGCCGTATGTATACACAGGACACCCTGCGACTCTGTATGAAAAGATAAAAGATAAATCGATATATCCAAAAGGCATCAATTTAATGGATATAAAGGCTCCGGTCAATCGCGACAACAAGTTCTACATGGATGATACCCTAGTTACGTATGATTTGAACAGAGAGTTTAATGAAACAGTATTGGTCTACTCAATGTTTCGCTTAGGCGAACCTGGATTTACCGAATTATTACAATTCTGTAGCTTTTCAAAGATAGTTGTTGATGCGTATAAAAAGACTCGTGCGCGGCTCCCAAAATCGTATGTGAGTGTTCATATTCGCAACACAGATTACGAAAGCAACGTGGCTGAGTTCATGGAGAAACATAGCAGTGAACTAGAAAACAAGGCTATCTTTCTTGCTTCGGACAATAAGCAGACGATTGACCAATTCAAGGAGCGATATGGGGCAAACTTGTATAGTTTTGCGTTTATACCGGACAATGGAGGAAAACCCATTCATGAAAATTATGTGCGAACCAAAGAAGAGTCCAAAAAGTACAATACGGAAACTCTGGTGGATATTCTACTGTTGGCTGCCGCAGATGAATACTATTATTCAAACGCACAATCTGGATTTAGTAAGACTGTAACCGAGTTGCGAAATGATAAAAGACTTTTAGATCGGCTGATTGAGTAGGAGGCTTAATGTAAGCGTGTAATTGTTTAGTGGGATTATAAATTATTCAATATAGTTTATTTTTTGTTTGTGAGGGGGTAAGGGTTTTGTCGGTTCTTTTTTACGATGTTGAATTTCTACTTTACGACTGAATAGTACCATTTGCTTAAGTTCGTCAAGTGATTCATGTAACAGACTAATATCCCTCTTTATACTGGCTAACTCGTTGTATATATCCATAATATCTAGGCTCGGCTCTTTCACTTTAATTTTTTGTTGCTTCTCCTTCCGCTCTTTTTTAGTTTCATCGCTTCTCGAAACGATATCTCTATATAGTGGAGATTTAACGTATTCAAAATATCCACGAGCGTCTTGATGTGATGCGATACAACCTAAAATTTTTAACCTATATCCAATCCCACCAGGTGTTCTGCGGTGAGATATTCCAATCTGCATAATATCATGTTCTTCGTTATTGTACTCTCTCTTCAGAATTGCATCCTCTTCATCATCCCAAGGGGCGCCAGATCTATCATAAAAGACTCGCTTGTTTGAATCCATTGGATATAAAAATTTGAACTATATGTATGTATAATTCAAATTTTTAAGTAGAATGCCGCCTCTTACGCGTATACAACTGCAGGGGTTGCGTGACGCACATCGTGCTCTAGTAAAACCTGCGAAGGTGGATTGGTTTGAATTCTTGATATCAGAAGAGGTTATCAAGGCGGCGACTGCGACTTTTGCTGTTTTTGCGATTTTTCGACTTCCGCGTTCCCGTACAGGCAGCGCCATGGCGATGCCTCTTCGTGCAAGCCTTGTTGCGACGACCGCCCGCGGCGTTGTACGATGGGTACTTAGTACCATCACCTTCAACCGCGAACAACTTTTCGACGTCGCTTGAGACCATGGAAACATCCTTCTCCAACATTTTCGCAACTAGGTCGGCTACCTCCTTCTTTATCTGGTCCACCGTGATGTCAGTATACGGGGCGCCAGGCACGTTGGATACGGGGCGGGTCAAATCATACTGGAAAACTAGCTTGATTACCTTGCCCTCCTTGTATGCGGGTATTATCCAGTAGTTTAGCAAGTCAAGCGCTGTCCAGAACACGCATACATCGCGTGCGATACCGGTGACGTGAACTTCCGTGATATTTGACTCCTTGAGAAGATCCAGAAAGCTCTTTCCTGACTCATCGTGCGGCGTAGGGTTGCCCAGCGCATCCGCAATAGCACTATACGAATCCGTATCAGCTGTGTCGCCCTTCATAATCTTGACTGCCTTGGAGGCGATTTCAGGCTTCAACGCGCTCATGAGTTCGTCCGCTACAGCAGCATCGTCTGTACCCTGAACACAGTGCTTTGGCCAGAGTTTCTGAATCTTGCGACTCTGCTCGTCACCCCACATCCGTGTTCCAGCGAAAGTTCTGGATGCATATCGTTCAACATTCATACCCTTGTTATAAGCACCCTGCCCAGCAGCTTCGGGGAAACTCATTTTACCAGCCGCTCTGTCAGCGTTGCTTACAAACGATGAATGTCCCTCTGTGTGCCAATCCAATGTAATAAAAACATTCTCTGGATTCACTTTGTTGATAAATTTAGCAACGCTTGTACCCAACGCAGTCGCACCGGAAGCAGTGTTGCGTGCGTTTCCTGTAGGTAACCCGCCACCAGGCAAGAAGCACTTCTGTATATCGATCACAATAACCGCTTTTTCACCCATCTTTATATATAATTTACAGAGAAATTTGAATTGGTACAATTTGATTTTTCACTTGTAATAAATGTATCCGCTCAGTCGCTATCAATTACAGGCAATCAGCGATGTATCTCATAACGCGGTGATCACCTATTTCTTACAGAAAATATACAACGACGTTGTGGCTACGGCGGTGCGTGGCGAGCGCACGTACAGTTGCCCTATCCATCTAGACAATTCGATGATGGAGCAGGAAGTAGGACATGTCCCTGAATATTGCGTGGGCGAACTCCTGGTACAGTTGCGTGCCCTGTTTCCTGGCTGTACCGTGTACAACACAGGCGCCACGCTGATTATCATCTGGTTGTAGTGGCATTCTGTAGACACTGATAGAACCCGTCAACCAGATATTCGTTTAGTTCCGGCGTGGAGACAGTCTGGTATTTGTAGATAATCGTTCTGAAAAAGAAGAATTCGTAGAGTGCTAAGAGGGTGACGAATGATATGTGTTCGATGAAGAGTTTACGCCAATCGATGACAATATTTTTATACTTGACGAGGGCTGTTGCTATGAAAAATATAAAGAGACAGACCACTGAATACAAGATTGACGTGTTTACCAGGGATGTGTTGAAGTCACGTCTTGCTTGGGCTGCGGCTGCACCAGTGGAGTCTACATTTGACTGGTTTAGTTCATACACGGTGAGGTCTAGTAGTAGGGTGCGTGTAAAATTTGACCAGGTGTCGCAACTATTAATGAGTGGCATATAATAGGTGTTAATTGTATCCAGAATTGCGTTCTCTTCGCTTTTGCTCACGTAGAGAAAATAGAAGATGGACTCGAAACTTGATATGAAAAAGATGTGGAGGCTGCCCTTGAGCACGAAGCCCACTACGAAATGCCAGACGGGTGTTGGCTGCGGTTTTTGTGGTGTGCGTCGTGGGACGAGCTGGAGCGGCTCTAAATTGAGCGAACCACCCTTGTCGGATAGTACAATGTACGAATCGCTATAGGAGAGCGGTCGTTGCATCCCTGAATAGGATTGACTAGTGGTTTTATATGGGTAAATTTATGCCGTGCCCCGGCAGCCGGCTTCCGGCGTCTGCGTTTAAAAATGCGAAATTCATTGGGTCGACTCAAAATTTTTTCTTTTTAAAATGTATAAAACAAATGCCTTCCGTCGGTACCACTATCGCGCAGCCCAAGTCAAAGAAGTTGGTGAACACGCAGAATTATGGTAGCACTGGCGAGCAGGGTCCCTACTTCTTCCTCCAGAGCGACTTTGATTCTTGGTATGCTGAATATTCAGACAGTGTCACGAAGGTCAGCCCTACCCTTTACGTTGTAAAGGCTGGTGAGGACTTCGAGAGCATTGCGGGTGACATCCCCTATCAGGACAACATCAATAACCGTAGAACATTCACGGATATGGGTAAGACATTATACCTCGGCGACAGCACTGATTCAGGGCTCATCGTCTTTCAACTCGTCAGGTTAACTGGTCTTACAGCCAACAGTGGTCTCAGCGGCGACGTTGGGTATGTAGTCCTTGAGAACAATCTCACGGACACTCCTTCTGCCGACTGGGGTCGCTTGACCCCCCGTGTTGCCCGCGTGTAAACGTGTGCTTGATTTTTAATACTTATTCTTCCTAAGAATGAATATAAAAATTACAATTTTATGTATTTAGTACGACCACGAAATCCTGTAGCCACTGTTCTTCTTGATACACCACTCAAGTAGCGCCTTGAACCCGTTGTGGTCCTCCTCAGACCAGTCGTTGGGGTCGTAGTTTTCGATGTACATGTCGCTGCTTGAAACCGCTTCCCATGAAGGATACTCCTCAAGAAACGTATCGACATCTGTGCTATATACGTCACGGGCATTAAAGGGGGCAGTGTATTCATAGAAGATTCCGCCACGCCCTCTAGCATATTGGCTAAGCTCAGGAGGAATAGTATAGTCGCTTAGAACGATATCATAGAGCTTTTCACAGTTAGGACCCCATACGAAAGGACGCCCCGTTGTGTTACAGATTTGGAATTCAAGACTAATACTGATGTCGAAGCCCATTTTTGTTTTTTCTTGAGTGACAGAATAGGACTTACAGTGTGTCAATTTTTTCTTTTGTTATTTTGCCAACAGATAGCGTCCGTAGGAAAACATCTGACGGTAGGCAATCTGTGTAATCGGGTCAAAGTGCGGAAAGAGCGATTGGAGCCACTCGGCAATGTCGCGGCGCTTCTTTAAACATGCGTGGATGTAGACCTTTTGATAGAAATTTGGAAGGTCTTGCGGTAGCTCATCTGCTGTGCGCAGCTCTTCGTAGTAGAGTTTGAGCTCTTGTAACTTATTTTCGTTTATAAAGCGCTTAATGTCTCGTAGGATTTCTGCCATTCCTGTGATTGGGCTTCCAAATAAATTGAGCGATGAGACGTATTGAAAAAATTGAAATCATAAGTGGCTCTTAAGTCTAAGTCAGTGCGCCATACAGAACAAGTTGCCAAAGAAGCTACTAGTTCAAAATGTCCGCGTCCACTGTTGTCGTTGAGTCCGCCGTTGTCGCAGAGCCCGTCATGGTTGTAGACGCCGCGCGCGAGCAGCACTACGCCGCCCTCAAGGAGCGCTACGCCGTCGCCGTGTCCTGGGCACTCCAGCAGGGAACTGCTACAGCGATGCACGGCATCAGCTACGAGTCGCTCGCCTGGCTAGAGCGTGACGACGCGCGGCGCGCTGTCGAGGACGAGGCGCGTTGGGCTGCGATTCACGCTGCTGAGGCGGCGCGCGCCGCCAAGCCGCTTTCCAAGAAGCAGCAGCGCCTCGCTGAGCACCGCGCGAAACACTGAACGTTGTGTTGAAAAAATAAAAAAAACAAAACAAACACTTTTTCAGTTGTGGAAAAAATTGAAAGCAGGGTGGCTATTCTTGGTTAAGTAAGAAGAACTATTTTGCCAAAGAAGCAAAAATGCCGCGTTTCATCACAGCCACTGAGGTTCTCGCCGAGCGCAAGCAGCAGCTGCGCGAGTCCGGTGACCCTGGTCACTCTGGGTCCGGATTCTGGGGCTTCATGCCCGACTGCTTCTGCTATAATTGCCGCACATACTACGACCCTACGGGCGCGGAAATCGCGGCTTACCTGAACTGTATGCCGTCGTTCTTCGACACGAACAACCTGCCCTCATTCCTCAAGTCGCCGCTGCTCGACGAGTCGTTTCTGGCGGCACGCAGCGTTACCGGACTCTTCGCGGAGTTTGCGCCAGGTCAGCAGCGTGAGGAGACGACGCTCGACGCAGTTGCCGCGGCGCTACAGGCTGGCGCCCCACCGGTGCGGATTCAGCGTCGCGCGCTTGTCGACGGACGACGTGTCCAGGACGAGTATATTCGCACTGAGGGCGGGTACAGGCGCTACAAACGCGTCGGCGGTTCGCACGTCTTCACCGGCACAAGTGCTGCGGCGGAGGAGCTTATCGTGAGTGGTGACGAGCTCGTTGCGCACCTGAGCGCTGAGCCGCTGCTGCACTGGGCGTCGTAAAGTGACAAAAAAACACAAAAATATAAAACAAAACGGAGATTTTTCAATTGTTAGAAAAAATTGAAATCATACCCTGCTCATCAGTCTAAGACAGACCCGCCAATCTATTTGCCAAAGAAGCAAATAAGATGTCCGCCTCTAGCTGCCAGTGGTGCCAGTCCTCGTTCAAGGACCAGCTCATCTACAACCTCTCCGTCTATCTTGGCGGGAATCGCCGCCTGTACGTCATCGGCGAGTGCTGCGTGGGCGAGCCGTGTACAGACTTCGCCAACAGGCACGGCTGCCCACCCATGCGGTTTGACTTCGCCGCGACTGTCGCCAATGTGCGCCGGCTGTACACGTATGTCCCTCTTTGCCGGACTCCGCGCAACGCGAAGGTGGCGCTCGAAGGCGCTGACGAGACATGCGCCCGCCTCAGCAAGGCTGACCAGGTGCTCGCACGCCAGCCGCAGCGCCGCAGCAACCGTGTAGTACGGGCGCCTTCGCGCTACTGCTGAAAACAAAAACAAAAATAGAGATTTAGACCCGTGCGGATTGTAAATTATTTATTTTTTTTATTATTTCAGATGCCGTTAGAATTTCTGCAGTAGGAAAATCCTTTTTAATGCTGTTATTCATTTTATCTACATATTTTTTGAATTCATCAAATGATTTCATATTAACTATATCATTTGACCAAAAATGGTTTCTAAAATCGTCAAAAGGCTCATTTTTTAATACCTCTTCAAAATCAGTTTTATATTTACATAAGAGATTCAAATCTCTCACTAGTTTATCCCTGTAATATTGTTCATAGTCTTTTCTTATAAGGATATAGACTACATCAGGTGTGAATGGTAAATTATCCTTTCCCTGAAGTCCAACAAATACAATATTTTTATTCTTAGATAATAGTATATTAATATCTTTTATTACACCCTTTTGAACTGTATCAATCGTTCTATGTTTTTTCCAATTATTTTCGTAAATATCATCTAAATCGTAACCTTTAACTGATAAACTCTTTAAAAGTGTTGTTTTTCCTGAACCGGAAGCACCAGTTATATAAACTATCATCCTATTATGCTCATTTAAAAAAACAAAATGGAGATTTTTCACCTGTCAGTGTAGAGATGTTACGCTGGCTCTGGGACCGATTTGTATGGCTTATTACCCCACCCGAGTTACAAACCAAGGGTCCTGATGAGAATACACAGATTCTATTACGGGCAGACTATACAGCGCTCCCGTCTGAAGAAAAATAGAAACTTATTGTACGGTATGTTTGTTTTTTTGCCGGACATGTGAAGCCGAATTTAGGAAATAAAGAGAGGGCGCGGAAAGTGGGTATAAATGGAGCGCGCCTATCCTAAGTCTCTGAAGTTGTCTGCTGGTGCGCCAGTATCACTTATCATACACGGACAGGGCGTAGTTGTGTTTGATTGCTCTGGTGAGCCCTGTACGCTGACTTTTTACAATGCCGACAAGTCTAATGGACTCAAGGTGTCGTTTGAGTTTGCGCGGGTACATGTGACAGGTGTTAAGAGTTTGGAGCCGCTACTCGATCCGACTAATAAGAAGGGTCTCTCCGATTTGAAAGGCGCCTACTACTGGTTCAGCCTTGATTCGCAGAATCAGCGCCTCTATGCCGGTGTCGGTGAGCCGCGGCTCGACACGGCGGTCTACACCTATACGTTTTCGAACGCGGTGCAGGAGTCCAATAAGGCGTTTCTGGAGAGCCTCGTTACGGTTGAACTGTCGCCGACGATTACGCCGCGGCGGCTGCTACGTGATCCGGTGACACTGAAGGTGCCGCTCGTCGTAAAGAACACAAACGAGTTAACTATGAATGATGTAGCCAAGGGCGAGTTCTTACCGCACTCGAACCTGTCCGTGGCGGGTCAGCAGCTGTATGATTGCGTCTCTGGACGTCGCTTCGTCCTCAATGACGCGGATTTCCCTGATTTTGCCAAGGCAATCGAGTACAGCATTGCGACACCTGGTCTCTGGTGTAACACACGGCTGAAGGAGAAGGCGAATGAATTTAGCAAGGACAAGCCGAATGAGAAGGAGACGTACTTGCGCATTACGCTGGGTGAAAATAACGGCGAGTCACCTGGTGTTCCGTATGTGATGGAGATCTGGCCGGTCGGTCACTATTCGCCCGTTCACAGTCACAGCAGCGCCAACGCGGTAATCCGTGTTCTCCACGGCGCGATTCACGTCGCATTGTATCCGTTCTTGAGCAGTGGGTCTACGGATGCGGGTGGTGTGGAGCCTTTTGGTGCGGCGGACTTTTTGACGGGTGACATCACCTGGCTCAGCCCCACGCTAAACCAGACACACAAGCTGACGAATCTTGATAGTAACAAAGATACTTGTATTACTATCCAGTGTTATAATTATGATAATACCGATACCGGACATTATGACTACTTCGACTACGTAGACTCGGATGGGAAGATACAGCAGTACGAGCCGGATTCCGACATGGACTTCGTAAAGTTTAAGAGTCTGATGAGGCAGGAGTGGTCGCAGCGCCCGTGTAAACGGTGGTTTTTTTAAAAACCAGTCGTTGTAGGTGGAATTTGATATCCGTTCTCCGTCCAATTTCGAATGATGTCGTCTCTGTAGCCGACACCATTTTTATTTACAATGTTACCGACGCCGTCGTCGATGAAGAGCCACTGTAAAAAGCCGCCATCCGCAAGAGTGAAGCTCTCAGACCCTGGTGCCGGTATGACCTGCTTGTGATTGATGGGACCGCTCTGCGACCCGTCCTGAATTTCGTTCTGTCCACACATGATAAACCAGCGGTAGTAGCGGATTTCGTTGGCTTCTTTATCAATCGTGTACGGTCCCACATGTGCGGAGGGAAACTTGGTTACAAAATCGTTAACGGCTGCCTTAAAGTTGCTGATATACTCATCCTGAGTGCTACAATCGTCTTTACCGAACGATTCCGCGTGTACGTACTCTGGGTGATGATGGCTAATCTCGTCTGTTGAGAAAATGCGCGTACCCTTACCTAGTCCATCGTTATTCATTTTACCTATACGGAGCGTGGGGTTTGTCTCCAAACCGTTGTTGCCTGGTGCAGCGCAGCGTCTCGGCGCAGGATTGTAATTACCGGTCGGCGCAAATGCGTTACCGAAACAAGAACCACTGTAGGCGAGCTCCTGTACGAAATAGACCCGCCAATAGTGCTTCTTCTTAAATTCGGGTCCAGTTACACTATAACGGAAGGATCTGTTCTGATCTTGGAGCGCATCCGCAAAAAGGGTGTCGTCTGCTGTCGGTACTTTGATATTTGCGAGATCGCGCAGAGTATGAACGACGCCCTTCAGCGGTGGGTAGTTATTTACAGGTATAGTAAACTGAAAATTTCTGTGTAGGTTCGGATCCACCTTTAAGAAGGCGAGCCACTTCTTTACTGCATCATAGGTGGTATTGAGCCTACTTAACATTTTACCAAAATTGTGGTCGAACTCGTCACCGGTGACTGCTTCCGCTTCAGAGTTATTTGTCACATAATCTACTGTTCCGCCCAGAACGGTGGCGATAATTTCAGCGGATGGACCTAGGATTGGAGTGGCAAGAGTTCCAATTACACCGAGCGACGTTTCAAAGATCGCACACCAGAGGGAGGATTGAGGGTCCGGTATCGGCTCAGGAGTTTGTAACATATTTTCGACTTCACCGATTATATTTCCATTCGTAGTGTAGATTTGAAATAACCAGTCCTGGAGATTATCTAGATTTGTCTGTACCCGTGTAATCTCATCGGGTGTGAGGTCTGGATCATCGATTTCTGAGACTGGGCTCGGTGGCGGGGGTGGTGATGAAGAGGCTGGGCTTACAATGAGTGGAGACAAAGAAGGAGGGCTGGCAGGCAGCGGAGGGTGTTGTGATACAGTAGGATTCTCGCGCCGATGACGACAACAACAAAACATTTTATAATATTTATAGAATGTTTTTAGTGTTTAAACCCGCTTATGGTACAAGTTCCTCTTCTGTATCAGCACGCTCTCGTGAACATCCACGAGCACAACACTTTCTACAATCCTCTCTGTCCTTTTTACAATCCGCACAGTTTCTTCTACAATCTTGGCGTGGATTACACGTACAATGACAGATTGATGAGACTAATACTGCGATACAACATGATGCAACTACCACGACGGTTGAAATTGCTAAGATTGGATCTGTATCCAACATGTTAATAGTATTTATTAGCAATGTTTAAGTGAGAACTTAAACATAAACCAGTATTCTTAAACAGCTGTTCTAACACCTACATCCTATTCTATGATATTAGTATTGCGAGGACATATCCGTGACAGTTTTAATAGCGATAGACTCTATAACCTAGTAAAACTACTCCATACGAATTTTAATCTAACAATCTATATACATACATGGCATATTGTTCAGAGCTCACTCAGTTATAGAGAAATTAATGAAATATCTCTTTCTGTCACAAAAGAAATGATTGAGGACTATTTCAAAGATTTAAAATCGATAATTAGACATATTATAATAGACAATGATACTGAGATAGACCTTATAGGCAAAACAAGTGGTTATTTCTGGAACGAATCCGCCCCTGTTCCTGTTCTGGGCTGGAAAAATTACTGGTACGGTAAATATAGAATTATAAGTTATCTCTACAATACTTTGTATAACAGAGACGAAATGATAATTAATATGCGTTTTGATGTACTAAATAATAGATGGGCGTCGCTTAATGAGAAACTAATATTACTATTAATTCTTAATAACCGCTTACAAAAATTCGAACAGAATATATTTATCTGGCCCGATGGAATGGGTGCAGATAATTTATATGTAGGAAATATAAATACTATGTACAAATTAAATCGTCACTTTTACTATAATATGGATGATATAGTAAGATTTGGAAAAAATAACTCATACTTTCATGAACTCTATGTACCAAATGAAGATTATCGCATTTTTGGCAGCGCCTACAAGGAATCTGAACTAGCAGATGATATTCTTTGAATGGTGTACTTTTTAGAGAAAATTGATTTCATTTATTTTTAAACCCAATATGTAGAACTCAATGGAGATTGCCCAGAAAGAATTTGATGCTATATTTAGCGACTGGATGAATGACGTTAGTTGGACCGATATCTATCAAAATATTATTGATTGGGCTACTAAACACAGGGATCTGATTCAATCAAAAAATGCTGTTGAGAGCATCTTGACCCGGGCTACGGAGGGTGAAGAGGGAAAGATTCTTGTAGAAGATTTTATTTATGGACTCCGTTATGTCAATCTGCGGCTCGAATTTAAGCATGAGCCTACGGTGAAACGATACTCGTGAGTTCAGTCTTGGGCTCTTGTACCTTGGGTTCCTGTACCTTGGGATCTTGTACCTTGGGCTCCTCCGTGAGCGGAACGGCAACGAGGGCTTTTTCAATTTCCATCATAGCGCTCTTTACGCGAATGAGATCGCGTTCGCAGTCTTCATAGGAAGCCCAAATACCTGACACCTGCTGGTGCGTCTGGTTGTGGAAATAGAAGCAGAGCGCGGGGCGTCCGAGGCAGGTGGTTGTGATGCTGACATTTGCTAGACTGGGTATGTGTACAACGTTATTACCGATGCGAACGAAACGTGCCATTTATAATATATGTGGATAAAAATTGTTTGGTTCAATTTTTATGCGTCTAGAACTAAGAATGGGAGGGCACGAGTGAACAGATTTGAACTGGCTGACTTCTGCTGAGGTGGACTGATGATACTGAACTGGGAGAGCCCATAATACTCATGCCAATCGGCAAGATTCCAATCAGCGTACAGGTCGCGTGGGGCGGGGAATTCAGCCATATATCTGCTATTTTTTGCAAGCGAAGCAAGGGTATCACGTACATACAGTTTGAAGTGCGTATCCTCTGATTCGATATGAGAGACTGAATCCCAGGCAGTGACAAACGTCTTGAGATACTGTAATATGGTGTCATGACAATGAAAGGCGGGGTCAATATGAATGTAACGCTCACCTAGAACTTTGTGAAGGGGGTGAAGAACGTCATCAAAGAAGAGCAGCGTCTGCGGATTTAGGTCTTCGGGTCGACCCAAACAATTGTTGATACCGTCGTAACTCTTTCCTGGCTCTGCTATTGCTTCTTCTCGATGCTCCAGAATACGCGCTGGGTCCTTGGGGTGAAACGAGAGTAGCCAGGGGCTGACGCCGATGATCTCTTCGATAATGTTGTGGACGAAGGCTACGCGCTCTTCGCTCGAATTATTCGTGTAGACGAAGACGTTTGGTCTGACCTCCGCAGGGATGTTATTGATGTAGACAAGGAGCTCAATGATTTCTGGATTAATAAAGGTAACTTCAGACGCCTTGTAGGCGCGGACAAGTTCTTTCTTCCATGCCTCCTCCAGATAGTTTGCCTGAAAGGAGCTGTTTTTGAGTGCCTCTTTCATGAGAGACCAGAATATATGGAATCTATCGTTAAGTTCACAGATACACTGGTCAAAATCCAGACCAATATAACGGGTTTGCATTTTGCTTAGGTGTGGTCTGTATTATCTTAGCGGGTTCAATTTTAATTAACATATTGAAACTATGTATCAAACTGTTAATAGTGGCGCCGACGAGTCGTAGAGCGACGCTTGGTTGAGCGCTTGCGTGTTTTACGTCTACCACCAGCAGCAACGGCGGCTTCGACAGCTTCTACAAAATCGTGCGGGGATGAAATAGCCGAATCAGATGGCGACAGAGTTCGCGTCGTGGGTCTTCCTTTGACTCTCATTGTTATCTTCTTGCCCTCCCACTTCGCAACTACATCTGGGTACATTTTCCAGAATACTGCGTCATCGCCTGCCTTATTCTCATTCCAGTATTTGAACAAGTTTGTTCCTGCTGCTGTTGTTACAAGTTTGTTGAGATTGGTTTTAGCTATTTCATCAAACTTATCCTCGTCGTATTCTAACAGACATGTCATAAAAATGAGCATATCGTACGATTCGCATGCGGAACCTTCGGCACCCTCACGCTTTACCACTTCATCCAAAGTCGGCTGAACAATAACGTTCTCTCTTTCCACCGAATAGACCGTATCATCTAGTTGTAGGCAACTGCGCCCAAAGTCAATCAGTTTAATGTTATTGTCGGCGTCAAACATAACATTGCCTGTGTGAAGATCGCGGTGGTGAAAGTTATATTTGGTCTCAAAGTGCTCTAACATTGTACCTAGGTTGGACAGGATAGGTTTGATGGTCGCCCATGTAATCGGTGTCTTACCTGGTACTCTGCCGCGTGGTTGACGCATCTCCTCAAATAATTTGTCGACGCTTTTTGAGATAGACTCCATTTTGATATACATAGCAAGCTTAGTAGGCTCCCCAGCTCCTACACGAGCAGCAGCGGCTTCTGGTGATTCGCGATAGAGACCGATAATTTTACATATATTGTTTCCGTACTCGGGGTCAAGCGCCAACACAGTTTGGATAAACGATTCTAGGAAGACTTCACGACAGCTCTCCTCCAGTCCAACCGCATCGTCTGCATCGAATAAAATCTTCTTATACACAGCGTCACCAATTTGATTTCTGAAAACGGTTCCATATGTACCTTCGCCTACGGCTTTAAGGACCACCATATTTTTCTTCTTTTTGCGTTGAGACTCAAAAATAGTAATCTGTCCTGATTCCTCAATTGAAAGAACCTGTAGATTCTTTACAAGGTCTGTAAAATAAGTTGCAGTCTCCTTCGTCTGATCTAGCCGTGAAATAACTGAATTGGCGCCACCGGGTATATTGGGTCCGATGACTTCATCGTACGCGGCTATGATTTCATCCGTCAATGATTGAATATTCGCCATTTCTACTATAATGGTATATTAATTTGTCATCGCGCGGACTTCATCCTCTTTCGCCTTCACGAGCTCTGTTAGGACTGGGTCTTTTGCGGCTATAGGCTTCATCCAGTTCGCTAGTTTGCGCAGGGGTGAGCTGTAGAGTTTGCGGACGTTACAGACCGCTAAGGCATTTACTGCATAGTCACGGTCAATTTGTAGAATCTGCTCGTATGTCTTACCCGCATGCTTCCCTTCATACATCTTTGGACAAGGGTTCTTCAAGACCTGCTCAGCGAAGAAGCATTTGGCTGTATAATAGACATCATGTTTCGAGTTATGAAAGGCGCGACCCGGTTCCTCCTGTACGTTGAGCGCGTGCATTAGTTCCTTGAGCTTCGGTGGCTTGAGTTTGTTGCCGGCACGAAGAGCACAGAGCTCCTTTGCACGCTCCATCGTACAAATCCAGTGCTTAGATAGTACGAGGTCTGCGGCGGCGGGGTGATTACGACGATAGAGTTCAGAAAGTAGAACATGCTTATCAAAGTTGACATTGTGTCCTACGATTGTGGTGGCTTGTTCAAGATGAGTGAGCCAGATGGCAAGTACTGTGGAGAACTCCTTGCCCTGAACGCGCGCCTGCGACTCGGTGATACCGTGAAACTGTTGATTCATAATACGATATTCGGCAAAGTTAGGCTTAATAATATGGTCTTCCTCGGCGATAAGTGTTCCATCTGGCTCGTACATGGACCAAGACCACTGAACGATGCGACTCGTCTTGTATTTGTCTAGTTCAGATGGCGGATAGTAGGCTCCAAATGAGGGTGTGCTCGGTAGACCGTTCGTCTCCAAATCAAATACGATAATACGCCCCTGTTGGCTCGGCGTTGGTGCCTGAGTGGGGACAATAGTTGATAAGTCCTCGACAATCGTATTCACCTTGATTTTCATCGGCTTCGGCTCATCGTCAATAAATAGGGCTTTCTGAGATGTAGTAACCATCCCAGGTATTGTTAGTTGCTTTAAGCGGGGCTGGCTCTCCTCAAACTTTGAGGAAAATTCGCGGATAAATTCTTCGTCTGTTTTCTTTACAGGAACACGTGTCTTTTCCGCTATTAAAAACGCAATCATCGCATCTAGGTTCTCTTTCGTCGCGTGGAGGCTGCGACATTCGCCTGAACGGATATTCAATAGATGAAATTCTGTCTGCTCAAATTTCGATTGAAAATTTCGTGAAAACATCCAGGCGTACACGCCCAATTGTATCTCATGTGCTGGGTCAAGTGCATCTGTACATTTGATTTCCCATAGGGTGTCCTTCTGTTGTGAATACGCATCAATTCGTCCCATAATTGTAAATACACCGGTGACAACTTCAGGGAGCGAGACTTCATACTGTACGTCTATTGTATCCAAATTTGCTTCTAGAATTTCCATACATGGTTCAATTTGTGCATTTGACGCCCAATCGTATTTCTTTATTTGCATCACTTTGTAATGGTAGCCTGAATACATTGCTGAGAAGATGTTTGCAATTTCCAGAACGTCAACAATTTTCGGCTCCTGCGTGGGAACAATTGTGGCTCTGAGGTCTGCATATCGCTTAGCAAATTTACTGCCCGTCTCATCCTCGTTAGCAATTCGAATCTGTTTCCTGTGACGCCACTCATAGATGGCTGGAATTGCGATACCGTTCAAATCTGACACAATTTCAAATTGTTTGGGGGCGGTTTCAATCATTGTGGGTAGTTGAATTTTAGTATAGGCGTCCGACTCTAGACGAATTGTAAGGTACGACCTCGCGTGTAGAATTGCTTCAGCGGTCAAATAATTCGTGATTTCAGACGCTTTAAAAATTCTACTCTGCTCTGTCGCATTGTCTGTATGTGCCATATAGGGTATCTCATCTATTTCGGCTCCACGCGAATTTACGAAACGAACAAATTCATCTGACGGGTCTCGAAAGTAGCGCAGCATCGGCTGCTTGTTCTCATGGATGAGAAACAGATGCTTCTTACAGCGTGTCATTGCGACGTATAATTCGGAGCTCAGAATATTCGGATCTGCCTCTCTGTTAAAAATTTTATAATACGAATCGTCAAAATTGTAGACAATTACAATTTCGCGCTCAAGCCCCTTTGACTGATGAAACGTGGTGATTACGACCTTGCCCTGTGTGGGATTACCGTCAGCACCTTTGCTGATATCAACCTCATCTTCACTCGGAACATATACCGGAATTTCATCGTTCACTAGAGCGTTTTCAAGCAATTTGACCGGTGTATCCTTTAGTTTTACTTTGACGGAGGGCGCAAGAATAAAAATATCATCTGGCTTGTAGCCCTCGTAGATAAATTGTTGAATTCGCGCGAACAGATACCTGTGTGCGTCAAACGGGCTACCATAGACATAGGTTACCGGAAATGACTTTGCCGGCTTCACAGGCTTTAGACGTGTGTAGCCTATCAGAGATTCATTAATAAAGGAGCAAATTGCCGATGAGCAGCGATAGGTTGTCGAAAGACTCGCGCGAACCCAATCACCCTTTATCATTGTATAGAGCTGGTCGGCGTGAGTCAGAAACCGGCTGTCTGCCTGTAGAAACGCATAGATAGACTGATAGCGGTCACCCATACATGTTATACGAAGAGTCGGGTTATTCAAATCATGAATTAGTTTCTTGATAAGACGAAAATAGAGTGGACTCATGTCCTGGACCTCATCTAGAATGATTCGCTCCCATTTAGGGAGGGTGCGAATCGGCTTTGTGTTCGCGTTCAATAGTTTGGTTATTCCGCTATCGTTACAAATAGTCTCATCATAATACTTGCGCGCTAGCGCGTGGTAGTTGTGGACCTCTAGTAAAGAGAGGTTGCGCTGTGCTGCGCGAGCGCGCGTCTCCTCCTTTAACGAGCGATTGAATAGCACGGCTAGAATTCGTTCTGGACACGCTGTGGCTATACCCAATAATGTTGTTGTCTTTCCTGAACCAGCTACGGCGTCAATAATAACATTATTGCGTTTTTTACACGCCTCTATAATAATTAGTTGCTCTTCTGAGTAATTCATCTACTCTTACTATATGGTTGGGGCTTTATATACTCGTAGTGTATCGCCTATATTTAGTGATAGGCGTGTGGCTGTGCCCGCGTTGAGTTCTATCGCATACACGACCTTATAAATGGAGCTGTAACTAGGACATGTACGTTGGTCACAGGGCGGCACGTCGCGGTTTATATGAACGATTTCTAGGTTCGCATTTAACCATACGATGTCTAAGGGGAACAGCATGTTCTTCATCCACATGGCGCGCCGCTTCGGTGGACCTTCGTATGAAAAAAACATACCCTGCGATTTTGGCATGCTTGATCGGAACATAAGACCCTTTATTTGGTCTTGTGCCTGCTCAACCTTTAGTCGTTTTCCACTCGGTGTTACGAAGTGGATATACATCTACATGTGCGTGTTTCATTTTTTAAGTAGTCCAGATCTGATTTTCAGTCCTATCATCGGTCTCTTTAGTGTTGCGCGCTTTCTGTAATTTCTTCCTCTTAATCGGGCTCTATATGTTACAACTCTATCAAGCGGTTTGCGAGTATATGGACTCGTTTTATAGAGACTTCTGCCGTCTAACTTGCGAAACGTTCCGAGTCGAATATACTTACCCTCGGCTATGCTATTCTCAAAATCGACTATTTTGTCTTGATTTCGTATCTCCTGTGCGCTGATTGCATTTGTCGAACCTAGCGGGATTTCCTTTATCTCCTCCTTCTCTTCTATGACAGTTGGTTCGCGACCATTTGATAAGTATTGATTATAGGTCTTGTCTTTTGCATCTTTGACATATGGAATATAACTTACTTGTAGGGTTTTGGCATCATCAAGTATCTGTCGTTCCAAGAGTCGCACATCATGTTTTGCTTTTGCAAACTGATACGCGGAACGCAAATAATCGTCCGTAATATCCTTTATATTGTACCGTACATAGTCCAACAGTACATCTATTGTTAGAAAACAGACGGAAAACTCGGGGTTCTCGGTTGTTGGTTTAAATATTTCAAGTAGGAAGACTCCTTCCATCCCTACTTAATGGAGTTGATTTTTAGTCCATTTCAATATCTGTTATAACTGCAACTAGACAATTCTTATCCTTTGTCTTCCAAACATCAAAATTATTCACATGAAATACATAATTGCCAGGTTTACAGAGGTCAGTCATAATGCCATATAGATTACAGGGGTGTGTCTTAAGAACAATCCAGCAAGTGTGATTATCATATTCATTTAAAATATCTACCGTCCAATGATTTAAAATGGAATTAGTATAGTTATCTTCAACCGAGTAGAAGGAATATCCAGTATCATTTACGATTCCATATCCAACAATCTCATGATACTTTTTTTCAAGGGTTTTTAGATTTTGAATATCTTCACTGTTGACATATACTAGTGTATATTTAATATCACTTCCTCTACAAATTTGTCCAGCCATATTATTATTTTATAATAATATATGATATCTTTAACCCATTATTAAAAAATTGAAATCACATGCCGCCTTATGTTTTATATCAGACCCAGTTAAAGAAACTGAATCAAATGGACACCCAGCCACCCAAGACCCGTCAGGAGAAGAAGGGACGCAAGGAGAAGCAGGTCTTCAACCAGAAGACCGCCCGCCTCAAGGCGGCTCTCGCTGAGCGCAAGCCAGCGGTCAAACCCGACGAGAAAAAACGCTAATAAGTTCAAGGGATAATGAGCTGCCGCGGACCGCCTCAGCTACCACCACTACAGCCACAGACTATCGTTCTATCATGTCGCGAAGTACCGCGCCCTCGACCCCCAACACCTACACGCAGCACTTTTTGCTTTGATTTATCGGGCGTACAGTACAAGTCACGTGCTGAGCTCAGTGATATGCGCCGGCAGTGGGATACGTTTGAACGAATTGAAAACTACAATTCGGCGATTCTAAAACAGTTATCGTTGACGATACCGGGTCCAGCGATTCAACGCGACGGTTCGGTGTTCCTGCGCCCAGTGGACTATGAGGAGAAAAGCGATTATACTAAGGGACAACTTGCGCATATAGCCCGGTACCCTGATATCTCTGATTTTCTGGTACCGTATGCAAATAGAGTGATTCCCTATTCAAATTCAACGATATCATCTATTTTTACGAACTTTGAATCAACCTACACATCCACTGTCTCGTCGCTGACATCAACGTATACGTCTAGTTATACATCAACCTATATGTCGTCTATCATGTCAATGGTAGAGAATCTACCACTAAATATCATATATGGACCGCCAACCCAAATTTTACCCAAGTCAAGCGACTACTCCGAAATTCTAGAAAACCGCAAAGCCAAAAATCTATATATAGGCGTCAGTACCTTTGTAAATAAGTATCCGAAGACGCCTTACAAATTTTCTAGCAATGATGAATATCTACTATATAAAAAATATCGAGACACAATCGGTTAAATAGACGTCTTCTCCATAGCCTTTTGCCATGCGGGACGTAGCTTCAGACGAGCACCTGTAAGGTTCCCTTCTGTTGTAACCAGTTCTTCGCCCTGAATCTTCTCAAGATCGCCGATATAAACGGGGTTCTCGAGATTATAGGTGTACACACGTCCCTTTAGGGAGTCAATAAGATAGACAATTCCGCTAATTGATGCGCGAACAAAGGTACGTGTTGACATTCTTGTTATTATTGGGTCCTTCGTGAGAGGCTACTCAACTTTTCGTGTGTTTTTTGCAAAAAGTCCCACCGGTTGCGCGATTCTTACAGCGATCGCCCGACGCGGAGGTCTCCTGACACCGTACATCATCTGATACGGCTCCAGGCTTGCGCCCCCGCTTCGTGGCTGGAGCTTCTGCTCCGGCTGACTCCAGAAGAGTTGCCATATCGCGAAGATGCTTTACTAAGCCGTCGACTTGTTTCTTTGTCAACATCGTATTGTATATACCGATTGCGTCTCTTTAACTCTTTTTAGTCTGCGAAATTGAACGATAATTAAAAGCGGTCACACAAATAATGGAGACCAAGGATGATGGTATTGAAAACGTGCGAAAGATACTCAAACCAATTAAATCGGCTTTGATTGATTTGTTTGTCTCTATCGCACGCGTCTTATTCTTTTGGCTTCCCGGTGGCGATATATCAAAAGGACAGGCTCTTATGATTCTTCATTTTGTCGGCGGCGCTCTTCTCTACACAATGTACTTTACGCTTCGCTCACTTCACCCGGTGCGGCTCTTTATATTTTTTGCGTTCTTCCTTATTGTGATTCAGCAAGTGTTGTTTAGAGGTTGTGTTATGACGAAAGCCGAACAAAAACTCACAGGTTCTAACGATACTGTGTTGGACCCATGGATACGGCTCTGCGGTCTGGAACCCACGCGAGAACTGCGGATAATGACGAATTTCGCCATCGTTGGCTGTATGAGTTTGACTCTGCTCATGAACACAATTCTGGAACAAATTTACCTTATTTAAATAGAAGATGTCATTTCCGTTGCTATCCACTCAACAATACGATGCGACTAAATATACGCCTGTTGGCACCGTGTTTCTTAACCGTGTCGAAGGTATCTCTCTGCTGCGCAATATGTTTGCCGGATTCGGCGCTCTCTTCGGCGGTAAGAATACGCTGATTCAGGAGGCGGTTGATAGATTGCAGGCACGCGGTCTCCAGGAGTTTACCACAAAGGTTCAGACAACCTACCCAAACACAACCATGGTGGTCGGAGTTCACACTGACATTTCGGAAGTGGGGCGTGATGAGCAGGCTACATTTATGGTATTGACTGTCACAGGTACGTGCCTGGTTCCACTCGGACAGACCGGTGGTCGCCGGCTGCGCACTCGGTCACAGGCACGCAAGGTTCGCGGGACACACAAGAGACGGTAGGCACGAGTTAAATAATTATATTAAACTATCAAATAGTTTATTATAACGGCGCTAACTGGGGATACCACGTAATAATTTCATTTTGCCGGCGAGCATAAGCGACTGTACCAATGGTAATAAGACATAGGAGTAACGAGGCACCAAGAAAAAGATAGCCGTTGCGAATGCTTGCGACCGGTGTGCGCATTTTTGGATCTGACAGGACCACTAAAATTGTAACACCAACAATGGCGGCGATTGCACCAACTGCATAGAGTCTCTCATCACGCAGCCTCTGTTCACTGGCACCCAATTCGCTCATAAATGACTCTTTTACAGGATTTCCGTTTTTATCAACACGGGGTGGTGCCTGTGGGTCGTATTTAGTATCTGCTGAAACCTGTGCGTTAATACTAGTCATGTTTTTTGACAAATTGTTAAGATGGCGTGGGTCACTCGGACGAATATCCGACGGATGCGCCGCGTTTGCGTCTACAGTAACACTCGTTCCTGCCTGCATCTACCTATATCCGTCGCCGATATCTTCTGGTTCTACGGCGTCTTGACCCGCCTTTGATGGGTCCAGCGGAACCCGATGCGGACCAGTGATTGGGTGTTATAGGAGTGCCCGTAATTGGTGAATATGATGCACCGTAGTTATCGTTGGGTCTCTGATGATATGCGACCTCTGGTAATCCGCTGACACGCGCCGCCTCTGACGCGAAAGCATATTGTGTAGCCGGGAACGGACTCGATGCCCATTGACCGGTAGATTGAGGGTTTGTATAGAGTCCACCATTGGCTAATGCCGCTGGCGCAGCTGTGTGTGGAGCCCACTGATACGACTGGGGGAACGGCTCCCAACGACCCCACGAAGTGGTGGGTAGGATTGCTGATAGACCACCGGGCTGTGACGCGGGCATTTGTTGATTGAGAAACATAGCACCACCGCGCCTGCGCGTGTTTCGTCTTTGGCTTCTTCTGCTCTTTCGCATACCTCCTATTTTAGGCTTAAACATTTATAAGGTTGTGGTTGTATACAAATGGACGTTAGTGGAAACGAGAAAAAGTCAGTTTTGGCGCGCCGCATGGTTCGTGATGTAAATGAGGCATTAAAAACGGAATCGGCAGCGGTAGTTGCCTCTAAGTTTGTCGAATATCAGAAGGAGTTTCCTACACTTTTTGCCACCCTTCTTCGTCAGGAATACCCACCCGACGTGCTCGAGATGATGCTTTCGCAGCTTGAGGCGCGAGAGAACGGGCAAACAACGCAGCACGATGCCTCTGTTGCCGTGGGGACGGTTCTGGTGGATCGGTTTGTGAAGAATCAGATAAAGCCCCCCGCCAAATAATGATATTTGTTCCTTTTAACTCGCGAATCTCATCATCAATTGTCTTCTGTCTCCATTCAGGGTCGCTCCACTTTTGATTGAGTGATTCACCGTGATCCTGGCACCATTGAATAGAACGCTGTACGTTCTGCTCTATGTACTCACGAATCTCTCGCTCATTCGGTTTCTCAATAAGTTTTAGCGTCTTCAATATAATATATGTCTCCTGTTGTGCAATCGCCTCTTGTGTTGCAAGCATATGTTGAAGCCAGGCGGTTTCAGGTCGCACTGATAGAAAGGAGACGATTGTATCACCCTTTAACGAACGCTGTATCGCCGCCCTGAAGAACTCGTCCGTATCCGAGTCGAGTCCAAGAAACCCTTTACAGATAATGTAGCGTTCTGCGTTTCCACCACGACTTGTGCGAGGCTTGATGATTGACCATTCGCGAAAGCAGCGTGTTACGACCCAGACAAGCTCCAGGGTGGGACGCAAGACCGTATCAAAGATTTTGACCAGGATAAGTCCACCGCGTTGAATACTCTTCATGCCCAGATAGAACTCGGCTGTTAGCAGGGGTAGAATTGTCTCCTCTTGAGCATTGAAATCAGAGCTGAAGTCAAATCCGCCGTCGGCAGTATAAATGTGTGCCTTGGCTTCACCTAGGCGCTCAACAAAGTTGTCCAGATTTTCGACCTTTAGTATGTCACCCGTATCATCTGCACCGTATGTAATGTTTATTTGTGGGTGTTTATTTAAGAACGCCGCGGTCTTTCGCCAACCAGGAATGTTCTTCGTGGTTGAGCGAAGCGTGATAGCCTGCGTGTAGCGCACTTTTGTAGAGTCATGAATGGCTTCGATAAAGCCACCAGGTCCTTCGGCGGCGTGCGCAGTGATAAGCCCGTCATCGCGCTCGGCGAGAACCGCTAATTCTTGTTCCAAGCCGGCGCCGCGCCAGAGTTCAAGCATTTTGAAATAGGAGCGGCTCAGCGGAACACGTGCTGCGACTGAGCGACACATGCGCCGATTGAGGGACAGAAAGATATATTCATAGGGGTTTGTAATCTTTTTGTAATCATCCCAGACCCCCTGATTGTAGATGAGGTCAATCTGGTTTTTTACATCGGCTGTTTGCGCGAGTGTCGGCGAGCAGAGCCATTGCTCGTATTGTGGTTGCTCTTTTGCGACCTCAATTGCGTAGACCTGTTTCTTTACCGGTGGTCCACCGGTCCACCACAACCAGGGTGGTTTATTTGCGACATTCGCATGTTCCATACAGGTCCTGTTCGGCTTGTCTTTAGCCTTCAATCTTATAGACAATTTATTGCTAAACGACTTTAAAGAACGAGTACCGACGTCTGGTGCGAGACCGCCTATAAGTCTTTCTTCGCCGCCCCGCATTTTGCTTACAGGGGCGGGGTATGCGGCAACTAAAGTTTTTAGGGCATGTGTTCCCTATATTCGGCTTATACTGTGACATATCAACGTATCTCCATTTGGGATAGAGCACATTGAACGCGTCTTTTGACGCATTTGGCTTCTTTGCGTCATCCACCACTGTATAGACGATATCGTTGTTTGTAATCTTTGTTAGAGTATCGCCTTCCGCGTTTTCTGGCTGAAACGCGGACTGAAGGAACTGCGAATGTGTAAAAATAATCGCTCTGTACACGCCGTCAGGTCCTTGTCCAAAGAACTCTGGATTTTGTCGTGCCCACTCAATGAAGGACGGAAAATTCGACTTATTTACCCACCCTTGCTTATCTCTTGCGTCTTTTCCCAGACTTATGAGCTCTGCGATATCGGGTAGGGCTTCGTCTTTGTAAACCTGTAGTTGCTTTTCTTTTGCGAATGCCAGATTATCGGGAGAATATCCTCGTTCCCCCACGAACGGCATAATATTGATAGGCATGTGTTCGTGGACCGCAAGCATATAAAATGCCGTCATCTGGGACCGCATTAAATCCGATGCGCCCACCGTGTAGTTCAGCTTTTTGGTATCGGCACCCAATGCTTTCGCGCGCTTTAAAAGTAAGTCTTTGAGTGCCGGATACAGTGCGACACTTATCTGACGACCCTTGGTTGTCAATTCAGGATCTCTGTAGGTCGCTTGCGTTAGTTTGCTAACATGCTGCCATGCGTTTGCACACGACTCGCCGTGACGTACAAAAATCAGTTCAAATCGCATTTTGTTATCTCCCTATAGTAGATATGACAAATACATGCTAAACGACTTTAACAAATGTATACTAACTAGTGTATCTATGTCAGTACACTACGTTGAGCCGAAAAAAACGGGTCAGCCGACGATTCGTATAGAGACCAGTGTTCCGTGTAGAGTGAAAGAAATTCAAACGAATACGATTACGCTTGAATTTCCTGTTCGAGTGCCGCCTTTGGTGTGTGATACGCAGCCCATAATTGACTGGGAGCGATTCAACCAAATAAATTATATACGATAGCCCTTGTATTTCATGTAGAGTTTTATGATCTTTTGAGGGTCGCCCTCCATGACCATGGAGAGTCCGTCACGCGGCGACCAGAGTGCCATCTCGTCCTTTTCAATGATGTCTTTCGGCATTGAGATGGTTAGGTGCGGATTCGCGCGCAGTTTATCTAACTTTGCTTTTGCTTTTAAATAGACCTTGTAATCGACTTTGCCTTCAAAGATATGATACTGATAATGAAAATGCGCAGGCAGGTCGTCATGTTTGCCTGCGACCACTAGATTGGGTATTTCACGTAAGCCTTTCACATTATCTATATCTATACGTGACTCTTCGGCAACTTCGCGCCGTACACCCTCACGCAGCAGCGCGTGTAGACGCGCGTTCAATGTTTTATGGTGCGGCGCAATGTCTTCGTATTCTTTGTATTCAACCTGCCCCTTTGGTGGGTCCCAACTGCGCGGTCCTTTTATTGCGACATCGTGAACTAGTATATAGACTGGTGTCGCCTCGGCTTGAGGCGCCCCTACGACCTCAAGGAAGGTTGCTGTACGCAGAAAAACCCTATTTTTTGATTCAGGTAATTCAACATAGACATATTGTTTATTGAATCTCTTGAAATCGTGTGCGCCGAATAGTATACCGGGAACGTAGAGGTTCCAGCCTCTGTTACGAATACCGGTGAAACCAATCTTTTCGCCCTCTACAGAGATTTCCATAGCCCCCTGTTTTTCAGTTCGTTTATTCTAACACGGCGGGTAGACCCTTCTTCTGTAGACAGGCTCTGTACAAAGATGTTAGTCGTACGATTTCGTTTGGATGTAGATTTGTATATCCGTGTTTATATGAGCGCCACATCTTCCTACAACCATCTAAGCAGACATCAATGTTTCCGCGCTCATAACTATGAGTAATGACAAGGTTTAGCGGTTCACTAGGATTATCCTTTAACCAAACATAGTTTGTTACCATTTGGTTGTAGTCCGCATAGTACACATCGAACATGTCAGGATTTTCGAGGTATACACAACAGAACAGCTGCTCGTCTGCATGACCATAGCCCTGAGCCAGATACGAGAAGAACTGCGTCTCAACCTTATTACAGAAAGGGTACATGTACTCTTTTCTTCCAGTAAAGAATCCACTACAGAGTGATGATGGACCCCCACAACTAAAAAACTCTGCAGGATTTTTTGCGAGGCTGAGAGGATAGTAGTCGATATAACAGGTTGAAACCTTGTCACGCAAAAGGTTGAACGCCGCGTCTATCTCAATAAGATTCTTATAGCCCATGCGCTCAATACAGATGTTTAGCCAGGCAAAATGCGTAGAATTAAACGGATTCTTATCCATTATCGTCTTAAGCATAGCATAACGTGACATACAGAAAAGATAGTAGGAGGCGGTGTTACGTGAATCATGGCACTTGTTTACTTGGCGATTTTCTAGAATTTTTCCGCGATAGCGCGTTAAGGGAAAGTCTTCGAAACTCATTGGAACATAATATGTTTTGTGTTGGAGGTAGGGCGGACGCATAGATTTAATCTCTTCCAGATTCTCGGGTTCACAGAAAACAACCAGATTATGGTCTATCGATAGCGTTGCACGGGCGTTTGCCAAGTAGTGCGTCTTCGGACGATCTTTGATTTCCTGCGAAGCATCTGACATTTTTGTAAGGTCGAAATATGCGGTTACAACTGTATAATTAGTCTCATTGACTACTGGGCTAAAATGTGTTGGGAAAAACTGTATGATACCTGTGCCGGACCAGTGCCCCAGCTCAGTTAAGTCTTTCTTGTAGTGCGTCGGAATCTTGTACCAGAAGTTATCACGCATACCTTTGAAATACCATATATCGTCACATACAACAAAGCCTTCATATTGCTTCTCTTTTAGCCAAGTAAATAACTCGAACTCAATATATCCGTCATGAGGCTCTATATCTATCAATATGAACGCTGAATCAATTATTTTTGATTCCCACAGTGTTCGCCCTGCTGACGTCATAATATCATCCGTTGAATACGTCACATTGGGTAGCTGAATAAGGGGATAGTTGTGTTTACTGTCAAACGAATAAATGCGGTTCTGTTGATTGTATGAGAGCGCTAATGCCGAAGTGCCCCGGTGCGTTCCTATATCAATAATATCTCTATTGGTGAACTTTGTACTCAAATAGGCTAATAGTTTGTAGTGCTCTTTTCCGGCGCTCCCGAAAAACTCGGTGGCGTTGATTTGCGAATTTGCTAGCAGAGGGCGGAGTGGCTCTAGGTCGACAAGCTCGATATATTCCTTTTTGAACTCTAGCATTACATTATAGTATACTTTTCTGCTTAAGTAAAATTATTTGAATAAAGTATAACAAATGAGCAGCAAGCAGTACCACGCAACGTGGAAGGGTGTCATAGGCTGGGCAGAGAGTGAATTGGAACACATGGGACGTATCGCAGCGGTTGAAGATCCAGACATACAGTACTCCTATGCGATGAGCACTGTCAATGGTATGTTACATTTACGTGATGCGCTGGTTGAGTTAGTTCAGGATCCGGACTATAAGGAGAAGAAGGAAGACCTTCAGAGACTCCACGACCAGGTTGTGCGAGCGGTGAAGCACTTAATCAAGGACTATGACGTAGATCTGAACGCTATCAAGAAGTTCAACACACGCGGCGTCTTAGGCAATCTCAACTACCTTGGTTTGAACAACACTACAAAGAAGAACAAGAAGAACAACAACAATACGCGCAAGAACAATGGCAATAACAAGAACAAGCAGAATGGCGGCTGAGGCGGGCGCATCTACGCGTAAACGCTAACTCTTGTTCTTTAGTACTGGCTTCGGCTGGACTGTATGAAGACAATGTCAATAATCATTTTTTTAATGAGAGACTTTGTTTGATCCTTGAACTTTGTAGAGTGGCGTATTTGATTTTAAACCACAGGAATTAAAAATTTCTATGGTTTGTTTTTTTAGTTTATTTTGTTTACTCATCCACCAACACAACATCCATATCAGGGATGGCTTCCGCTGCACCCTTGCCCATCGGCAACATCGCCGGCTCAATCGTCAGATTGTCCGTGGCGCAGTACCCACCCTCCTTCCTGTACAGAACCTCATCTATCTGGTCATCATCGAGTGGTGCTGATTCGTAGGCAGGGTCGAAGCGTGTGTCTTCTGGTGCTTCGTCTACATACTTCATCAGTGCCTCCTCATCCAACAGGATTTGACTGAATGAGGTTCCGCCGCGGATGGGCTGACCCGTCATGATGTTCGCCGAAACACCTGTAATCGGGTCCAGTTCACCGTAGAGGGCGGCGCGCAACATAATATCCTCTGTCTGCTCAAAGGAGGCTTTCGCAAGGGGACCGATGTTGTTCTTATTAATGCCGTAGCGGTCAACAGACATCAGGCGACCACGTGACGCCATAACATCGCACAGTAGACACAAGTGGCGGTAGTTCACGTACGTCTCCTCGAACAGGGTGCTGATTTCCTTGAACAGCACTGCGCGCGTCGCCTCAATACCGAGGTTCTCAAAGATGTCATGTACGTTGTTCGAGTATACCTTGGCTGCATCCACATCAGGGTGGCACATAACGTCCAGGAAGTTGGAGCCGTCCGTATCCAGAACGAACTGGTCAACCGCACTGTACTTGTCCCCAACGAGCTCATACTGGTCGTTCGTCTTGTTGAAGGAGACGGCGCGAAGTCCAGGCACGCCACGCACAATGGTGCCCATCAGAATCTTGTTCTGGAGCATCTTGAGCTGGTTCAGTGAGTTCAGCGGGTCGGCATCCTTCTCGTTTAGGCGAATACGGAAGACGAGCCGGCTCGCGTTGTAGTCACTGTAATAGTGTGAGACCTCTGTATCGAACTTCTGCGTAAGAACAAAGGCAATGTCGTCCATCGTGATGTTCTTGCTGAACATCTTCTCGCGGTCCAGCTCGAGACGGAGAATCCACGGGCTGCGCTTCGCTACAACCTTTGCGGGCGCCGCCGCCTCACCTGATGAGGCTGCGTCCGTCTCATCTTCAGGTGCCTCAGGTTCCGCTTCGGCTTCAGGTGTCTCTTCATCCTGGGCAGACTTCACGAAGCCACCATAGAATGCTAGCCACTCGGCATCTTCTGCGATGAGAGTCGCATCGTCGCGCGGGTCAAAGTAGATACGTGCTACTGTCGTCAGGTCCTGAAGCACCGTAAACTCCAGTTCCTGTGCGACACGACGAGCCTCATCCTTGGAGGCACGCAGGTCCTTACGGAGATAGACAGTTAAGCTGACTGCCTTGGGATTGCGTGTCGCCTTCAGGAGCTCCTTCAGACGGGGAACACCTCGAGTCATATTGGACTTCGCAGCTACACCAGCCAAGTGGAACGTATTGAGCGTCATCTGCGTCGATGGCTCACCAATACTCTGTGCCGCTACAATGCCCACCATCTCACCAGGATTTGCCATCGCCTTCCAGTGCTTGAGAATGATTTGCTCAGACAAGACGTCGATGGCTTCACGAGTGTAGCCGAGCTTCTGTAGCTTGAGCGGTGCCAAATGGTAGCGCAGGAGCGCCATCCATAACTTATTGGTTGACCGAGTTCGCTCAAGAATGCGCTGTTGCGCAGCCAGAATGTAGGGACCATCCGCCTTCTGCTCCTTACCCGTAAACTCCATCTGACGTGCTAGTGTGTTTGTCAGGCGTCCAAGGTGTACAGGATAGTAGACGTTCTGCTTGTCAGCTTTCTCTAGGCGGCGCTGGAACACGCGCTCAACAAGCATCTGACGGTCTGCTAATACAGCATTGATGTATTCCTCCTGCTGCTTCTTTGCGGCACCAGGCACGGCAAACTGCTGGCGAATCTCGGCATCCGTCATTGCACCCAAGTTGAGCGGCTGTGACTCAATCTTGGTATTGCTGACACCGTCTTCACCATAGGCAAACTGTATAATGTTGCCGACGGCATCGCGCACTGAGGCATCATGCTGAATCGTCAAGTCCTCCATCGCCTTTACGAGCTGACGCTGCATATACCCTGTATCAGCCGTCTTAACGGCAGTATCGATTAGACCTTCACGACCCGACATAGCGTGGAAGAAGAACTCGTGCGGTGTCAAGCCCTTAATGAACGAAGACTCAATGAATCCACGTGCAGCTGCGCCATCGTCAAAGCGCTTGAAGTGCGGCAGCGTTCGGTCCTGGAAACCGTACGGAATACGCTTACCCTCTATATTCTGCTGACCCAGAACGGCAATCATCTGGGCTACGTTCGTGTTCGAGCCCTTGGAGCCTGCCTTAATCATATTCGTCATACGATTGTCATCTGCAAGTGAGTTCCTGCCCTCCTTACCCGCACGGTCGATAACCTTGTTCAGCGTGGCGAACACCTTAGATTCAAACTCCTCGTGGTTGCTGCGACCCGACGAATTATCGAACAGACCCGTGTGAACCTGGAGCAGAATGTCCTCAATCTGTCCCTTCAACACAGACAGCTCCTTATTGATTTTACCCTTCGTATCCTCATCGGCAATCAAATCTGAGATTCCCACAGAGAAACCGGAGTTCATCAGGTAGTTTGCCATCATACGCTGGAGCGAATCCAAGAAATCCACCGTTACGTCGTGACCGAAGTCATTGTAGATAACGTGAATGAGCGCCTTGGAGAACACGTCCTTGTCCAGGATACCCTGCTTAATAATACCGTTCTGGATCTTCACGTAGTTCGGCGAATCCGTCGTATCCTTGGTCTCGTCAAACGAAATGTTACGCATCTCGAGGTTCACGGGCGGCAGCAGTGTAGACAGGAGCTGCTGACCCGACCAGAGCGGAATCGGCTCCTTAACAACGGGCTCGGGCAAGATGCCGTTCCAGCGCGGCGCCCAGATGAGGAGATTCATCGCTTCACGACGGTTCAGTAGTACATTGGGACGAGTAAAGCGGTTTACACCCACTAGCGTGTCCTGAACCACGGATACAATAGGCTTAGACTCACGTGGACCGACGATTTGTAGAGGAACCGCGGCAATTTCACGCAATTCAATCGCAGCCTCAATCGACTGAGGAATGTGGGCGTTCATCTCATCACCGTCAAAATCAGCGTTATAGGGCGCAGTAACACTGACGTTCAGACGGAACGTGTTGTATGGTAGAATCTTGGCGCGGTGACCCATCATAGACATTCTGTGGAGCGACGGCTGACGGTTAAAGAGCACGATGTCTCCGTCCATTAGATGGCGGTTAACAATATCGCCCTTGTACAACTGGATGTCCTTGGCGTTCACATGCTTGAGCGAAATCATACGACCATCGGCGGCACGAATAATAGTCTTCGCACCAGGATACTTGTCGGGTCCGTTCTGAATCAGCGCATACATGCGGTCCAGATTGTAGGCAGTTACGCGCTCGGGGTGAGTGAGATTCATCGCAATCTTGAGTGGTACACCGAGTTCACCGACTGAAATGTTCGGATCCGGTGTAATAACTGAGCGCGCAGAATACTCTACACGCTTGCCCTGTAGATTATTACGGATACGACCCTCCTTCGAACCCAGACGCTGCTGGAGCGACTTTAGCGGGCGACCACTGCGCTGAGCACTCGGCGCAACACCAGGAATCTCGTTATCAATGAGCGTAGCGATGTGGTACTGTAGAACGTTCGTCCATTCATCAATTGCCTTCTTCTTCGCATTTGAGCCGATTTTTTGGGCGAGATTATTATTGGTCTTAATAATGTCAATGAGCTTCTGTGTCAAATCGTCTTCTGAGCGCTGATTATTGTCCTGGAGAACCGAGGGACGCACCTGCGGCGGCGGAATCGGCAGAACCGTACACATCATCCAGTCGGGGCGGCACCAGAAGCGGCTGAACCCCATAAAGTCTACGTCTTCGTCACTAATGCGACGCATCAAGCGATAGACGTACTCGGGCTCCAGGTAGCGCTCAATGACACCATCCTTGACGCCCGCATCCGCGGGAAGAGCCATACCCTCAGGAAGTTCAATGTCCTTCCATTCGGCGATGATACGGCAGATATCATCATCGCGGTACTTGCTGGGCTGGCGTGCGCCGCAGCCATCCTCAATGTCTTCACCGCAACGCGTAATCTTGCTACACTGCTCGAGAACCTGCTTCCAGCGCCCCTCGCCCTTGAGTCGCAAGAGATGCTTGTAGCGACTCTTGTCAATGCGTAGTTTGCCACACTTTACGCAGACGCAGCGCAGAATTTTCATAATGAGCTTGAAGAACTGGATATAGTAGACCGGTCGCGCCAACTTATAGTGTCCAAAGTGTCCAGGACAATTATGATTGTTGAGACCGCAACTGCGACACAGTTTCCCATTTTCCAGTACACCCATCCGGGGGTCAAAGAGACCACCTATCTTTCCCTCAATAGCAACGTGACTTGTTACCTCCACTACTGAGCGTCGCACGACTTCATCGGGACTGAAGACGCCGAACTGAATGCCAACTATCGTTTCAGTTTCACTTGAATTTTGTAAATAGGGCATTTCGCTATCTGCTTATTCTAACCTTCTTTAAGGTGCTTTTTTCTTCGGGTGAGGTGTTCAACTTGATGTGTTTTTTGGCTAAAAATGAGTAGCCTGTGTTTTGTTACATTTGTATAACAATGTCACTAGAACTTATCATTGGTCCTATGTTTGCTGGTAAATCATCGGCTCTACAGAGTATTGTTCGACGACGCACAGCAATTGGGTGGACCGTAATGGTCATTAAGCCTATCCTAGATAACCGGTACGATGGGCTTGGTGAAGTGGTAAATCATGATAAGCAGAGATGTCCTGCTATTGCCGTGGATGCACTGATGAAACTGTACGGTGGGGCTGACTTTCAGAAAGCGGCGCTTATTATCGTTGAAGAGGGGCAGTTCTTCGGCGACCTCGTGGAATTTGTTTTGAAAACGGTTGAAGAGGCTGGTAAACACGTTGTGGTGGTTGGATTGGACGGTGATGCGCATAGAAAGCCGTTCGGTCAGATATTGGATTTAATTCCACTAGCTGATGAGGTACAGCGAATCTATGCGCTCTGTAAGATGTGTGGTGATGGCACTGCCGCGCGATTTACGTGCGCGCTAAGCGCCGCTGCGTCTGCGGCTACTGCTGAAGGAAAACCGCAAATCGGTGGACTGGATACGTATGTACCCTTGTGTAGACGCCACTATCTGGCGAATCAGGTAAAAACTTGAAGAGGTGGGGCTTGGTTATGATTTTTCAATAAAAATGCGCGTAGAATTCACTCTTCAAGAAATCGAATCAGCGGGATATTTTGAGGAGCGGGCGCCGCTTCAGCAGACGAGCACACGGTATGAGGTGGAGCGGTGTCTGTTTTCGGGTCAGACCGGTAACGCATGGACTGTTATCATTGAGAATCCTGATTACGGGCGTATGCTGTTTCTAGACAATGAGCTCCAATCGTCCTCGTTTGATGAGGCAATCTATCATGAGACACTGGTTCATCCTGTAATGCGCACAATGAGCGGTCATATTGATAAGCGGGTTCTTGTTGTGGGTGCTGCGGAGGGTGCGACGGTGCGCGAAGTGATGCGCTGGGGTGTTAATCAGGTTCGGAACATTGACTGGGTTGATATCGACGGACCACTTGTTGATGTGTGTCGCGAGTATCTCCAGTATGCGCCTAATGTATACAATACTAGTCGTGTGAACTACTATGCTGCCGATATTGGGTCGTTTCTCCAGGACCCCGCACATAGCGACTACGATGTAATCATTCTAGACCTCCCTGACCCAGACCCGCGTGAGCACTATCTGTACGGCGTGAACTTTTGGAATCAGATTCGGAATGCCATGAGCCAGCGCGGCGCTGTAGTCACACACGTTGGACCTGTTGAGCCGCGCAGCTTTGATGGGCTCGACATTGTGTGTCGGGGCGCCAACATGGGACCTGGTACGCCGTATCACACCCTGATTCCCTCCTTTCAGGGCGAGTGGGGATTCTGGATGAGTTGTGCCAGCAACGATGTGGCGGACATGCCGGTTGACACCCAGGTCATGAATAATGCTTATCACAGAACTATTATGCACTGGGATACGCATTGGGGCATGTAAAAATAATAGTATATTTTTAATTAGATATCAACAGACCCATGCCTAGCTCTAGGTGTGCCTACCGGTGAGCCCTTCGGTGAACTGGGATGCCTATAAATAACATTTGTATGATACTGTACATCATCGCTGCGGTTCTGTATGTGAGTAAACTCCTTTTTCAGCCTTTCGAGTTGCCACTTGTGGAGGACACGTCGGATGGATACATAGGTACCTAGACCCATAATGACTCCTGAGATTGCTGCGATTACAATACCAGCGATTACGCCGGCGGAGAGAAGCGACTGATTGGTGGTTGTCGGCGTGACAATCTGTAGACCGAGGGAGACATCTGCGAGCGATAGACCAGTTGCGTTCATAACGTAGTTTTCGTATCCGCTCAGGGCGGCGTTTAGATACGTAGTATTTTGTGTGAGCTGATTTAGTGTAGTCTGAGCGGGGGCGGCATCTCCGCGAACGACCACCGTGACATCGACTCGGATTCCATCGGTTGAAGAGGCTAGACGGCGGTACTGCTGCTTTGTACAGAGTAGTGGCTGATTAATCGTATCATTAGCGGTGTAGTGCGTGACAACTCCATCGGCTAGATTTGTAATATGGTTAATCGTGATAAGCTTCGTGCCGAGAAGTGATGATAGGGAGCAACGGAGGACCGTACTAGCACCGGTCGCGACGAACTGCTGTGCGCTAATGCCCTTGTTATCAAGTGATAGGTCAAAGACCGTGGTGGCTTGACCTGGCGTGGTTGTAGCGGTCGCTGTAGCAGAGGCTGTTGCGCTCGGTGAAGCGGTGGCTGAAGGTAGCGATGAACTCGTAGCTGAAGTGGTGGCGGACCGTGTAGATGCGGCTGTTGTAGAAGACGTTGCGGATGCCGAGGGTGACGCCGTTTCTGTCGCGGTTGCGGTTGCTGTCTTGGTCGCGGTTGCTGAACCTGTGCCGGTTGATGTACCTGTAGCAGTTGCTGACTTAGTGGCGGTAGCAGTGGCAGTTGCTGACGCCGAAGACGAGCTAGTAGAACTTGCTGAGCTACTAGCCGTAGCAGATAGACTCGCAATACTAGTATAGGTGGCTGTACTTGATGGATATGCTGACACAGTCGATACCGGTGAATACGACGCAGCGGCTGAGACAGTGGCGCTTGAGGACGGGTAGGCTGATGTAGACGGGCGTGACGTCATTGTTACAGGCGCTGAGCCAGTAGGAGAACCCGTTGCCGATGATGACGGATAGGCTGACACCGAAGGGTTTGCTGACGCCGTGGCTGCCGCTGAACTTGAAGTGGTGACAGTTGCTGAAACCGAAGGATTTGACGAAGTAGAAGGGTTCGCCGATGCCGAAGGATATGATGATGCTGTGGCTGCTGCGGAACTTGAAGTGGTGACAGTTGCTGAAACCGAAGGATTGGACGAAGCAGAAGGGTTTGCCGATGCCGAAGGATTTGCTGACGCCGAGGCATATGCTGACATCGAAGGGTATGTTGATGCCGAAGGATTTGCTGACACCGATGGGTTTGCTGATGCTGAAGCCAATGCCGACACAGAGGGATTTGCGGATGTTGATGCGCGCGGCGACACAGAAGGATTCGCTGACTGCGACGGGTACGGTGATACCGATGTGGACGCCGTAGCTGAAGGTGACTGCGACGGATACGGTGATACCGATGCTGACGCCGTGGCTGAAGGAGACGGTGACGAATAGGATGATGCCGAGGGCGACGCAGTAGCAGAAGGCGAAGGATACGCTGATACTGACGCATATCCGGTATAACTCGCGTATGCGGAAGCACTTGGTGAAGGCGTGCTCGAAAAGGTGGGTTGGCTACTCCAGGAGGGGATGACCGAGATGCTTGCTGCAGCTGACACCGTTGCTGGTGGGCTCACCGTGGCGCTGAAAGAAGGCTGTGACGAGGTAGAAGGAACAGCCGTAGTACTAGGACTACCTGTTGCTGAAGCCGATGCGGACGCAGAAGCAGACGCGGATGCTGATGCGGAAGGAGTAATATCCTGTAGATTTCGTGTCGCAGCAGTAGTGCCTATTAGCACAAGTGCTAGGAATCTGTACATTTTTTCTTATTGCTTATTGAAGACCGGATAAAAAAGATGTCAATTTTAACTGACAATGGCGTGAATTTTTATTTGGGTGCCCACGCGTCGTAGTCAAAATCGCGCTCTGAGGGCCAACCTGTAACGGCATAGCCGTCGGCGTGATATGTGTGGCTGCCGCCCGTAACCAGGTTGTAGAGCTTGGTGTCAGATGTCATGGGGACCTCCTCTATCTTGGTTACCGTGCGGGAGCCGTCGATGGTCTTAAGGGTCAGTCCAAGGATGAGTTTCTGGATTCTGCCTTTGTTTAGTCCGTCCAAATGTCTCATCTCAATCCTTCCTTCACCATTGATGACAGGCATGTTAGTACCATACACCTTTTCCTCAATTGTTTTGATGTCCATCGTGTAGAACTTCTTATCGAGTGAGACGTGCGGGTGGTGGTCGGTTGTTACGTGTTCGTCGTTAATATTGTACAGCAATCCTGTACCAGAGTACGTGTCTGCGTGTCTGTCTGCTGGTAATACGGAATCGCTCCTTCGCGCAGCTCATTTTGAATGGATGCGTCCTTGATAGAATAGGCTGTGCCCTTCGGGGTGGGATTTAGACGATGATACGTGGCGATGGTCTTCGCTTTTAACCGTTGGATGCGGGCGGCGTTACTGGTGTCCGCGTTGCTGGGCATCTTCTAGAATAGGGGTCGGTTTCATTTTGGCGCATCCAGATATTTGTTTATATAGTTTGTTCTGTTTGGTACAGGCATATTACACATATGAACAAATAGTGCTTCGGGTATATGCTCTTTATGTATACCAACTATACAATTTAAGACATATGGATCATGTATCTTATATTTATTGTCAATCTGTTTAAGAATAAATTTCGCCATAACATTTTGTTCATAGGGAAATAGGTGCCAGCGTCCTGTATTCCGCATATCGTATATTTGTTTCTCGTAATCTAGCGCAGCCCGATTGACAAATTTAACACCTGTATTAATTGGAAACTTCCATGGCTTTTCATGGAATAGATGATACAATATTGTTTTATCGCTGAGGTCGATATGTGATTCGACTCTTTCCTCTGGTCGATTAACAAAGACATCTGAATCAACCCAGACAAACCAGTTTGCGTTTGGATACTGCTCGGCGGCTTTTAGTATACTGTCGCATCTGCGAAAATGGAGTTGATGTCTCTTTGTTTCTTTTGGTATGCTATCGTCATAATAAAAACCGTAGCCGTGGCGGTTAGTATAGTCGACGAATGTGCGCCGTGTTTTGATTGTATACTCGAGTTCGGGATAGTGTCCTGATACAAATACTATGTCGGGTTGTGTTATGAGTGTCGTCATTTATAAAATGATGACATTTATATATTTGTAATTATTTAATTAGCACTATTTTTTGTAATTTTTTGTAAACGTAAAATCCATATGGTAAACCCGATATGAATATGCGTTTAGTTGGAGTAGGCAAGACCGCCCATGCCAGACATGATGCGGAGCACGTTGTAGTTGGTGGCATAGACGCGGACCTGGGCGCTGTAGGCGGCGCCAACAGTGTTGTTGGAGAGCGTGAGGATGAGGGTGGCGTTGTCAATGCGGGAGAAGTTGCAAGTGCCGCTGGGCTGGTGGTCCTCAGGCTTGAGGGCGAAGGAGTACACGTTGATACCGACGGCGGGGATGTTGGTGTGGTGCTGGTAAGGCTGGACCAAGTTGAAGTAGCGTCCCTCGCGCTCAGTGAACCGATCGTGACCGTTGAGCTGGATCTTGGCAGTCACGACAGGGTTCTTGCCGGCGAGACCCTCAACACGGGTGACGGAGTAGCCGGACTCGAGGACAGCCCGGTCCCACCAGTCGGAGTAGTTGAAGGGCTGCTGACCCTTCCAGGGGCCAACAACGTTGTCGTCGCAGGAGACGAAGGAATCGCGCTGGACAACCCAGACGAGCTCCTTGCAAGGGTGGTTGAAGTTGAGGCGGATCTTGTTGGCAGAGGAGGTGACTGACTCACCGCCCGTGAACTGGAGCTGCTCGATCAGGTACTCGTGGGAGACCTGGGCGAAGCGGCGACGCTCATCCGTGTCGAGGTAGACGTAGTCGACGTAGAGGGAGGCGCTGACGAGGCCGCTGGAGGCGACGCGGTCACGGACCAAGTGACCAGATGAGGCCGTGAGGTCCCAGCAGAGGTTCTTGATGTCGTTGAACTCGAGGTTGATCTTGACCTCGTGGTACTGGAGGGCGATGAGCGGGAGAGCAAGACCAGGGTTGCGGTTGAACCAGAACTGGAGGGGGATGTAGAGAGTGTACTCAGGGGCGCACTTGAGCACCTCAGATGAGGCGTTGGGCTCGCCCTGAGCGCAGTCGTCGTCGCAGTCCTCGCCACCCTGGGTGAGGAGATTCACGAGCTGGGGCACGTTGCCAACCATGTCGGCGTAGCCAGCCTGCTTGCCAGGCTCCTGGGTGAGCTCATTCCAGATCTGGAGCCAGTCACCGTAGTGCTTGTCGATCTTCTGTCCGCCGATCTCGAGCTCGACGTTGTTGATGAGGTTGTGACCAACCCAGTTGAGCCAGCGGAACTGGGCGCCAGAGCCGTCAGTGGTGGCGAGAGTGACCGCGGGGAGAGTGGCCTGGAGGTAGATGCGGTGGATCAAGTCGCCGTTGCGGCTGATTGTGCATGTAACCTTCTTGCCGAAGTTGGCAGAGCCGTTGAAGGTCTGCTCAATCGCCTCCATGGCGAAGTTTGTGTGGCGTCTGTAGACCACCTTGAAGAAGGTGATCTGGGGATTGCCAGTAAGATAGATGTCCTGCGCGCCATAAGCTACGAGCTGCATTAAACCACCGCCACCCATGTTTGCTGTTTATAACTTACGGTGTGAAAAAAATTTCGCCGGGAGGATTCGCGGACGCGCGAACTACCCTCGTTTTTTGACCCATCGCACCTAAACAAGATGCGTCTTGAAGACCATATAAATGTCGGGGTTCTCTCTTAATGAACTGCTACAACCTCTACAATCTATAGACGATGTTGAGTTCGATTCAAATAGTGCCGATAAATTAACTACATTGGAAGGTTTCCATAATGTTAAGGTACGTCGTTTTCAAGAGCTCAAGGAATCACTGCCTGTTCTAAAGGCAAACTTGGCTGCACTCCGGGAGCGTTTATCCAAGTGGCCGGTCGAACTACGGTTCAGTGATGAGCACAAGGAGTGTTTGGAGCGTGAAACTGATTTGAATAAGCGTATTCTGACAATCGAGTCCGATAAAGAGTTTCTGAACTACTACTTGAATGTCGGGGACATCCTGTTCGGATACTTTGACACTCAACAGCGAATTGCCGTTGGTGATAATTCGTTTCAAGCAGAGTCAAATAAACTGAGAACACCTGCTAACTCGGTTCTGTCGTATTTTAAGTCGTCTGATGAGACCGATGTAACAGAAGTTGTTGTTAAAAAGAAAGCCCCTCGATTAAAGGCGAAAGCATCCGATATAGCAGTGGAAGTTGATGGTTTGCGTCGTGATAAAGCGCTGGAGAAATACTTATCTATCGTTGAGCCAACCGCAATCAAGTCGGGTATTATGCCCGGCTCTGGTATAGAATCAGACTATGGCTGCTGCCCCGTCTGTGAAAGCGAAATGCACTTTTCGCAGAACGAGGCGCTGCTCGGATGCCCTGAATGCGGTCATCAAGATTTCATTTTGATTGATTCAGAGAAGCCGTCCTACAAGGACCCGCCGCGCGAGATCTCGTATTTTGCCTATAAGAAGATTAACCACTTGAACGAGTGGTTGGCACAGTTCCAGGCGAAGGAGACCACCGAAATTCCTCAGGAGATCTTTGAACTCATTCAGACAGAGTTGAAGAAGGAGCGTATTATCGATACTGCGAAGCTCAAGCCGTCGAAGCTACGCGAAATTCTGAAGAAACTCAAGTTATCCAAGTACTATGAACACGTGGCACACATCATGAATCGGTTGAACGGCGTTCAGGCGCCTGTCTTGTCGCGTGAAGTAGAGGACAAGTTACGGTTCATGTTCCGCGAAATTCAGCCGTCGTTCATCAAGCACTGTCCAAAGGGACGCTCGAACTTCTTGTCGTATTCATATGTCTTGTATAAGTTCTGCCAATTGTTGGAGCTTGACGAATTTTTACCGTGCTTTCCTTTGTTGAAGTCGCGCGAAAAACTCTATATGCAAGACAAGATTTGGCAGTGTATTTGTGAAGACATGGGATGGGAATTTATTAAGTCTATTTAATCTATTTCCTTAAAACAGATTATTATTTACTGAATGGATATAAAACTGCTGACCATTACTATTATTAATGAGTATCTATGAACTCAGTAACTATATTTTATCAGGTGAAAAGATACAAGAACTGACAGATGTGTATATTGGGACCCGTGCAGACTTTGAATGGAATCCTCGTATTACACCGCAATCGTCCAAATTTAAGTATTTAGAGACGTTCAATGCTCCGTGGGATAACCCAAAACTTTTATTCTGTTACTCGCAACGCATACAAACTCTATCTTCTTCACTCAAATTATTTAAAAATCCATGTGTTATTGTATTTGGTAACTCTGACGAAAATATGACACTTGATAAATGTAAACCTTTTATAGAATCCTCGTTGATTAAACATATCTTTTGTCAGAACCTGATGTTTAATCATGTGAAGGTATCATTTTTTCCTATAGGAATAGCAAATCAACAATGGAATCATGGCAAACTATCTAACTTTGAACAGTATTGTTTTTACAATATGCATAACGAAAAAACTGAACTTATACTACTAAGCATGTCATTACATTCAAATCGTCAGCGGGCTCAATGGTCTTACGAACTTTCTATAAAAGGGATACAAAATAGGAAATTTGTGTATCATAAAGACTATTTAGACACATTAGCAATGTCTAAATTTTGCATTTGTCCAGAAGGTAATGGTATTGATACTCATCGATTATGGGAGGCATTATATATGAAATCAATTCCTATTTTACGTAAATGCGCATTTACAGATATACTCGTTGCCGCCTCTATCCCTTGTGTTTTAGTTGATTCTTGGACGGATATTAATATAAGTACATTACCAGACTATGATTCCTTCGATTTTGGTGAAGACTATGTCTATAGAATATCATTTCTTAATTTTAAGAATAAGATACTTAATGATGCGTTCTTTTTAACTTTATAAATAAACGTAGTTATTAGTTTAATACAGCAACTTCCATCCTATATAGTAGATTGAATTATAAGGAGTTTATTTAGTATATAAAGAATTTATCGTATAAAATACAATGACTTCTTGGGTTCTTGCGCTTATTGCAAACGAACCTTATCTTGAGCGGGCGAAGACTACAATTTCGGAATGCCGTAGCACCGGCGGTTGGCAGGATGATATTGTATTGATGGTACCGGCGTCACTAATGACAGATGATGGTCTTACATTATTTGCAAAAGAGCAGCGCGTTATTCTTAAAGAACTACCTAATCGTAACTATAAAAACATTTTAGACTTATGGGCGAAAAACCGTCAACATGATCATTATGACTACCTAAAATTACGTAGTTTTATCTATATGAAATTTTATTTATTCGATATGTTTTTTAAACAATGGAAAACTGTATTTTATATTGATGCTGGAATGAAAGTGTTTGATAAATTAAGTCCATTTAAAACACTGTGCGAACCACAAAATTGTTTCTATGCGCATAGCGATTCATATCCTAAGTTTGAATGGAAACTACACAGACAATTTTCGTTTGAAATTTTGTCTGCCGAACAGAGAGCAATGCTAAATGAATACAATTTAGATATTGATTATTTTCAAAGCACACTACTTATTTATGATACAAACATACTTGAAGATACTATTGTAGATGATTTGTTCGAACTACTTGAACAATTTCCTTCTGCACGTTGGGGTGACCAGCCAATTCTTAATCTATACTTTACTTGTGTTAGAGGGTTGTGGAGGCAGATACCTCTTCGACACGAGAAAGGCTTCCTTTATGACTATTGTCAGCGCGAAGGATATACTATATCTGATTATGTGCTCTTAAAAGTAATTCTCTAATATATTTTATCACATAAATGGATTCATGTAGAGTTGTTAAGAAGAACTGGTATTGATTAGCCAGTTTGTTGTATTATTATAGTTAAGCATTTCTTCTTTCCTTTGATAAAACAAACTATTATCATGCTCAACATGATAATATTTCATACCTGGAACAAATACTAGAGTATATCCGTTCTCTACTAAAATTTTGTTCATCAATTTACATTCAACTAATTGATCCTTGGGCAGATCGACGGGTAGGTACTTTGTAACACTCTTATGAAATACACAATTTCCAGCGTTTAGAGCATATTCGGCATCTCCCTCGGTTAAGAAACTATTCCAATTCTGTTTATCTATCTTTCTTTCTGAAAATTGTGTCAGCCGATCCCATGTTCGACCGTCTCGATATACTTGAACCAAATCGGCAGCAAAATAAATATATTTTTCGTTTTGACCATGTTTTTCCCAATAGTCATATAGAGCAATAAAATATTCATGAGTGAGTTCGTTATCACTATCAATCAATGCTATCCACTCTGTCGAAGCAGTATGTAGAAGATTGAGTTTGTTATGATAGGCACCAAGACGGTCTTTATTCTTAATAAACTTGAACTTTGGATGAGAGCCCCAAGATGTTTGGTTTATCTTAGATATATCATCTCCAGTCTCATCACCAATTAAGATAGACTTTATAGAATTGAATCGTAAATATTTAGGCAGTGATTTTTCTAAAAAAGAATCAAATCTATTATAAGTTGGTATTGCTATAGATAATGTAGGTGTTATTTTTCTAGCTGTTCTCACATATAATGCGTCGCCCCAATTTGCACCTGACATTTCTGTAACGACACGCATAAAACCCTTTAATTTTAAATACATATCAATCTCCCAAACAAGTCCACATCCCTTATACACCTCTTCAGTATTAACTTCCGTATAAATAATATCTACGTATTCTAATAACTCTTCAGCACCACGTAATACATTAAGTTCTATACCCTGAATATCTAAATTCCAGAAATTATAGTCCGCCGGGTCCAGCCCTGTGCGTTCAAAAAATTGTGGTAAAGTCTGGGTCCGTGTCGTTATCTTCTTACTAACAACGATACCTGGGTAATATATCATATGTGTACCTAACTCAAGAAGACTAGAGGACTGTGTACAATTTGATACATTAAACTCCGCATCATGTTCGGTATCGTCAAGAGCAGCTGTATAACAATGTGGAATACCATTTTGTATATTTTGTTCCGTCATAACGGGATTCGCGTCAATCCATACAACATTATAAACATTCCATCGTGCGTATAAATGGCGCTCCTCACATAAATGTGCTCCCATATGAACTACACCACGAATTTCCAGACCATATTGGTCAATTATATACTTAACAGTTTCACCAGGTACCAGCATTAGTTACTAAACAAAATTATTCTTTATATCAAATTCTTGACGCAACAAACAGATATTCTATAGTATTAGGCTCCAAATCCTTTTGTGAGGCGAATCGTTTGTACGGAATTTCGACGCGTCGCACACGCCATCCCGTTGCGGTAAAAAGGGATGTGATTTCTGCGTGTGATAATATACCTTCCTGATTATAGGAAAGGGCTAAGCGACGCGCCGGTGTCCCCTCAAGAATTGTTTTTAAGGCGTTGGTTGCCGTTTTTGTTGAGCACCATGCCGACTTTTTATAGCCTGAGGTAGGAATACCCGTAACACCAGCCACTTCAAATGTGTTTGCCGAAATATCCACAATTGCGTTCAGTGGAAAGTAATTTGCTCCGTACTGTCGTTGATTGTACGGAGGATCTAGATATAAAAGTGTGTTAGGCTCAATTGTGTGTCCGTCTAAACACAATTCTTGTGCGTCGCGCTGAAGCACTTGTGCAGGCTTCGCGGCAGACGGAATTGCTCGCACCGTAATTGGATTGGTTGATGAATTCTTGAAATCTTTCAAATAGGCACCGTAAATTGAGGCTACGTTCGCTACCGAATCAGCGGCGGCAACTAAGGCGCCTTTGAGAAAATTGCGCTCCTTATTGGTGTATGTCGGAGATCGCAAGGCTGCGCGAATTCCATCTATTTTTTGCGCATTTAGCGTGGTAAAATAGCGCCTGTTACCGAGCTCTGAATATGTAGAGGTAATAGCGCCCGTTGTTGGAGTGGTGGCGTTGAGTGTGGCAACCAATTGTGCTGTGCTGGCAGGAGGAGGGTTAAATTGTGCATGGAGAACAGCGACCGAAAAGTCCTCCCAATCGTTTACAATTAAGGTTTTTACATGGGGCGCCATAGCAACAGCCAACGCCCCTGTTCCAGCGAAAGCATCACAAAAAGCATAGCCGGATAGGTCTGTCCACTCCTTCTTAAATTCGTCCACAAGGCGCTGTGCCAGTGAACGTTTTGAACCTATATAATTTAGAACCATCTGTTTCAACGATAGTTCTAAATTGTATTTTTTGAACGGGCTCACTTATTCTGCTGTATAGTTGAATCATTGGATAGAACCTCATTGAGCTTAATAATACCAGGCACAACAGCATAGACATTCCATTCGTTAAATTTCATCTTGTATTGTTCATCAATTGCGTCTACCATGTATCTTAACCATGGTAGAATTTTTGTCTTAATTGCGCCATGGCGCACCAGATAGGCGTGCGTTCCCCAATTGCCTTGCTCTTCCAGACTGTATTTGAGTTTATAAATATGAGGTGCCACCAATGTTCCGACAGGCGTGTTAACATCCATATATACAATATCCCAATCTGTTGGGACATTCTGATACCGCTTGTGCCATTCGTCACCGGGCTCTAAAAAGTCTGATGGTATTGTGATATCATCCTCTAATATTAAATGACCGTATGTATCAGGTACCTTTTTATCCCCAAGATATTTAAGCAAATTTCTATGCGATAAAAAGCAACCGACAACACCTTGGTTGCGGAGGTCCTTACCTTGCTCGTCATACGTCCCTTTTCCTGAGCGAGTCATTGCATATCCAACCCCTTGCCTAGCCAATTCATCTTGTGACAAATCCTTACCGTACGTCGCCGTCCATCTCTGAATTTCAAGTTCTGTAGCGAGTTTTGTAGATTTCACCGAATTCCATCGGGAGATATCCTTATCCAGGTTGATTACATGCATTGATTTGACGTGCGGTCTGTACTGAAGCATGTATCGATTATACAAGTAATATGTTAGCATTAACACTACAATAATTACAAACGGTACTGCTATCGTGAGCAGGTTCTTTGGTAACTTAAGTTTTACCATTCCTATAGTGGGCGTCTATTTTTGTATGTGCGACGCCTTCTTCCACCTTTCTGTTTCTGTGTATTGTACGCATTGCGCGACCCTTTATTTGTAAAAAACTCCTTCACATTCTTGGGTATAGCGCGAAACGCTATGTTTTGTAATTCGTTTTCGGTACTCAAGTGTTTGATTCGTAAATGCGCCTTGTAGTGGTTATACTCATCCGCGGTAAGTCTATACTTGAATACAGCATAGTACGTATCACCGCCTGTATTAACCAATCTATTTATGTCCTCTAGTCTAGACGGGTCCAACTGTATCGAAGTCTCTTCAAATACTTCACGTAGGGCTCCCGCATCTATTGACGCATCTGTTAGTTCAAACGAACCCTTTGGGAAGCCGTATCTACCGCGCCGTGCCGCCTCTACGTATCGTGGCTTGGCTGAAATTATACCGGGTTTGCTTGATTGCTTGAGATTACCAAATGTTACACGACCGAGACTCTCGTATGCTAATGCAAGTTCTTTACACGAGTTCACAAATTTACGCCGCGCAGTGCTAACATCATCATCTGATGTTATTAGTCCAGGAGACTCAAACGCCTCATAAATAGTCTCTTTTGTCTTTGTTCTGAATCCTTTCGCAATACTGGAAACATTAGTCACATATGATGTCTCTTCCCCAGTTATGTATTCTACGGGGTTTGTCGGACTGTAGATGAGCACTATACCGCCGGACGCATCCGTTCCACTGAGTGTTCTTCCAGTGGGCATCTACATGATGTGACTTAAAAAATAGATGTAGAAGTTACTATAATGTCACGAACCATTCTCTCGTTTGATATGGGCATCCGTAATTTGGCGTACTGTCTTGCGGATGTGAGCGGCTCGGCGTTTACCATCCGAACTTGGAACAATTACGACTTGTTGGCGGGCAGCGATTCACAAACCGCTACTCGTTGCGCTTGCGGTGGTCCGCCTTCGTGGGTTGAGGGTGAAACGCTGTGGTGTAAACGCTGTGTAAAGGCGAAAAAAACATCAAAGGTCGGGCTACCCACTGGCTATACATTGACCGCGAAGTCATTAAAAGAGCTTGCCACTATTGAAAACTGGACGTTGTGTGCGAAGCCCAAAAAAGAAGACTATATTGCGTGTGTATCTACGCGTTATCTTTTACCCTACGTCAAGCCCAAAAATACCATGAAGACCGATATCAGCGTTTTATTTAACGCGATTGAGGCGTTTCTGGACGGACATCTGGCTGAATTTGCTAAAGCCAGTATTATACGTATTGAAAACCAACCGGTGTTTGACGCACCCACTATGAAATCGGTACAGATGATGTTATACAGCCTTCTACTTCATCGACTCCGTGCTGAAAAGAAGTGGAATGGAAGCATCGTCTTTGTTCACGCATCCAAGAAAACGGAGGAGGCGCAGGAGGCGGTTGACGCAGCAGGTGGTGATTATAAGGCACGCAAAGATACAGCAGAGCGACTTGTCTTGGAGAAAGTCAAGGAAGGGGCGTGGCGCGAGTTCTTCCTCAGTAAAAAGAAGCGTTCAGATCTTGCCGATGCGTTCCTGATGTGCCTGCGTTCCTAAAGAAAAAATCACCTAAACCGCATATGTAAAAGGAATCAAAGATGAGCAGCCCCGGCGACCTTTCATCACTCAAAAGTTTTGCCTCAAATACGGCAAATATTGATGACATCATCAGCCTAGATATTACAGATTTAGGTCAAAACGGAACACACAGCCTTGATATGGACCTTTTGGCAAACCATAAGAAGGTTGGTAGCCCAAAGACACCTAGCGGCGGAAACATAACAGCGAGCCCGCATGTATCAACGGGTCCGACGTTTCAAATTAACAATCCACCGCCCGCGGCTCCCTCCATCGCTGAGGGTATCGACTTTGTAAATATTGAAGATACACAGAAGACCTTCTCAGTAAACGCCCCTTCTGGCAGCGGCGGCGATACGATTCACATTAATCGGGCTGGTAGTGGTGGCGTAGGGTTCGCTTCCGAATCGGTGGGTGGTGGCAGCGAGCAGGCACCTGTGTCGTTTGCGACGATGTCGCCTGAGCAGGAGGCGACTGAGAAGACGGCACTCCTGACTAAGCTGCGGCGCCTCGCATCAAAGGGCGTTGAGGGTGTTCGCATGAACATGACGAACACGCTGGAGGAAATCAAGGCTGAATATGCGCGCCTCGTTGATAGCCGCAACTTGGAATCCAGTATCAAGTTTCAGCGCAACGCCCTGCTTACATGCGTAACGGGTATGGAGTTTCTGAACCAGAAGTTCAACCCACTGGATGTCAATCTCGATGGCTGGTCAGAGTCAGTAAACGAAAATCAGGAGGATTTCGACGAAATCTTTGAGGAGCTGTACGACAAGTACAAGGATAGGAGCAAGGTTGCGCCTGAGGTTCGTCTCGTAATGACGCTGGGTATCAGTGCGGCGATGTGCCACGTTACGAATACATTCTTCAAGTCCAAGATGCCTGGTATGGACGATATTTTGAAGAAGAATCCTGAGCTCGCACGTCAGTTCGCGCAGGCGGCGGCATCACAGGCGGTCGGTCCTGGCTTCGCAAACTTTGTCAGTATGGGTCAGCCGCAGCAGCAGAGACAGCAGGATCCCCAGCCGTTCCAGGGGCGTGGAGGCGGCACGTGGGCTGAGGAGGTTGCACAGCCGCAGGCGCCGCCGAGTCCTGGTCCGCAGACGGCGCGGCGTGAGATGAGAGGTCCCACTGGCGTAGAGGACATTCTGCGCGCATTTGAGTCCGAGGACCGTGGACCGGCACAGACAGGCTTCTCTCCGCCCGTACGCGGCGACCTCGATGGAAATGAGAGCATCTACACCTCGACTACAATGAATGCGTCTGAGTCAGCGGCACGCAAGGGTGGGCGTGGTGGTAAGCGCAAGACTAATGCGCCCGCCGCCGGCGCGACGATTGATTTGAATGTATAAGTGTGTTTTTGAAAAATTGAAATCATAGATTAGGGATTTATGATTTCAAGCGGAACCCATTCAAAGAAAATGAGTTCCTCCGTTGACCGTGGCTCCAAAGCCTCAGTTTCTGGAATTGCGTATGAGAAGAAGATTGCTGCCGCGTGCGCAAAGGTCAAGTCACCTCACTGCGCACTCCCCTTCCACACGGACCTGGCGCTGGGCGGCTGTGGTGCCGACGTCGGTATTCGCCTAAACTGGAAGAAGGCGAACGACGTTTGGCTCGAGGCCAAGAGGCCTACGCCCGACTGGATGCAGATGAAGCTTCATCGTGATGAGGCAGGCGTCTGGCGTGGCGCAGACAGCTGTAAGATTCCGGCGGCGAGTCGCGACCTCTTCGAAAAGATCATCGGTAGCAAGCCGCTCTTCGGTGGCAAGACACCCACATTTCTGGAGCGCCGCGTGACCTACCCTGAGTGGGTCGAAATCAAGGCAGCAAATCCCGAGTTCAGTGACGTCTACATTACGTGTACACCCAACACTATCTCGGACCTCTACAAGGCGAAGGGTTGTGCCTACATTCAGGTGGATGGCAAGGGACTCTTCCACACGGGCGTCGACGTGTGTGGATTCGGTGTTCCCTACTTCAGTTGTGAGCAGCGTGTCCGCATTCGCATCAAGGTGCATGGACGCAAACTCGGTGGACATGCTCTCCTCTCTGTTATGGCAGCAGCACAACCAGTTAAACTGGATACGCTGGCTCCCTCCCCCTACAGCCTCGACAACGCCGCTAAGATGCCACCGGCACTTCAGGTCGTCGAATGAGGTTCATCGTGAGGCTCGTCGTGATGAGCCTCTTGTTCGTCATGTCGCTCTTCTTCGTGGTAGTCGACGTGATCGTGATGCCCGTGGTCTGCATTCTTTTGTACCGCCTTCATCTTCTCATCATACGTTTTCTCCTCAGCCTCTTTTTTAGCCGCGTCGGTCCTCCATCCGGGTATGAGGCAGAGACTACTGTTTTCGTTCGCAAATACCCATAGAACAGCAAGTATACCAGTTGTAGACCAGAACGCTACCGCCAAGTTGCGCGTGGCGATAAACATAACCGAAAAGAGAATGAAAGGACGTACATACGGTTGTGCTAAAAACCATTCTTGACGCTTGGTCAGCTCCATCGATAAGAAACGACCGCCCAAGTTCAAAAATATATAGAAAACACCGATTATGTACGGATTTGCGTTAAGAACAGTTAGCATAGATGATAATGGGTCCAATGGCGGGGGCATTGGTGGCATAAAACCCGCGCTAGAACCCCCTACAACTTGAATAATTGATGGAGCTGTTTTCTGAGCCCTTCTTGGCATTCCCTGCTACGGTGTTCGGTTTTACTTTGTTGTACTCACTAAATGAACATCCGCTATCAAAAAGAATACTATCAAAAACCATAAAAGACTTACGGGGATACTATATCTTGATAGAGCTATTAGTATTAGACCAGATAGAATACGAAATAGGGGCTCTCTTGCATAAACGCGCAAGGTCTCATCGTAGTCCTGTTCAAATGGAAGGGTTAGAACCATAACGAACCAACCTAGCAGCAGTATAGTGGTGATTTCTATAATGCGGTAGCCGCTCATTAGCCTCTGCTTCTAAACGATAATTTATGAGTCTAGGCTTGTATCGGGTAGGTCGACACCTCCTTCTCACGAATCGCCACCGGCTTTTCATGAAGAACCTTCTCTACGAACCACTTCTTCTGGGTCGTCACCCAATCCATAGTGCCCGATGGGACAAACCCCTCAGTGCCGGGACTCGCTCGCGATGGCTTGGGCGCTGGTTTTGGCATAATTCGGATTAAATTTACCAAACAGAAGGCTATGGCAAATGCGATTGGGTATTCACCGGCAGACGCGATACCTGCGACGAATAGCATTCCGAAGAGGAAAACCAACGGATTCGATACCTTGGCGTGATACTCTTCAGGAATTATCTCAATATTAGAGCCGACGATTACTAGCACGAGCGCTACAAGCCAATCCACTTGTAAAGGCGGTAACCACATTGGCGGTTGCTTTCCACCTGTTGCTGACTGCATTCCTGAAAAAGGAACCGGTTATATTCCTGTTAATGGATTTTTATAGTCGTCCATAACTTTGCGTGGGTCAAAATTATCCGGAACGGCTTTGTAAGAACCATAGACGCGCTTGTTCAAGTCGTACACTATCTGTAGTCCCTTTGTGAAGTCGCTCTTGATATAGAGAAGCAGTGCTCTGTAGTTCTGAACTACTTGAGTATCGGTTGGTGGCTTCTCATCATCTTTGCTCGCAACGTCCTTTAGAACTTGATATGTGATAAGATTCACATTTTCGTTTTCAAATCCCTCTTTAGCCTGTTTATGATACCAAAAGTTAGCTGTGATTAAGCATATTCCTATTACAAGGACCGCGCCAGGCAACCAATCTGGGACCTTCATTTCTATCTGTGCTTAGGAACTTCATTTGAAAATACACGCACAAAATAGGGTTAATCTTCCAAGAAGGAGGATGTCGTATTGTTCTTTAGAAGAGGCATTTCAAACAAGTATTTCAGATAATGTATTACCGCCGATTCGCCAGCAGCTCGAGGAGCCGAGCACCCGAGGCGAAAAAGGGCGCCTGAAGCCCCGCAAACAGAAGCGATCCAATCTACCACCACCCGAGCCGTCCGTCATTGAGCCCGACAGACCTGCTCATAGACCGAAAGAGCCCGCCGAACTTCTCGGCGGCGGGATGCCTATCAATGACGCATCGACGAGTCTCTCATCGTATCTTATTGGTGCAGCCGACCCGGGTGAAGACTACTTCCCTTACCCGAATGGCGGTGGGTCGGAGCCTGGATTTGATAAGCAGTTCATGCTAGAGCCCAAGTGGTACGAACAATTCCAGGACCGGATGCCGAATCCCCGTGCCGAGACGCCACAACTTCCCGGACCTCTGGTTGATGGCTACAACACGCTCTATCAACAGATTCCACCGCCACGCTCCAATACAGATGTACGGCGCAACATGGTGAGCCCATCGGCTCTTCCAGGTGAGCCGACGACGATTGCGGGAGCATCTACAAATGACCCTGAGTTACGCAAACGTATCGACGACCTCTTTGCGAAGATGGACCAACTCGATGTATCACGTAGCGAGTCGAACCACTCGGAGATTATACTGTTCGTGATGACAGGCATCTTTATTTTACTGATGTT